CTGCATCTCAATATCGTAATAATATTTCAGACCAATTCGACCATTATCAATATGAAGAAAGTCATTATTTTCTAATAACCAATCAACCTTATTACAACACTCATATATGTTATTACTTATGGCTGCCCTTAAAATCTTTTCAGAACACCATGTATGACCTTTACCTTCTCCTAGATCTTTGAAATAGTATTGGATAAAAGCCACAAGTCTTTGTGTAGAATCAATCAGTTCAGGTTTTAATTTCAGTGCTAAATCATCACATTTACGAAACCCAATCCCATCAATTTTTGTCATGATGTATGGATTTTTTTCTAACTCTTGCTTTAATAAAACTGGATTTGGTTCTTCTGAAAGCAATTTTTTAATCATTGCATAAGTGACACCAATTGGTTTTAGCATTGAGATAATGTCAGAAATGAGATAGTTATTGATGATTTTTTCCTTGATTTTATTCCAAGTAATTTCTCTAACACCTTTTACAAGACTGTAATCAATAGTTTTTAATGTACCATTCGCTACATCATTAACTACATTTGGATATGCGTTTATTAAATTATCTGCCATCCATTCAGGAATCATTGACTTCAAAAATAATAGCTGTGTTTCTCTGCTTTGTGGAATAATGGCGTATATGGCAATCGGTGTATATTGATCGCCATATTTTTTATCCTTTTTATATTTTGCCTTAACCACATATTCTCCACCAACAACTAAATGTTGCATCTTTCCTGCCAACTTACTCATTTTTTTATCATCAGTATCATTTGCAGAATTATTATCACCAAACGGATCGAATGTTTTTGTAGGTTTTGTAAAGAACGGAATATCATCTTTTGTTGAAAATCCAAACACACCCCACGTTGAATCATCCGAATAGTATTGCTCATATGTAATTATCGCTGTGAATTTATAAATCTCATCTTCATCCAATTTAGACTGATACTCCTTTCTTTCTCACATATTCAAGCCATTTGCTATATGGCTTTAATTTTTCTACAATTACCTTTTCTTCGTTATCTTTCTTACAAAGAATTGCTACTTGCTGTCCTTTTTTTACTAAATCTTCATATTCCTTTAATTGGCTATGCCATACAATTCCTTCAACAAGTCCAAAACTTGAATAAATATTTATATATGCGAATTGCTTACCATTCTTATCTTTCTTCTTTTGAACCTTTGCTATAATTCCAACTAAAGTACATTTCTCACCATCAGGCACATCCTCAAATGGTGTCAAGAATGTATAAGCTGCATCAAATGGATTATCATTGATAAATACCTGTAATGTTTGGAATTCCCAAAACTGTTCATCTTCAAGATATTTTTTATTATCATCTATGTACTTTTGGAATCTTACCTTCTGATTTTCTTCAAACTGTATCTTTTTCAATCTGTTATATTCAGTAAGTAGTGCTTCCTTGTCATATACAATTCGTTTTCCAGATGAAGGAATCACGTACTTCTTTAAGTTAATGTTCCAATCTTCTTCGAGTTTCTTATATGTAGGTAATGATTGAACTTCTGAGAATTTTAATGGTTGATACTCTAATTTAAGATATGATATAAGTTTTTCACGCTTATTTTTACAAGGAATTGCACCAGATTTTATCAGTGCAATAACAGATGCCTTACCTAAAGAAAGTCTCTGAATTAAATCATCAAATGATTTGTATATACCATTATTCTCTCTTTCTTCGATAATTTGCTTAGAAAGTGATTCTCCAATTCCACCAATAGCAGATAATCCAAAAAGAACCTTATCTTTATCGACTGTAAAATTCATTCCAGAATGATTGATATTCGGTGGCATAATATCCACATTAAAATACTTTGCATCAAGAATATACTTATTAATTGCACCTGCTTTATCTTTATTCTGATTGAACAATGCTTTGAAAAAGTAAGTTGGGTAATGAGCTTTGAACCAAGCTGTCTCGAAACAAAAAACTGCGTAACTGTATGAATGCGATTTATTGAATAGATAACCGCCTTTGTGTGATAATTCATTTGCAATTTTATCAGCAATTTCTTTAGAATATCCGTTTGCTACAATTTCACCACGAAGAATTTCTGACTCTTTCTGTACTAATTCAACTATCTTTTTTCCGATTGCTTTACGGAATAAATCAGCACCTCCATATGTTCTTCCACCAAACTTCTTAACAATATCAAGAAGCTGTTCCTGATAGATCATACAGTAATTTGTATCTTTTAAGATTTCATCCATATCTGGATGAATTGATGGTGGTCTACTTCCACCTGTTGCCATTTCAACATATTCGTCAAGTGCTCCCATACTATCAGGTCTATATAATGCCAAAATGACAGATATAACCTCAAAGTCTAGTTGTTCAAGTTTTGGTTTTAATCGAATAAGCAAATTTTTCATTCCTGCTGATTCAACCTGGAATACACCATTAGTCTTACCACTTGCTAATAATTCATATGTAGGTCTGTCATTCTCAAATTCTGGATTATTGATATCATAATCCCAAGGATCTAAATGTAAATCATCCTTAATTTCCTTCACAAGATTAAGTGTTGCTACTCCAAGAAGGTCAAACTTTACAATTCCAATGTCTTCTACATAATGTTTATCAACTTGAATTACATGCTCGCCCTTAGTTCCTATTTTCATTGGCATATAATCATTAATTGTTGTATCAACGATTCCAACACCACCAGCATGAATAGAAACTGTTTTAACACGACCACTTAAATGCTTTGCAATATCAAACAAATCAGCATATTGTGGATTGTCTGCGAGTAAATTTGGATTTGCTTTCATACAGTCATCCCATTTATCGAATGTAAATTTCTGTGAAAGTTTTTGCATCTGATTATATGGAAATCCAAGTATCTTACCAACATCAGTAATTGCTACCGTTGGAGTAATATAAGAGTAGTTAATAATCTGGCATACTCTTTCTTCTCCATATTTGTCTACAAGGTAATCAATAATTGCATCTCTATTACCAACATCTGTATCAATATCGGGAAGTCCTACTCGTTCAGGATTCAAGAATCTCTCAAAAATGAGTCCATATTTAATTGGATCAATATCCGTGATATGACAACAATAACAAACTAAAGAACCTGCTGCACTTCCCCTTCCCTTACCAACTTCAATTCCAAGTTTCTCAGCAGCCTTAATAAAGTCCCATACGAACAAGAAATAACCATCGAACCCCATCGAATGAATAATACCCATCTCGTAGTTCAATCTAGTTCTTCTTACTTGCTGTTCATCTTCGCTAAGATTATCATATCCTCTATCTTTCCAACCTTGTCTCACTAAATGCCATAAAAATTCATTATTATCTCTATATCCATCAGGCAATGGGAATGTAGGTAACTGTGGCTTCTGAAATGGCATATCTACATTTTCAATTAAATCTGCTACCTTATTAGTATTCTCTAATCCAAGACATACGTTTTCATATCCAATCTGACTATCCATAATTTCATGGATTTCATCTTCAGATTGCATATAGCAACCTTCATATACCTCACTATTTTCGATAGCATTTTTGTCGTTGTTGCTACTTTTTCTACCAATTTGAATAAGCTTGTCCTGATAATACAAATCTTCTTTTTTAGATGCATGACTATCTGTTGTAATGATAAATGGGGTATTTGTTCTTTTTGAAAGTTCTAAGATTTTCTGATTATATGAACACTGATCCTGATGAGAATGCGACTGCATCTCAAGGAAGAAATAAGGAAAAGCTTCTTTATATTCATTAACATATTCAATACACTTCTCAAAATCTGACTCTCTCGCTAACTTGCTTGCTAAACAAGCAGAAGAAATAACAAAATTATCAGCATAGGGTTTAATATCTTCTACTGTGCATCGTGGTTTAAAATAAAACCCTTCAAAGTTACTTTTTGTAATAACCTTATTTAAGTCTTTTCTGCCTTGCTCATTTCTTATCAAACAAATCAAATGAAAATATTTATTGTCTTTATCCTTAACAGTGATATCTTCACATTCGTATAACTCACATCCATATATCATTTTAATATCTGGATAGTCTTTTTTAATTAAGTCAAAATAAATATGAGAATATACATTTCCGTGTTCAGTTATAGCAAATGCCTTTAACCCTATTTCTTTTGCTCTATCCAACATTTCTTTTGGACTACCATATCCATCAAGTAATGAATAATATGTATGGTTATGTAATGAACTATACATAACTCACCTCCTACCAATCATCGTCTTCATCGTTACTATTTGTACTAATAACAGCTACATCTTCGATAATAATCTGTGGTGTTCTAATACCGTTATATTCGTTTATTGAAGGTTTTCCGACAATATTAAATGTAATACTATCGTTATCATCCCATGCGTTTTGAAGAAAATCATATAGCTGATTACCTTCTTTACATTTGAACTGAATGTATTTAATATCATTCACCATAAAACTGATAGTATCCTCATTCTTGCCAAATACTTCAAAACAATCTCTTGTCAATGATATATTCTCTATTGCAAGCATAGGTTCATCAATTCCTTGACAAATAATATCTTCAAACTGCGATAGCTTAATAATTAAAGGGATTGTGACATGATTAATGTCTAAGATAAAATCTACACGATATGTAGAATCATATTCAGTATTTTTAAGAATACTGTTCATCATATTAATTGCTTTTTCTTTATCATCAACTGGTAAATCTACAATACCAAAGGCATTTGCATGACCTTTACCATTAATGAATCCTGTTGAATTAACAATATCTTTAAAACTATCAATTGGACTATTATCAATATTTCTTGCACTACCACCAAATACAGTTGTTTTTGTCTTTTTATCAAAATGTTTCTTTAGCAGAATGCAAGGTTTATTATATTGCTCTGCAATTTTAATTGCTACAACACCAGTTAATCCACTATCAAGTAAGTCAGATACATCAACCATAATAACTTTATCATCAATTGGAAGATTATCTACAACTTCTGAAATGGCTTTTACGCCTTTTTCTTTCATTTTATCTTGTCGTGATTTTGCATTTTTACAAAGTCTAGCAGCTCTATCATAAATGCTTTCCTGAATTGTTTCTGCTGGTTTATTCTTTGTGGCTCTTTTTTTATATTCAAAGAACTCATCTTTTTCAATAAAAGCTCTAAATAACAATTCCTTTTCATCACTTGAACCGATACGAATCATTCCGTTCAAAATAGGTGTTATATACCATTGAATATTGTGGATATTAACCTTACCATTTATACTGTAATCTTGTGCTTTAATAAGTGCCTGAAAACATTTATTTGTAATATTGAGTAATCCAAGATTTGTAATATATCTTGTCTCAAATGAACGCATATCCATAACATCACTTATATTTGCTAATGCACACAAATCTAAATAGTCATCTGCAAACTCATTCCATGTCTCAGCATCTAATGCTTGTAAAAACTTATATACAACACCTGCTCCACAAAAATCCTTATTAGAATAATTGTCACTCATTTGATTATTTACAATCAATGCATATGGATTTTTTTCTTCTGACTCATGGTGATCAAGAATAAGTATATCAATACCCTTTTCTGAAAGCTCTCTGCACTGTTCTGTATCATTTGTACCAGCATCAGGGATAATCAATAATTTTGTATCATCAGATATTACAATGTCATCATCTAGTCCATGTGCCTTTGCTCTTGCGTGTAATATGTAATTAACTGGATAATCAACATTCATTTTCTTAATATAAGAATACATCATAGCTGCTGAACAAAAACCGTCTGGATCTTCATCAATAAGTATTTCAATTTTATCCTTGTTATTAAAGTGTTTCATAAATAACTCTACTGCTTTATTCATGTTATCCAAATTTTCGTATGGAATTAAAACATCTTCATTTAAGTTGAGATATTTTTCATAATCATCAACTCCTCTATTTCTTAAAACCTCCTCTAATACATTGGAAGTATTATTGTCGCTATTTTCATATAATTTATACTTCAAATACACACCTTCCTATCTTAATCTGTATATATTATTCTCTACTAAGTGCTTCCATTTAATAGGATCATCTGTTGGGGATTCTTTTTCATCAAGAATATTATCTTCATCAAACATATAATAAAGCGGAACACCATCAGGAAATCTTTCCGCTAATTCCTCTAATTCTTCTTTTTTTACATCTTTGTCCAAACATAAAACTATATCAACACCAAGTCTAACTAGCATATCAATTTGATATTGTGAAAGTTCCTTCCCACCTGTACCACCAGTATTTTGATAACCATAACTCCATGCTTGTTCAACAAATTTTTCAGATTCACCAACATAAATCCTTCCTGTTCTCTTTATATAAGGAAGAGTTTTATACAATCCATATATGATTTTTGATTTTGCACATGGCTCTAAATAAATATATTTATTCATTCCATCAGGTACTTTTCTATCAAAATATCTTGCTTTTACACCGACTAAATCTCCTAATTCAGAACGAATAGGAATTGTGTATCGGTTTGTTTCTTCATCAAAACCTATTTCAAACTCTCTTTGTGTGTCATAATCTATATGGTCTTCGTAGAATAAATCATTTACATAAGGTTTATAATACGAAAGTATTTTCTCCGAAATAGGTTGTAATGGTTTTTCTTTCTCTTCTGATATATTAGAATCCATATCTTCTAACATTTTCAGTATTTTAAAACTATCTGGAATATCCTCTTCAAAATCGTGATAATAAGACATTCCTATTTCTGAGCATATTTCCTTTAATCCTTCTGGAAATGTAAGGTCTTTGACATAACACACAAGATCAATAATATCTGTTTGTCTGTTACTCTTTATCATTTGTCGAGTTTTATTCAAGCAGACAAGGGACTCATTATTGTATAAAATAATTGCTCCTTTATTATCTCCATCAGGATTACCAGCAGTCCAATATGCTCCAACTGAATGATATTTGATATGGTGGCAACCAACGGATTCTAATATCTGTTCACAATAATTATTTTCATATATATAATTCTTCAACTCTTTTACATCCAAGCTGCCACCCTCCAATTAGTCACTATTTTTTGGTTTTTTAATGATATAACCTATATTTCTCCAAATATTTAAGTTCAAATCAATCTCAAATAACATAATCTTGTCCTTACTACCTGCTCTGTTTTTATCTGGTTTGATACAAAAATATTGTTTACTTAAATCCAAATCTTCCGTCACTGGCTCACCCCAAGAATCACATTCTAAAACAACTTGATATTTATGGTATTCTTCCTTATTTAACTTTTTACCAATATTCAGAATATCAGCTACATGCTTTATCTGCTTTGCATTGGCAATGTTATTACTACTCAAACTAAAAATATCAGTAAACACCGTATCATCACTTAACTGGAATACTGCATATCCACTCATACGAAGTTCTTTTGTTAATTCTTTCAATTTAGTTGCAAATTGTTTAATCTGTGACCAATCATCAGTGTTATAACCTTTTAATGTGTCATAACCATAATATTTAATATTCTGAACCATCTTTGCTTTATGCAATTCAAATTCAATTCTCTCAGGGCTATAATCATCTCCAACATCTTTAAACATAACTTTGCCCTTACGATCACTACTATCAATCCAATCTGTAACTTTTTTTACATTCCAATATTCCTCTGACGTATCTTTTATTCTCTTTATGTAATCTTCATTACTTTCAAGATAAACACCATTATCATCAATTTTTCTTCTGATAATGTCACCATTTTTATCATGGTAAACACCTAATACAATCTCTTTCTCAGGCTTTGTAATATGTACGCCATGCAACTCTTGAAACTCTTTGTTGTTAATAACAGTCGTAATAAGACAACTACGAAGATCTTCTTCGTCCATCTCATTACTCATAAGAAAAAAGTTCTCATTTTGTACAAGTGCTACATAAGCTGCTAAAAGTACAAGCTTTCTTGTTTTACCCTCATTAGAAAGAAATCCCTCAAAGAGAACCTTTGTCTCTCTAAGACCAAGAAAAAATTCGTTATACATATACCAAGGGAAAGGTAAGCCGAAATTTGGCTTTTCAAGATATTTGTCGATTTGAGATGAGTTTTTATCAGTAAGCTCAACAGCTTCTTCGCCAGCATTAATTACTGTATTTATCTTATCTGCTTTTGTACGAATAATTCTGTAAATGTCATTTGGCGACATTTTATCAAAATTCCTATGAGATAATATTTTCTCAACTGGAAATCCATTTCTTCCATACTCTCTTACTAATGAATATTTCTTAACAGTATCAAAATAATTTTTCACATCATTTTCATCTGCCAAGGTCATAAACCTTTGAAGTGTTTTCCAACCTTTATACTGCTTATATAATTTAAGTCGTTCTTCATTCTGACTCATAAACACATTCATTTTTGTTTCATCTAATGTTTGTGAAAATGTAAGAAAATACGTTTCAAGATTATCATAAAAGAACTTTGTCGCAGGATCAGAGAAATCATACTTACTTCTCATAAATGTGCTGTAATTTACAATCAAGTCTAAATCCTTTGCTATAGAACCAACAAATAGGATTTCTGCTTGCACATTACAGTCTTTTAATTCATGTTCACTATCCAATATTATCTCCTATCCAAAAATATCATCCACCAAGCCTGAAATATCATCTGTATCAGCCTTACTATCTTTGGACACGTTAGTATAACCAATTGATTGACTGACAATATTCTGTGATTTTTCTGTTTCTTTCTCGGCTTCAAGTATTTTCTGTTTTTCTTTCCACCTTAAATAACTGTCATATTTATTAATTAAGACAGATAAATCATATGTTAACCGATGTTCTGGTTGCATAGGGACTCCATTTGTCTCATTTTTTTTTGCTAAATCATTTAACATATCTATTTTTCGTTTCCACATATCAAGTAAATCAGATGGTGGAATTCCAACAGTCATTCCTCTGAATGTACCGCTATAAATATCATCTAATTTTTGCCAAATTGTAGTAGGAATAATTGTCAAATCATATGTATTTATAATAAATTCAAAAACTAAATGTTTATCAATTGAGTTTGAAAAATGCTTGTATGAATTTTCTTTTATTTCGAAGAATTCATGACTTTTTACAAATTCCTTTCTAAATTCATCACTTTCTTGTTGAAACAAATTTAATTTATTATTGTATTCTTCTATTCGTTTAGCATTATAATCTTCAAGTAATTTTTCTTTTCCATTTTTTAAATATCTATTACCATTTTTATAATTACGAATATCAATGCCATACTTATAAAGATCATTCTGTTTTGGTAATGTTTTAACTTCTTTTATCGGTTTTGGGGCATGTATTTGTATTTTCATATCAATAAAGCATTTACTATGATATGTTTTTTTATCATAGTAAATTGCTTCATCAATATTATCCTTACCGATGTACAACTCTTTGTTACAACATCCGCAAATCCTTGTAAGACATGACTCCTTCTTTTTTACGTATCTTGCCATAATCCTACCTTTACATAATCCAAATTTAATCAAACATTGCTAATACTTTATTAAGAATCTCAACATCAGTTACATTCTTGTATGCTATAGGAAGTCCTGCTGCTTCAAGTTTTTCCTTCATGGCTTTCTTCTCAATCGGTGGAAGTGCATTTCTTTTAGCAATGATTTCTTTCTTAATTGCTTCAATATCTGCATGTCCATCATTAGATGTAGTATCCTCTTCAGTTGGTTCGCCAACCTGACCAAGAATTTCCTTTCTATAAATATCCTGTTCAATATCAACTGCTTTTGTTAAATCATTCTTGAGAACGAATTTTGATTTTCCTGCTGTTTTATCAATAACTGCCTGCCAGTCAACCAATGTTGGATCTTCAATAGTTACATAATCATCATGTACATGGGTTCTATCCTTTTCAATCCATGCACAAACTGTTCCGTCTTCATTTCTAAACATACGAATCTCAGTCTTAACATTGTGATCCATTCCTTTAAATCCATCTGGAATCTTTCTTCCAGTAACCACACTCTGAGTTGTTCCATCAGGTAACTTAATTGTTTCCTTCTCATCTGTTTCTCTTGCAGTTACAATATAATGAACACCAGATGACATTAAATCAAGAATTAAATCCTGCCCTTTGAAATTGACAGTCTGATAATCCTTTAACTCCATTCCAGCCCCTTCAATTTTTACAAGTCTGGCATCTCCTACAAGTCCATCCTTATCAGCCTTAACTTTATTTCTCTTTTTTGAGAACTCAACTAAACCCTGTTTTGTAGTTAAGTTAAGAATTGTAGTACCATCAACAACAATTGCATCTGCTCTAAATGGTTCACCATCTGCATCTACAACAACATCATCTGTCTCATTACCCTCATCATCTAACTCATAAAAATCTTCATTATTCTTTACTTTTGCAATATACTGTCTAACTTCTCCAAGTGACTGAGTATAAACAATATAAATATTTTCAAGATTTACACCATTTGTTTCTAAGTCGCCAAGGTAATCATCAATTGAACCAGACTCAGGATCAAGATATAAAACTCTGAAAGGTTTTCCATCTGGACGTTTAAAATATGCAAGCTGCATTGCCATAGTTGACTTGCCCGTAAATGGTTTTCCATATAAAATCATTCCTAATTTACTTTCTGTTACTGATGCTTTTCTTGCTTTTGCCATTAAATATTTCCTCCGTAATTCTATAATATTGATTTGTTGGAACGCCATTTCTGACGTTCCATTTAGTTATTCTCTGTTGTGAGAATTAATCCCACGCTTCATCGTCTCCATCATCGAGATCTGTTCCATCTCCCCAATCATCATTAGAGTCAGAACCGAAACTCTCCTCTGCCCTATTTGCATTCTTAATCTTTGCAATAGCTTCTGTTACATTCTCCTCTGTGTAAAGCTCCTTATCAATTGAAGAACCCTTTGCTCCTGTGATAATAAACTCTCTCTTTGTAGGTGCAGATACTTTCTCCATACTGTCCTCTTCACCCCAGTTGTCATCATCATCTGTTGCAACTGTCTCTGTCTGAGTAGAAGAAACCATATGTCCACTTACCTTAATTGCGTTGTAAGGATTAAGTGACTTCTTAAACTTATTAGCGAGAGCCTTATCCTCAATGATAAACTGAACATCCTCAATATTGCTGTATGTAACAATCTTTGCAAGGACAATAAATCTACCTGTTGGCTTATCGTTATCATCCTTTTCCTGCTCGATGCCCATGAAGATAATTACCTGGTTAAAATCGTTCTGCTTCTCAAACTTCTCATCATCAAAGTTGACCTCTGAACAAAGTGAAATCTGATTTGGAACAAGCTTTGTAGATGTTCTCTTATTACCCTTGTCATCTGTAAAGCTGCTATAATCAAGATTTCCACGAATAAATACACTTGCACCGTCCTTCAGATTCTCCTTAACTTCCTTGCAGGCATCAAAATCTGTAAGAACCTTCTTGTCATTAACTGTCTTGCCCTCAGAATCAACCTTCTTCTTTACACCAATATTCTTACCAATCATACGGTAGCCTTCACGGTTATAAGAAAATCTATCAGCCCAAGGTACTTTTACAGTATCAGCCTTTTCGCCCTTCTTCTCAGCTCTCTTAGAGAAATAAACATTCTCCTGCTCCATTCCCTGAAGATTAACATATAATGTCTCTCCATCAAGGTAGCTTGTACCAAAGTTAAGCATTCTCATAGGCTTGCCACTCTTGGTTTTAATCTCCTTAAATGCTGTATCCTTCTCCATACCAGATACAACTCCCTTTAACTGGAATGCACCCTTTGTCTCAGGTAAATCAAATAATCTTCCTTTTTTCTTTGTCTCTGCCATTTAAAAAATGTCCTCCTTATAATATGTAATAAAATTTTTTAATAACTATATTTGAACAGTCTTGCGACTGGAACACAGAAAATAAATTTATGTAAAATCTATCTTCAACAGTGATTTTTGAGCGCACAAACCCAAGGGTATGCTGTTCTTCCACCCATACAAATGTTTTCTGCATTTATTTATTCTCTTATTTGTCACGTATTTTATATATTATTCGTGACATTTTGTTTTGGAATTTTTAAACTGAATCGTTCAAGACTAATTAGATATTATCTAAGATATTTCCTGTTACTTCATACATTTCCAAATCATTTAATTCACACCATGATTCAAAATTATCTCTCTGAACATACCAACCAACATTCATTCCAAGAAATTCATTCTCACCATTTCCATAAGATACTACATTATATAATTCTCCGTTTAGAATGTCGTTTTCAAAGATTAACTTACCGTTCTTATCATGGCTGCCTGTACATCTACACAATGTCTTTGGATCTATTTCATATTCTCTAAACACATTTGGTAATCCCCAATCTGTCATCTCATCACGGATGATATAATAATGTGTCTGAACAGGATTTCTATCATAATCTTCTTTAAAACAATATGTAGTCTCTTGTTTACTCGCATAAAATCCTGTAATCCATGTGTTAGAATTTAGTAATTTTGCTTTACATAGTTGCGTATCCATTTCTCACCTCCTCAAAATCCAAATGAAACAGTGATTTATTTACTGTACAGACCAATCTGTTTCATCTTTTTAAGGAACAACTTCATCTCGTATCCTGTAAGACCAACGCAAGTATTGCCAATCATTTTCTGATCTGTTAGTTCAGCATCATAAGACTGTAGAAGGTGTCTACCAGAAGCTTTATGTAAAATAGTTACAGATTGGGTAAAATCGTGTTCATTATCTTTTCTTTCGTATACTACACCATGCTTGTCTTCTCTAACATTAATGAATCCAATATCTACTAATTTGTCATCTATTGTTTTAAATAATTTCATATAACTTTCCTTTCACTTACTTATTCTCTATTTGATTTTCATTTTTATTGGAAATTGTGATTCGAATGAATCATAGATAAGTTAGATTTACTTGCTAAATAAATATTCATCACATTTAAAGCCATTTTTATTTAACCAATCGGCTACTAAATGACGATGGCAAAAATCTGTAGGTTTTTCATAGCAAATCAAAGCAATATCATTTTCTCCAACATTATATCCATAGCAAATTCTTGAAAAATCTAAGACAACATCAGTAGCGTTTAACTTATTTAATACCTGTTCATTAAAGCACTTTATGTAATAGTCATTATCATGATTTTCTTTCCACTTCATAAAGAAGTCATATTTGGGTGCAAGTTTCTTATACTGTAACCCTGTATACCAATTAGGTGCTTTTCCGCAAATCGAAATTGGGACTATATTATCTGGTAACGATTTAAGTTTTGCAAAATAACTTGTATATATCACATTCTCACCTCCAACTATATATTCTCTGTTTCAGGTTCTTCCAAGACTGCGATACTTAAAGTTCCTGTATCACAATTTCTACCCATTCTTGTCTTAAATCCAAGTTTATTCAACTCTTTGTCTAATTCGTAGAGATCATTTTCATCTGTACTGTAAATCTTACTACCTTTACAAATCTCGACAGCTCTTACATATTTTTTATCTTGTCGAGCTGAACTAACATATAACCATTGGTCTGTATCTACTTTAGATATTTTATTTCGTGGAACTACTGTGAATGGTTTAAGAACTTCTTCGATTTCATCTTTATGTTCTATGTAATTATCTACTGGATCTCGTATCAAATTAAGACACGCTCTATGACCTCTTATATATTCCATAATAATATTCTCCAATCTGCACTAAGAAATGTCAGTTTCCTTCGGTCTTGATTTTCATACTATATATGGTGTTTATAGTATTTTATAATCACTATATATAGTATATTGTTTACTCTTCACCAACAAATACTAGCCTAATCCCACAACAATACATTATTTATTGCCGATTCTCTTTCAGATTCATCCATATCCCAAGGTTTTCTAACTCTTACTCTGAAACTATCATCAACAATTTCTTCCAACAGTGTTCCATCATCTTTTGGTTGCATTTGTTCCTCTAAAAATCTCTCACAATCAGAGCACAATGTTTTGTTCTCTTCAAAGTCCCAAGGTCTGATTTTTATTGGAGCACCACAGCAATCACACATATTCTTTGTATCACTTTCATAGTCAAGAATATATCTTTTATGTTCTCTATCAAAGCCACTGCCAGTTAATACAATCTCATTATCAGGTGGAGTCAACTCATCAACACGATTTGCTCTATCAAATATATCTCTCCATCTTCCAAGAATACCAAAACTATCACTGTGAAAATCACTATTAGCTGTTAAATCATGTATCACTGTTATTTACCTCTAGTAAATATTGTTTTAACCTTTGAGAAAATGTTATTCTTATGATTAGAACTTAAATCAGCATCAGCTTTTCTGACAATTTTAGAAATACTATCTTTCTCAACTTCGTAATGTGAATCTATATATTCTCTCAATTCCTGTACATCTTTTGGTGTATTGATTGTCCTAACAATATTTCTACCCATCTTCTCTGTTTCGTTAATCATTTTGTCGAGCGTCAAATCACAAAATTCATCTACCCAATCGCCAAGATAATAAAATCTGTCGATACAAACCTTTTTATTTCTATCCTGAAATGTTCCAAACAGAATAGGATCTTTTTCTTTCTTCTCCGCTTCGATTTTTCTCTCTTCTTTTCCTGAATAATCAGTATAAACAACATACATCTGGTCAAATAATTCCTTAGTCTTATCAATTACATCTACAATCTCATCAGGAATTTCTCGTTCATATCTTTCCAATTCAATAATCTTAATTGGTCTTTCGCTGCGATTGCGTGTATTAGCAACTGTATCAATATAGAAATCAATATCATCCTTGTAGACAAAAGTTGTAATTCCCATATCTACAAGCTTTTGTTCTTTTTCAATTGATTCCATACAGAAAAGAATTTTTCTTAGCCCTCGGATCTGACCTGTGATTCTATACTTATTTGCCAATTCTAAGCAATTTTCATAGATTTTCTTTAGGTCGTCTGAAGATACTTCATACTTCTTGTCCTTAATTCTTTCAAAATATTGCTGTGGAGTTAACTGAGACTCCACATTATCTGTTGTTTTTAATTCGTCCATTTATAATTACCTCCACTTTAATATTCTCCAAATAGATTTTATTTATTTCTCACCTGAAACATCCTCTAAAACAGGCTTCTCATTGATAATCTCATGTAAAAACACAAAAACAAGACCATCATGAAAATCAACTTCATACTTATCATATACATCAGTATCAATAAGTAAATGAATATCAATTTCACTCTCAAATCCAATACCTTCAACTTTATGTTCGCCTTTGATATTTAAATAAGTTTCTTTGGTTCTATTGACAAACTCTGTCTCATATTTAATATTCTCCTTTGGAATACCAATCGCATTGTAAATATAAATCTTATCTGTTCCTACCTGTGCAACTCTAAAAGCTTCTGTGTGATTATTAAACATACATGTATACTCCTTCTTAAAACTTTCTTCATCAATAAATATATTTGAACTTCTCAATCCTCTGCTTAACATATTTCTCTGCCAACCAGTCGAAATATAAATTGAACGATTTTTACTTTCAATGACATCATTATTATTAATATCTACTGTGAATATTCTCTCTTTAACATTATTAAATTCTTCAATTTTATGTCCATTAGAATCACTCCTTACCATTAAATATGGCATAATCAAAGATTTAACAACATCTCTTTCGATTTCATTTTCAATTATTACACCATTAAATCTATGTCCTCGTATGGAATCGTTTACAAGCAATACTTCAATACAATTACCATTATTCCAATAACAACCTAACTTCCATGCATAATTTCTTAATTGAGTATTTCTTCGATCTAACAATAAGTTTGAAATGCATGTCATTACAACCTCACATTGTGCTTTTGTTCTTACAAATACTCCACATTTATACTTTGTATATTGATTACAGAACTCAATCTGCTTTTCTAATGCTTGTACTAAATTCGTATGTATCAATCCTCCCTATGTATATTCTCCAAAAGAATCGAATTTCTTGGTATTAACACCAACTTCTATGTTTTTCATCAATTGTTTCCATTCCATCATATTCAGAAACTTCCCAATCAACATCGTCAGGAATTTCAACAATTTTTAATTCAGAACATCTACCACTAGCAGCATCACCAAATTCTTTTACAATTGAAACTAAATCTTTATCACTCCTATCAATATCTGATGGATCGAAATGAGATTTCCATTCTGCTTCACGACTTATTGTTTCACCTAAATCTTCTGTTGAATAAAACACAAGGATACCTGCATCTTCAATATTTATTTTATTAAGATTACAATTAGAATCATATGTATAAGCGAAGCACTCTTTTCCTTTTCGTTTCAAATATTCTTTTACTGCTATTGGTGATAGATTAAATCCTCCATAGCATCTATTTATTACTAATTCCATTATTTTTACCTCCATATGAAACCGATAATTCCTACTTATTTATTCTCTTCACTCGGAATACAGATTTCAAAATCTCCATTCTCATTCATATGATAAGGAAACGCATTAGCTGGAATTGTAACCTTATATGCTTTCATCATACATTCATACATTACAAGAAACTTTCCTTTTGAAAAACATGGTCTAATACGAAATCCATTTTCACCTGCTACTTGAATTTCAAATGGGATATTTTTTTTAAAATGCTTATCATCATCTAATGTTGCTACCCTGATTGAATCTAAGATAATGTTTTTCTGTTCAAGATCATAACAACTATCTTCAAAAGCTTCCATGAACTGTACTTTGCATAATTCTTTACCAACCATATATTTATTCTCCTCTCACAGTTACATCAGTTCGTCTATCGTAAGCCCAATCAACATCAAATGAAGTCATATTATCTGTACTGACTACTTCGCCATTTTTAATTACAACTGGCTTACCTCTATATGGAACAAACACCATACATTCCATATCTTTATTGGTTGTCTGTGATTTCAGTAACGACTGTATGATTCTATCCTGTTCCTGAATAATATCTCTGTAGCTGTTATATGTTCTAATCACATCATCATGCTCTCTCTTATAGCAATCAAATAAATGTATAATGTTGTTATTAAGACTGCTAATTGCATCAAAAATTTTATCAAATACTTTCATATACCTATTCTCCTCCTACATCGACTTTGCAATCGACTCAACCTGGTTATCAAGGTATTTTACAACCAATCTCATCTCTGCCAGTTCCAAACCACTACTAAGGCTAAATTCATCCTCGTCATAGCAAGACGAACATGCTTTCAAAGCATCACTTCTAACCTGGACTCTCTTACCATTATCTCTATACTGATATTTAATGGTCTTTTCATCACCCCTAATATCAATCAAAGTAAGTTCGTGTGCCAAACTCCACTCACTCCAAGTTCTCTTTACAGGCTCTTCAACCTTCTCAAAATACTTTTTATACTCGTCATACGACATACAACCAAGATGGCAACCACCGAACTTAAAGCAGATTACTCCACCTTCCTGAATATCAGTTACTTCACAAATCTCACCAATGTTATCAAACACACCCATTTTCTTAACTAATTTAATTCGATCACCTTTAATCATGCTGCTTTATCCTCCTTATTCGCAAATTTTTTGTTAAATGCATCAATAGCTTTCTGATCCTCTGCTGTTACATCATCATTAAATCTTCGTCTAGCCTGTACGATATGATTATTTCTTACTTCAATCGTTACCAAACTCTCGTCTGGTTTGTTCCTCTTTCTTAAGAAAAGAATGTGGCACTTACCGTCAATAACCTTATCTATGTATGAAGCTACGCAATTTGACATCTGAGCAGCCTCATCCTTTATATCTTGTGTTGAATCTGGATAAATGAATATGTAATCACCAAAAGAGCATTCATACTGTTTATTTATTCTCTTTTTAAATAACTCTTCTGAGAACTCTTTCTTCATTCTGTTGTAATTCCTACAAGCAATCTTATGTGTAGTTAAAAAATGTCTTGGATACTTGTCAAATTTAGGACTAATAGTTTTCATCATATTTGCATAGTCATATAATTCTGTAACCACAAATCTAACATCTTCTAACGCTTCAAATGTTTTTAGTTGATCAATATATAGCAAAAGTGGCTTTGCGGTATATCCATACTCTTCAATCAATTTATTAAAATAAGACCAATAATGCCGTTCATATGTATCATTATCGAAGTCATAATTATCTGTTGACCAAATTTTGTAAATATCATCATCTGTCAAGCTCATATATTCCAACTTATATGCGATTAAATGAGCATCAGGATTCTTCTTATAATATTCAAGAATGCTATTCGATAATTTTATTTCTCTGTTTTTACATAATTTAATTAACGCTTTGGGAATTTGATTAATTGTATATCTGAATTTATTCCTACTATCTAAAATCTCATCTATTCCTGCTGAAAATAATTGTTCATAGTTTGAATATCGTGGTACACGATTTAGAATTGTTCCTATATTATATATTGGATAATAACCAGACTCTTCTCTCTTTACAAATCGTAAAAACTTTGCATACTTTTCATCATCGCAACAATCAAATAATTCATTTAAGTTAAAACCACTTAACTGACTACATAGATTTTTTACTGGCTTACCTTTAATTCCAATAGCAGTCTTTGTTGCGAAATCATATTTCACAGTACGACCATCTTCATAATCGAAAATGAGATACTGTTTATCTTTATAGACTCTCGTTTATATCACTCCTATCTGTTATAAATTCCAAAGGAAACGAATCTTTCTTGTCTATAGTTGTCTATTTATTCTCTTAATATCATCTACTCTTAATGCGATTTTAATTGCTAATTCTAATTTTGACTGCCAAATTCTCAAAATATTATCTCCTTCTTTCAGCTTGTCTTTGTTCAAACAATAGCTTGTAATCTCATTCTTAATACTATTTTCCAACTCAGAAGATCTTTTATTTGACCACACGTCAAGTATCGTTAATATACTATTGAATATCCTATCTATTGTTTTATCTGTATATCCATCTTCATCATAACCAAAATAATTTCTTTCGCACTCACCAATAAAATGATCCAGCTTAGACGATTTTTCCTCTGAACGTTTATACCACTTTTCGTATTGCTCAAGCCAATACGATGAACACATACCCCACATTTCCAATAATTCTTCATCAGACGCATAGGTTAAAGGTTTTAATCCCTTTTCTCTAGCTTTATCCGAAATATTATTTTCATCAAACCAAATCCATGTCTCACATATTCCACAGGTCATAAAACCATATTTCCCAAACAATTCAGGATATTCGTAATCCCATCCTAAGTTTGGAATGCAATTCCTTACTTTTTCTAACAATTCTTTTCTATTCAAAATTGATCACCTCACAGATATTTATTCTCTTATTGGCTCAACTCTATATCGTTCATTCCAATCTTCTCTCTTCTTTAATAATGGAATCCATGGACAGTGCAGATTTTCCATTTCAGTTCCTTTTAGGTCGTCTGGATCACAGCCAAGATATTCTTCATGACCACAATTAGGACAAATTACTTCATATTCAGGAACTTTATATTTAGAACTACAATAGTTAGGAAATATCATTCGAACATTCCAATCATCCTTTGATTCAACTTCATATACACAGTTGCAGCATCTACACACAAACTGAATATTTTTACCGAAATAATTACCTGCTATAATTTTCATAATATTATTCTCCTAATCGTACTCATAATCATCAAGTTCCACTTCCTCACCACATTCAGGACAATCGCACCAAGCACCATCTCCCCAATAATCAGTATTGAAATCGACTTCATCAAAATTCACTTCGACTTCTTCATGACAAAATGGACACTCAAATGTGATATAAAAAGGTCTACTGATGATTGTGTAATTTACTCCATTGCTCATACCAATTACTAAAACCTTTCTTTCGTATTTTCTAAAAATAAATCCTTATCAATGCTCCATCCACCACAATTATTCAATATTTCTTTCCTAGCATTTCTAAATTCGTCCAAATGGTTTCTGAAATAATTAACCGCATCGTTTTCGCATTGGAATTCATCATTATATTCCCAAAAGAAATGTCTTTGATTTGTTGCAAAAAATGAATCTGTATCTAAACAATATACTATAATCCATGTTGCGTATTTATCTGAAAAATTTTCGTTACCTTTTAATTTTTGATACATATTCACACCTCCAATCTGTTCAAAGGAAAGAAAAATTTCCTTCGACTTTAGAGGTTATAAAAGCCTTATTTTTCAAGGCTTTCGTGACCTCTAATTACTTATTCTCCATTAGAACAACGCACAACCGTCTCTTTTAAATGATTCAACATATTTGTTCCACTTATCATCATCCATTTCGTATAATTTCTTGAAGCATTTCTTGCACAAGAACTTCGATACATCTCTTCCGTGAAATTTCATATTCATAGCCAGCGTTGTCTTATCTTTTATTCTCTTTTCACACTCATCACAATACTTATTGAAATACTGTCTTGCTACTTTCGTATCACCAACATTCAATCCATTGTACTCAGCAAATTCCTGAATAACTTCATCGGTTGGCTCATCTCTAAATGTTCCACCATTCCAAGCCTGAGTAAGATATTCGTCAATGGTGCAGTTCATGATTATCCATTTCTTATTTGCAATGAAGTCTTCTTTTAAGATATTTCTCCATCTCTCATAAGCCTGTGGATACCAATACTTGTCCAAAATCCAAGTAGACTTCGTATAAAATGGACACGCAATATTACAGCCGCAACGAGAATAACCCTTCTTATACTTGGAATTTATCTCAATATTCTTCCAAATTGTATAAAGCCACACATCCATTTCTGACCACTTTCTAATAGGAAGAATACCTTGCCAACAGGTCTTACCCCATTCTTGCTCATTTATCCATTCATCTTGATAACCACTACGAGTATTTGACTCTTCATTTCTCATTCCCATCCACATAAGATACGGATGATTATGGTCAAGCTGCGATACCATAACACCAACCTTAAAAATTCTACAGCAAAAACGAGCGAATCTCGTAGGTATCATGTGGTCTGATTCTACATACTGATAAAATCCCTTCTCAGGATTCATAATTTCGCAGTTAGGGAAAGTCTTAACCATTCTGTATGTATCAGCACAGTCAAGCGATGTATTATTAAATATTGCTTTTGTTTCTGGATATAATTTTCTGACTAGATGACAGGTAAGCATTGAATCCTTACCCATAGAAACAGGAATTATTGAAGTATATGTATTAAACTTCTCTGTCTTTTCTTTGATTAGTTTTAATGAATCAGTTTCAAGCTGCGTTAGATATTCTTTCTGTAATTCGATTAAATCTTGCCAACTTGCTAAATCCACATCTGATATATTATCGTAAGATTTCAATTTGGTGCAATCCAATCTTTCAAGCGAATTATCAATCTTCACTCGATAGAATTTATGTTCATTTCCTTGTTTATCAAATCCTTTAATAATGGATTTATCTAGCCAAAAGTAGCCTTCTTTCAGATCTTCTAATGGCTGTTTAGTCGTATCTCGCAAGAATGTAAGATACTCATTGTAAATTGGATTCACTCATATACCTGAGTGTTATGTACATAACCTTTTAACTAGTATTATCCTTACCTTTCTTTGATTTTATGGCATTTGCAACTACCATTTATATTGTTATTTGTCCAAAATTTCCACATGAAAGATTGGTTTACTTCGAAACCACTACTTGCTCTTCTTTACAGAAGTATTATTAACTGACTTCTGAATATTCTTCATAAGCTGAATATTGTCGTTAATCATAAGTGCTAATGCCTGATCCTCTGTAAAACCAACACTTACGTATGCATCAAACATATTCTTCTTAGTTCTCGCCTGAATTGCAGGATATTCAGTATTCTCAGAATAATCCTTTGCAATAATCATGAGTTCCTTCAAAACATCATATACAGGCTCTTTATACTTTGTAATGTATGTCTTTACTACCTCTCCTAAACTTTCTGGGTTCTCTGCTAATAATCTTAAAATTGTTTCCATGTTTAATATTCTCCTTTAATTTTTTTTATTATTCTCCAAACTCGCAAGTATCACATGTTGAAAAATACTTATCGTGGTCTATGCAGCATTGTGGTCTGTTGTCGTCAAAGTCAAAATTTGATACATGTTTCTTTCTATTAGTTACTACAATTGCGTCAACCGTTGGTTCACACATGATTACTTGATCAAATTCAATTCTTCCTCTTTCGGATAAATTTCTCCACTTTTCTAAAAGTGCATCACCGTCTACTAATCTCATATATCACCTCTATAATTCAAGGATATGTTGCATTCATGCGAAGTTACTTCATCATTGCTTCAAGTTTCTGAGACATATATTCTTTAAGCTTGTCTTTCCACTCTTCCTTTAACTCATCAACAGCCTCATTGACAATATTCTCTCCCAAAGTCTCATTCACATCATCTGGATCAATAAGATAATACGAGCCGTCTCTCAAATCTTTCTGCACTTGATCACAAATAATGTCAATGATTCTACTCTTCAACTCACCAATACCATCTGCTCCAAGCAATGAATAAAGTGGTGTTTTACTAATCTCTTTCTCAATATAATTTAGTCTATCTTCTCTCATATGTTCTCCTTTCTCAAAACCAATGAAACCTGAATTTACTTACAATTTCCAAGTCCAACTTTATAATCGTCTTTTACATCAATGGTTACTTCTCTCTGAAAATTTCCTTCTTTATCATACAAAGATAAATAATATCTGTTACCACGCTGCTCTAATACAACATCCTCGTTCTCGAATAACTGAACTCGTTTCTGTTTTTGTACTGATTTATTCTCTGACTTATTTGGCAACATAATAGGTGGAAGTTTTATCGTAGCTGTTCCAACCTCTTCAAGAATACAGCTAATATCGTTGTCCAGCTTATTATTGTCATTTGTGTGTCTATCAACTGCTTTAATAACATCTCTTTCAAGTAATAATCTATTCGCCATTTTAATATTCTCCATTTCTACATATATAAATGATATTTTCTTCCAATCTGGTCAATAATCTCGCTGTCCATTGGTCTAAAACCAATTACAGTAAGTGTTCTACCATCTTCTTCAGGCTCTAATTCGGTGTGGCAATTATCCTTTATTAACCAGAAATCTTTACCTTCAACCATTCCTAAATCTTCTGCCATACTCTTAGCTTTTAATAATTGGTTCTTATTTTTAGCTTGAAGAACACATTTCGTAAATTCTCCTTCAATCCAATTGTGAAGAACATCTTCGTCAATATAGCCATCAACATGACCATCTAAGTCAGCGTTGTTTTTAATAAACCAACTAAGAAATGCCATAGAGCCGTGACTGACTTGGGCTGCGAGCTTCCCAGAACTCATAACCAAATCTTTTCTGGCAATAATAATTTGCTTATACATAGACATTCTCCTCCCACTCGTCTAACCAGTAGAAACTGTCAATCTGTTTATCTAACTTGCTAACCTGTTCTCTCAGCTCAGATTCTTTCTTCTTACTATCTGTTCTCTGACACCTCTTCCATAATTCATCACGCTGCTTAGCTAATTCTTCATATTTATCCGATACATCAATCTCTTCTACGACTGAAATCTCAATCTTCTCTCCGCAGTGAGGGCAAAATTGAATTGGATAATTATCTGTCTGCTCATACTCATCACCCCAAGAGTTAAATGTTTCGGTGTATGAATTACAAAATTGAGGAATTATATTATCATCTGAATCTCTTACTACTAATCCAAAAGTATCGTTGCATACCAAATCTTCACCTGTAAATACAATAGCCTTATCATTTTGAATTTCATCACAGCAATACTTAAATGGCTTATATTTATATGAATGAGTATCATTGAATTTTAATTTGATTAATTCTATCTTCATTTCTTTATTCTCCTAAACATCTTCCACATAAACAGTAATACAACTTCCAATCTCACCACTCACTTTTGGGAATACCATTGTAATACTATCTATGTAATATTCTTCTCCGTCTGTATCAACGACATCATTAGTATTGATTATTAATGGAATTTCATTTTTTCTCATATAATCTAGCGTCTTAAAAACTTCTGATACATTCTCTACTTCTGTATATCCAAGAAGTTTATAATCATCATATCTGTCACTAAAACCAACAATTCTTATATGCAAGTTCTATACCTCCCTATATTTAGTTATTCTCTCTTTTATTTTGGAAAACCGTGTGTAGAAATGTTCTTAGACAAAATTAACATGAAATGCTTCATTCCTGTTTCCAATCTTCTATATATTTCAATATCCAACTGTCGTATTTATTTTCTTTAATCAACTGCTGATATAAATTTATCCATCCTTGTGCTGAAAGACCTTTGTACTTCCAAAGACATTCTTTCCAATGTCTGTGCATAAAACGACTTCTTGTTTTTAACTCAATGCATTTCACACATTGATTGTATAATTTCTTGGAATACCAATTCGATCTACTTCTATTCCAGCCATCTATAAATGCTTCAGTCGGATCATACCTGCTTCTCATATCAGTAAGAGTTCTGTCGTATAACTCAGTTTTTGCATTGTATAAACAATGAAGCAAAAAATAGATGTCTTCATAATTATTTTTAAACTCCCATTCTTCAATATTTAAATCCCAATATATTTTTCTCACCTACTTTCATGACCAAAAGAAACGTGGCTTTCCCTGGCTTTTTCAATCTCTAAAACCCTTGATTTTAAGGCATTTCAGAGATTACTTTTTATTATTCTCTACTAATCTTGATACTCGACATGATAATCTGTTATTTCAATCTCATCTCCACAAGGTAATTTAGGAATTGCATCTTCTCCATATTCCCATCTAATAGCAAGACTTCTATTGCAATCACAACCAAAATTACCTTCTGTGAAATAGAAAATTGCACTATCTTCTGGATATTCATATCCTAAGTCATAATGAATGACAAATGTTTTATCCTTATATTTGAGAGTAGCAACAAAAATTGTCCTCTTATGAGTCATAATTCCATGTTTACAATCATTTGCCAGTCCTTGTTTCTCATATTTATCCTGCCTGATTAACTGAATAAACTTGTTCTTTTTTTCTTCAGTATTAAAATAGTAATAACCCTCTTTTATACCTACATCTTTCTCGATGGATGGATTGGCATCGTGATTCCATGCACCGCCCCAAATATGAACCATCCATTCTTCTTTCTTGCTCATATGATTATTCTCCTTATATAAAAACAAAAATGCGAGTTTTATCAGATTAATATAAACTCCATATCATATCTCCCAACTATTTTAATTTCAAAATATTTATTACCTTCTGTATATCCTGAAATAATTAGTTTGTTTTTATCACAAGGAATATTTTCTATAATTTCCCCATGCTTTTCTTTATAATGATGTAGTGGCTCAGATATGACATTTACATTATTAGGCTTTAATATCTGAATAGATTCTACACTTTTAATAATTAATGAGTTATCCATATTTTTATTCACCTCACTAAATTATTCTCTTAATTCAAATAGCTTTTCTACTGCTTTTTCACCTGTAACTCTATCTGACTTCTGCAACACTTTACGTTCTTTCTGCCAGATACACTTAAAATCATCAGGCATATTATATTCACTTACCAACACTATATTGCTCTCTGAAAGTTTACGAAGAAAATCGTAAAAAGAATCGTAGTCAATTGATTGTTTAGAATACTGCTTTGTATTTTTGTAGGGTGGATCAAAATAAAAGAGGCAGTTCTTATAATCTGCAAAGTCTTTATAATCATTGCATTTAATATTTATATCCTGAAGTAATTTACAATCTTCTTTAAGATTTATGATTCTTTCTTTGTACATATTTCTTCCATTATTATCTCTGGCATATCCACCATCAAAATATCTACCTCCATAGGATGCACAATATCCAATAAGAGCTGTATATTCTTTTGAATATTTGTTTGTACCTAATTTTCTATTTTCTCTTACATCTGCATAATGTTCAAAAGAACAATCTTCAGGTGCAATAGACAAATTTGTATCAGATTTAGCATATTGTAGTAGCGTTATCAGTTCATCATTTACATCTGCTGCAATTCTGTTACCACACTCAATTTTTTCAATAATCGAACAACTACCACACATAGGCTCTATGTAAGTTTTAATATGATTATCATCAATATACTTCTGAATAATCGGCACTAAGAATTTTGCCAATCTATTTTTACTTCCTTGATATACCATTTAATCTACTCAGAGCGAAATTTCTTTAAGGCTGCCACTCACACTCCTTTCGTATTATTTAGTTAATTATTCTCTACTTCCTTTAACCTGTTCTGCTAATTCTTCAATTCTTCTCATATCGTCAACCAAATATTCGTCTCTATCTTCTTCGTCAATAGCTTCTACAAAATCATCAATTGCTATATTATAAATTTCTGAACACTTCTCTGCTAACCAATCTTCAAAAGAATCTTTATCAGTTGCAACTTCTACAATAAATGTCTGTTTACTAATTTTACCCATTCGTTCACCTCTTATCTCAAGTTACCATTATGATCACGTCTGATTTGATTTAACATATCAGCAAGTCCTAACATAAGGTTTTCAATTTCTGTTACATTCTCAAATTCATACATTTCTCTTGTGCAAAAACCACCTTTATTTCCTGTAGATAAACCATACCTATTCTCATATGGAACTTTGTATGAAAAGATCATCTCAACGTGTTCTCCATCATCATTAAATCTTCGTAAATTTCCATTATCTTTTAACATTTTTATGTCTCCTTTTACTATCTCAACTCAATCTCACCAAATTCTAATGTGTTATCTTCAAATGTCTTATAACCTTTATATTTACCAATCAATCCAGTATGACCACAAAAATTTAATAAACCATCTAATTTCTGTAATGTATCATCCCTATATGGTTCATATAATTTTTGCCATGTCAAATTATTCATAAAAATATATGGAGCGTAACATTCTTTGTATTCAAACTCCGATATTCTTCTACTTAACTTTTCTGTATCGAATTGCTTTATTATTAAAAATTTTTCTGTCATTTAGTTATTCTTCTACTCATCATATCTGTGTTTAAATTCATATTTTTCATTGCTGCTTTTAAAATTATGAATACATTTATCATCCATTGATAATATCCTGTGACAACTCGTATTAGGACATACAATCTTACAATCTTTAGGATAAGGAAACGGTGTTCGTGGTCTGTCGATATCTCTACTATCAAAAGTAAAAACCGTCCCACAATTAGGGCAAACACATCCATAGCCTAAATCGTCATTATCTTTTTTAATATGTTTATTGTTTAATGATAAAATTTTCATATGCTTATTCCTTTCTTTTTTATAGCATCCCAAGAAAAATTTCTTTTTTTGTTGCTTTTTATCTATTACAAATTTCTTCAAGCATACGCCTTACAACCCTCGCAGTTCCAACCTCAAAAATATCCTTACCTTTCTCAAAACATATGTAATTTCTACCTGTATTCAAAGCTGCAACTGCAGTTGTACAACTTCCTGCACACGAATCGAGAACTAAATCTCCTGGATTGGTGTAGGTCTTAATAAAATATTCACATGCTTCAACAGGCTTTTGGCACTGATGTAAGCTACTTTTCTGAGTATCCCACTTGAACTGCAGAACATCTCTTGGATATCTTTGTGTACTGCCACCACCTGAAATACCAGTCTTTGTAGCACCATAACAGTTGCCATCTGTTGTATGTTTTGTATAAGAATGAACAGGTGTATGTCCTTCTGTCATTTGTGGATTGTAAATAGGGAGTTTTTTATAGAAAATCAAGACATTTTCGTGTGCCTTCATAGGCATTTTCTTAGCATTTAAATGACCAGTTGCTTTGGTCTTTTCGATAATCCATTCATAGCGATACAATTTTTCATTACTGCAAGCGAGCCTCTTATCAAATGGTGACTGCGACCATAATGCAATACAACCATTATCTTTGATAATTCGATTGTAATGAGTCCATAAACCATCTTTTTTGTTCTCATAAAACCAATCTCTTGTATATTCAAGACTACTATTTGTTACTTGAGCTAACTTAAATAAATCTGTTTCATAAAAATATTGACCTGATAACTCCACATAATCATTTAACGGCATTTCACATTCCCAAGAATTATTAGTCGTATTATAAGGTGGATCTGTGAAGATGAAATCAATTGACTTATCATCAATCTTTTTCATACCTTCAAGGCAATCTTCATTGTATATTTTGTTAATCTCTAACATTTCTTACTCAGAGCAAATCCAGATTTAATGCTGCAGCAAATCTCATGCTCCTTTCAATGTATTATTCTCTTAATAGATCTCTGTCCATTCACTAATTTCTACTTTATTATCAGGATAGCCAGATAAGCTCCATTCATTGTCGTTATATACTACTTTCCACATAGCATTTTCTCCATGTGGATTACCTTTAATTTTGCCATAATACAATCCTGAACATGGTGGTAATTCTTCCTCTGTTTTTCTCCAAATTGGCTTCTCATAAACCTTATTTATATCGTCTACTGCTTTTGCCAAATTTGTCGCAATTGTATTGAAATATCTTTTTTGTAAATCAATCATTTTTTCTAAATATTCTTTAGTATTATTGTTCATTCCAAGTATGTAAGTATGATTAATCTTAAAATCAATTCCAAGTCCAATCATTGCTCCCACACAAAGTCCTAATAATCCGATTAATACTGTTAAATAAATATCCATATCTTACCTCTCTTTCTTATCATCCAAAGGAAACTTCGGTTTACTGTGGTTTATTCTCCAATTTCAACTATCTGTTTTGTATTAGTATCATAGGTGCATAACTTACCATTCTCTGAATAATATGGTGACATATAACTATATCCAGCTGGATATTCATATTCATTAAACACTATATAAACGACATGAGTTGTGGAATAATGATACAAATCATTTTCACCTTCTATCGAAACGAGTTTTGAATGACTATCATAATTTTTATTATCTTCGCTAGTACCACAGCCAGTCATCCCAATACATAATGTCAATCCTAATGCAACTGCTAAAATTTTCTTCTTCATATGGTTTACTCTCCTAACTCTGAAACTTCTTCGTAAGTCTTTTCAAAAATATCAGGTTTACAAGGATATACTTCACCATTGACACCTAAAATTATGTAATCACCATATTCCGATTTCATTGTTCCTTCCAATGTTTTGATATGACATGTACCATCTTTGTGAATTACAATAGTATTATTTGATACTCTATCCATAAACCAATCTGGTAAAGAATTGTCAATCATATATCTAACTGCTTCGATTACTACAGGTTTCTTTCTATATTTCATACTGAACCTCCTACTAGATTTTCATATTCTTTTCTATATCCTGTTTCTTTAAGGAATTTATCAAATTCCTCTTTTGTCATATTGTTTGGATAGTACATATCCACCACCATATCAAACGGTTGTAAATAATTATCCAATACATCTTCAGCGTCTTCTTTTGCTTCCTGCATTTTCATATTAATATAATCTTCTCGTGTCATATTCCATGCCGTGGGACAATCCGTGACAGTAGAAAATCTACAATATAATCCATTTGGTTGCTTTGATACAAATCCTGCCATATTATTCTCCTAACTCTATTACAATATTTAATTCATGGAATCCATCATGTGCTTTAACTGGGAACGCAAGTTTACACTGGCTGTTTAAATATTCACTAATAAGTTCTTTTGGAATAACCGATTGAACGTTTAGAAAATCTTTATTTAAAATATCCGTTTTCATCTTTTCAACGTCATCTCCGTAAAATCCAAGAGCTTCACCACATCCAAGACACCATAATCCAAACCCGTTATCTGTGGCATATACAATTAGATAAGCATTTGTTTTATTTAGCGGTTTATTTTCACAAAGAATTACATCTCCTGTTCTTAATTGATATAACATATTTTTCTCACCTCCATTTTTCCAAAGGAAATCTATGTTTCTTGGTAAAAATATTACTATATATAGTGTCCGTATTTTCTATAAACACTATATATAGTATCTCATTTACGCCTGATACACAAAACTTGGCATTAGCTGTAATTTAAACAGATTTTTCTCATGCATTGAATCAATCTTAGCTTTTACTTCCTCATTTGGCTCAATTCCATCTCTGATATATGCATCTAATTCAGCATAAGTAAATCCAAGGTTATCTTCATCAGTCTTTCCGCAAAGACCGTCAGTAGGTGTCTTATCAACTAATTCAGATGGAAGTCCTAACTCACGACCAATAGCCTTAACCTCTGTTACTGTGAGCTGAGATAATGGACTGAAATCACCAGCAGCGTCACCATATCTTGTGGCATAACCTACCCAATCTTCTGAAAGATTACACGTATTAGCGACACGACCATTTACTGTCTGTGATACTGCATAAAGTGTAGTCATACGAATACGAGCAGGAAGATTTGTAGAAGTCTGTTTTGACCAATGATCTCCCAACTGTGGTTTAATCTCATGCTTTAAAGTGCGAACTGTATTGCCTATATTTACAACACAACTGTCGATTCCAAGATGGTCTACAAGCATTAGAGAATAATCAATATCTGGCTGTTCTCCCTGTGGCATTAATACACCAAAAACTCTATCCTTACCAAGAGCTTCTACACATAATGCTGCCACAACGCTTGAATCCTTACCACCTGAGATACCAACGACTGCCATACAGTCTTTACCATTCTTCTCAAAGAAATCCTTAATCCACTGAACGCAATCATTAGTTGTTTTCTTTACATCAAAATTACTCATGTCTAATCTCCTCTCTAACTCTCATAAGAATTTTTCCTAAATTATTTTCTCCAACACCATTCACTGTACCCCAAATTTTATCACCCCAAGTATTACCTTCTTCGAGATGCTGATTATCAGTCTCAAGTAACTTTGTTTTGAGGTCTAAATTTTGAGTAAATTTCGCTTTTACAATTTCGTACATAACGTTGTACTTCGCCTCTTCCCAATCAGATCGAAGTTGAACTCTTCTACCAAGTTTCTTTGCAGATGATGGATCTAAATTCGTGAAACATTCTCTATCTGAAAAAGTTTTTGCTGATTGAAAAGCGGCTTCATTATTCAAATATGTAAGTCCTTCATATGTAACAGGAGAAGAATAAAAGTTGCTTAAAAAATAATATTTACCTCTAAATTCATTTATCATCCTTTGTCAAGCCTCCATAATTCAATATTGCAATCATAAAAAATATTCTCTATCATTTTATGTACTTCCTCCCAATTTGCACCGCCACGAACACATCCAATTTTATATGGCATTGCAATACTCATATTTTCCAAAACTGCATATGATCTCAAATTTTCAAAACATCTTCTTAAAGCATCAATATCTGTATACTGTTTTCCGTCATAGCCATATGATTTTTGTGCAAATAAATTTGCATATATTCTTGCGTCAATATTAGACTGAAAATATCTAACAGAACCCAATAATTGTTCAGGTGTATTAATTGAACAAAAACTATGATAATCTTTATATACTTGCACATCATAATCACGGATTGCTTTTGCAACACCAGAATTGAAAGCACCTTTGCAATTAACCTGGTGCGCAATAATATCAGTGTTCGAAGTGAGCAAGTCTCCATCAATAATTTTAATCATTACTTACCTCCGTACATTCTGTTCCTGATATCCGCAAATGTGTCTTCTCTTACTAATTCTCCATCTTTAAATACGGTAGTAATTAAACTGTTATCACTCATTTCAAGTAACTGATCTTGACACTTTAATTCACCGTTATCATCGAATACTCTACAACATCCTTTATGAGATTTCTTTAAGTGACTTGTATCTGTCTTAGGATCTTTAAAAATCATTAACTTCTTGCCATCAATTACTCCATATGTAGCTTTCATTGCAATGCCAAAAGTATCTCTTGTAACAACAATCATCTTGCCGTTTTCAACGATTGCAGTGAAACAAAAAGCTCCTACACCATAAGCAATATTATTAGCTGCGAAACCACGCTTTTCTAATTCTTTCCAAATAGTTTCTACATTAGAAAGTGTGCAGCCATCACCATAAATAATACCGATATGCGGATCTAATACCTTATAACCTTTACTATTTACAGAACCACCAAAAATCTCCCATAACCTTTCAACTGTCTTAACTGAAATCTCTACAATATCACCACTATCAGGACGAACCAAGAGCTTTCCATTATGATTCATAATCTCTTCTTTACACTGTGGAAGAATATTATTTACCATATTCCAATAATCATAAGTATCTGAAACCATACTAAATGATGTATTTGGATATAACTCTGTTAAAAGTCTCTTAACGAACGTAATCTCATCTCCATCAATTGAGAAATTAGCACCCATTACAGAATGCTCAGTTGAGACAGCACCGATTCCAATACCATTATTCTTACAATCGGCATTGTAATATCTATCAATATAATTAATTGCTGGAATTGTAGATGTCTTATTAAATGAAAGCAACCATGATGCCGAACATCTTGTAGCTTCATCCATACAAGACATTCCTCTCATGCCAAAATCTGCACAAGCCATATTTCCAGGCAATCCGTCTGTTGTCTTGTTATACCAATAATCTGCAATCTCACGATACATATGACCAATAGTTGCATGACAACAAGGTTTCCATAATTCTACCTGAAGAATACATTCGATCCACTGAACAAGCCAAGCAAATTTATCATCCGTATTTGTGATCTCAATGCAAGGAACACCCATAGGCACAAGTGTACCTTCTGGTAATGCTCTAATCTCAAGTGGTAAATATCCTAATCTGTGAAGCTCTACAATTTTATCTAAATCATAGTTGTTTCTACCAATCTGTACATCCATCGAATCTGTATAAAGAGTTAACATCTCATCTTCCGATAAATCGAAGAAATTTTTCTGAAAATATCCCATTAAATATTCTTTGATAAATGCCTGTAATCCAAAGAAAACCATTTCATTCTGATTCTCTAACATTGATTTTCGAGGCACCCAATATGACACCAATTTAGTCAAACCATTTGGGTACATGCGATCGTGGCACTGTTTATAAGTATCACTAAGTAATAAAGCCATTGTGTTATCCATAATTTTAAACCTCCATAACTATAATCTTTTCATGCTTGCCAGTAAAAATACTGTTTGTTGTGAATAATGCTTTCACTGTATTATTCTCCAAAGACTTAATCAAAGTACCTTTTTCTTTATCAAGAATTGAATTTTCCGTATGTGTTGCATAAGCGTAAATTTCATTTACACCAAGTTTCTTTAACTCTTCCGCACTATAATAAAGCGAACCGCCATATGCAATAATGTCGTCAATCATCAATACTGCCTTATTTGTTAAGTCAATTCCATTTGTTTTAATATCTAAGCCAAGGATTTTTCCAGTTTTCCAATCACGTTTCTTCTCTCCATAACAGTATGGAATTTCAGGAAACAAATCAGAATATCTCTTAGCTGCACCTGCATCTGGGAAATATAATACAAGATTTCTCATTCCAACAATTCTAATTGCATTGTCAATAAATTCTTTTGATGTAAAATTATTGCATTTATCCAATAAAGCAGTAGATACATCACTATGATTATCCAATGTTGTAACTGACTTAAAATGCAGAGAATTAATGACATTACAAAAGTATTTTAATGTAAACACTTCACCAAAATTCTTTGTTCTATCCATACGACCATTAGGAACATACGGCATTTTAAGATATGACTTTCTTCCATGTTCATCTAACCAACCTTTAATCATAATTAGATACATAAATTCATCATTACTTTCATAATACCAAGTGACAGTGACATACATATTTTTCCCCAGCTGTTCATTGTCAATGTTGATTCTTGGTGTTCCATCAGGGAATTTCTCGATCTTTACTTCATACTTATCAATTTTAATCATCGACCTGCTCTCCAATCTTTCTATATTCTGTGTACACCTTATTTTCGCAGTAGTATAAGTTGTAATCGCACTGTTCGATATACCACCACAATTTCTGATGTCCTTCTCTTAAATATTCTCTGCAATAATCAGTTTCTTTGTAATGATTATCAACCATCTGTCTGAAACTCAACTCGTCAATCTCATTTGAATTGTGACAATATACTGCTATTCTGTTTATCAAGTCTTCTGTGAAATTTTTCGTGACTACGAATACGACTCTTACAATTTCATGATTAGTACGCTTAATAGATTGTAATTGTTCAAAATCGTGTAAATGATATACCACTCTATCAAAGTAAGGATATGGTGCAGACTTCACATTTAGCATACTTGTATGTAATTCTATCTTGATTTTTTCTAATGTAATATCAAAAAACTTTTTATACCATTCAATATTATTTTCTAAATTCCATAATGGATCTCCACCACCAGATATTGATACCCAATTACACTGATTTTTCTCAATCTCATCATTCAAAGAGTTCAATCCTTCAATCGTACTCTTTGGAATCTGAAGATTATTATTTTTTACAATGCAATATGGACATGAATAGTGGCATCCAAAATTGGTTATCACACTCATGTACTTATCCATATTTTATTCTCCAATCACTTCAATCTGACACATCTTCATAGTTGCTAATGCAGCCTTGTGGGTATCAGGTGTGACACCTGCACAACAACTTGCATCTACTGTAATATCAATCTCAGGATAATTTGCTCTAATAATAAGTGCATTTGAAACCACACAGATGTCGGTACATAATCCACAAATCTCAACGCTTTCAAATCCAAAATCCTTCCAGTTTAACCAACCGAATGTAGGCTTATCAATCAGAATATCATTCTCAATATCAAAATCTAGCTTATCGGAAATCTGCCAACCAATAGTATTCTTTACACAGTGAGTAACAGGAAGATGCTTACCTTCATATGTCTCTAAATAATTCTCAGAGTGTGTGTCTCTTGTAAAAATTACCTGTTTACCAGCATCCTTATACTCCTTAATTTTCTTTGCTACATTTGATATAATCGCCTGTGCTTCCTTTGTACCAAGTGTTCCATCAATAAAATCATTCTGCATGTCTACAACAATTAATGTTTCTCTCATTTTGTTACCTCTTTTCTTTGTTCTTTCATTACCAAATGGTTAACATTTACTGCTTCTTTCATAGCTTCTGCAAACTCATAAGCACAATCAGAAGTAAATCTTTCCTGCACTTTTGCAATATCATTTGTATCAACTTCACTATGAATCCTTGCGTCAATAATATATTTTCCGTCTTTACATTGAATATCTATCATTGTTTAATTCCATTCCTTTCCATTTCATAAAAGCAACATAAATCAACCGCATGATTTCTTTGAATAGTGAGATTATCTACTTCTTCTTTTAGTTCTTTATTCTCTTTTTCAAGTGCAGTTATTCTATTTCTCAATACATCTTCTGTTGAAAACTTCTGAATCCCAATCTGCTTATAGTCAGACGAAACAGTTTTAACAGAATAATTACTAATGTAATCTGTTGTTCCGTCAGAATATGTAATTGTTGGTTCAAAGAATCCACGCTTCTTACACTCATCACAATGACAAATGGATGAAATATATCCAATTTTGCCATTACTATTTTCTACATAATCACCTTCATGAAATTGAATATCTGTTATATTATTCTCTTCTGGAACAATTGGATCTCTGAACCTAAGAGTTACACCATCAATGGTTCGAACAGTTCCAATATGTAAATAGCCCAGATTTTCATACTCTTTTATTGTTTTATAAACTTCGCTTAAAGTTACTTTAACTACCATTTATTTATTATCCTTATTTTCACCTAAAATTTTACTTATACATTCATTCCAAATTTTATCTTCAGACATCTCAATTGGCACTCCATATGCAGAATGATAACGTTTATGTGGCAATTCTTTTAATGGACACCAACTTTGTCTAAAATCTTTCGGATAAGGATAATTAATTGCACGATTATTTAAAGCCATACAACACATATCAGAATAATGACCACAAAAACATGGACATTTATCACAGCTACTTGGCATGTCCATCACTAAAACAGCTTTACTCATACCTTCCCTCCGTAATTGTCACAGGACATCCATAAAATCCCCACATCTCAACAAATTTTCCAGTATCAATATCGAATTTTGCTGTAGCTGCCGCATGTGGAAAACCACCATCGAATCCTCTTACATAGATATAATTGTCAATTTTCTTTGCACCAATCATAATTAATTGATTTTTATAACACCATTCGTCTGCTAATTTATGTGCCAAGTCATATACTTCTTTGTTCATACTGTACCTCTTTTCTTTATTTTTATATGTATTTATTCTCTGAAAACTCAGAAGAAATTCCGCTTTCTTTCGGTCTTGATTTTTATACAACATATAGTATTTGTTGCAATTTCTCGAAACTATATATTGTATATGCTATTTGTTTTCAACTATCTATTATATTATTCTCTACTTGTATCTTCAAAAACTTTTAATCCACTTCGCTGACTTCTTAATGTTGGTGCATAACCATTATAAAATCTTATTCCGTCAAAACCTTGTGTATCATCAATGCAAACATTTCTAATGTCACAAGCAGAACTTAATCCGCTTGTGAACTTGTAAAATTTCCAGAGTTGATTCCTTCATATAATCTGTTCAAGGCTATCTCAAATGCACCAATGCCAGAGAAAAAACTACTTAATCTCAAATCCTCAAACAGATAAGGCATACCCTTATACAATTCAACCAATATGTAATATAAAACATCTACTACGATGGAGTTTCCTGCTTGCTTATACAACTGACTGTTGCTTACCATCTTTTCAGCGGCTTCAAAATTCTCATCTGAAAATCCCATAAGTCTAAAACACTCCTTCGGAGTAAGTTTTCTGATTCTAATGGGCGATTCAATTCTACAAACACCTGTCTCAGTTGCAGTAATTGTTGGACAAATCTGACCATTTTCCTGAACTCTACCTCTTCTTGTTTTGGACTCTGGATATGATAAATCAGCTACACCACCAAGTTCACATTCAATATATCCTTTCTTAGTTGCCTGTGGTATCTTAACTGTACTAATAAGTTGCCTTTTGTGCTTATTGAGATAATAATCAATAGTAGTTCCTTTATAATAATTTGCATCTATGCAGTAACTGTAATTTGGAATATCTAATTTCTCTAATCCATCTGATAATTTATCTCCCAATTGAACAATCTTTGGTTCATGATATTCTCTTGATTTTCCTTCTCTTTTAACCTGACAAGCATCATATAATAAAGCGTCTTCGTTGTTGAGATTTGTTAAAAATCTCTGAACTTTATCTTCTGAGATATAGAACTTCTCATCAACATTCTCTTCAAGAATATCTTTTAATCTCATTCCATTATCAAATGGTTCAGGATATGTAAACTTTCCATTGTCCAATTCTTTCTTAATAAAAATTAGATAGACACGTTCTCGATTCTGAGGAATGCCGTAATCTTTTGCATTGAGAACTTTCCAGTACACATTGTATCCATACTCGTCCAATTCATCTGTGAACATCTTGAATGTATCTTTAAACTGCTTTCCTACAATATTCTTTACATTCTCGTACATACCGAAATTCGGTTTATTTGCTCTGATAACTCTCAGATACTCTACCAAAAGAGATGAGCGAGTCTTCTCAATGTTGTTACTTCCGCAGCATGGACACTTGTCTCTTTCTGACCAATGAACTGTCAGTGGATTATACTCATGTTCACAATCTTTACAAGTCCATACAGAACCTTTCTGCTTACCTGCGACCGAAAAATCTTGGCATGGTGATCCTCCACAAATCATATTAAATGGTTCAAGTTTTGTTTCATCAACCTTAGTAATATCACCAAGATTTTTACTTTCGTTCTCATTATGAATAGCACAATAAGAACTTGTTGCATATTTATCAAACTCACAGAAGTTCACTAACTTCCAGTTCTTCTCACAATAATTATTTTTTTCTTATGGTTTTAGCAGACGTGTTAATTCCATAGGATTTTACAACAAAATAATTAAGAAGAAAGGATTTAACAGTAAATTCTAGGATAAATGATTGCGCAATCTCTGTAGATTAAAGGATTTTGACAGAGAATAAAGAAAAAAATATTTCTTGTTACTTTTACTTTTGGAAAATTTGGCTGAACAGCCATGAATAGAATTGCTTCTATATTAGATTATTCTCTACTTGAAACTTTTTTAATTCATCTTGAATCATCTTCTGTATATCTTCTTTGTCAAAAGATATATTTGCGACTGGAATAATATTTGCATTTAGATTAACATTGCCAACAATAGCATTATCAAATGCTTCTAAAAACATTTCTGCAATTTCTTTTTCATAATTACCACACAGACCGCTATAGTCCATATCTGCAATTACTCTTGAAAAGAAATCTTTAAACTTATCAGTGATAAAATCTCTTTCATATCCTTTTGGAATATCAATTGTTAATTTCATTCTCTCACCTCGCTTATCACTTTTACCTTACATTCAATTTCTACAACTTCTAGCTGCCTATTAGCGTTATAACGTTCTGACATAAATTTTCTAACGGCATTCTCAGCAGTTTTTCTTGTTTCCCAATATTTATGTCGTGGGCTTGTAAGATTACTTACTAATTTTCCTGTTGATTTATCCATTACCCCATATAATGTAAATTCATTTTTCATCTATTTCACTCTCCGAAGATTTTCTCAATAACTTTTAACTTAATACTCTGACCAAATTCTGAACCAGCAGCTTTTGGATGACCACCACCACCAAATAAACTTGCTACATCTTTACCAAGATCAATATCTTCTTTAACGGTTCTATAAGATACCGTACAACCATCAACATCAATCATTGCCACAAAATCAATTTCAGGATGCATTTTACAAAGTCTATTACCTAATTCACTAATAAACCTATCTGCAAATACAAAACCACAAACCTTACCACACATAGAACTGGTAAACATAGTTTCATTCTTCTCTTCGATATATCTATCAATTTCATCCTGCTTAATCTTTAGAACAACCTCATCTTTAGCATATAATCTTGGGAATACCTCATCATGGATTTCTGAAATGCACCAATGAATAAAATCATTTCGACCATACAGGTAAAGTAAATCGTTCACTTGCTTACAAATAACTCCATCTTCACCAAGTTCTGACCATCTCCAAGTGTCATAATCTCTCACAAGTTCAGCAAATCTTCTCAATGTCTCTGAATCTTTTAAATAACCATTCTCGATTAACCAATAATAAAACATTTCTGTTCCACTAGTTTTAATAGTTCCAAGTTTCATATCTTCATACTCGATAGTCACAGAACACCAAAAATACTTATTAAGTCCTAGAGCTGTTGGATGATGGTCTAATAAATAAAAATTATCAAATCTGTCATCAATAATTTTTGCTGTATCTTCATTTACTCTGATATCTGTAATAATACACATATCAAATTCCGTTTCACTATCAATAAACTCCTTGACACTTGAATCAATGTTATCATAATCACAATATGAAATATCTACATCATCTCCAAATGCAAGTTTTGCCAAAATACCACAACCGATTCCATCAAGATCCGTATGTGAAAATAATTTAACCATGTAATCTCCTCTCTGCTATTTCTAATAATTTTTCTTTCTCATTTTTATATTCTCCACTAATGACTGAATCCAACAGATTATTTAATACCTCACCAATTTCTTTTCCTGGCTTATATCCAATAGTAATTAAATCCTTACCATTAACTGCTAAATCCTTTAGAGAAAAACATTCATCATCCTGTAAGACTTCTTCTAAAATATATTCGATGTTATCAATCTTCTGTAATCTTGTTTCCTGATTAATGTCGGCTTGTGCTTTAATATCAGCTCTACGAACATTTAATAGCCTTCCGAACTGTTCTTCTCCGATTTTATTAAGCCATCTCTTGACATATTTCTTTCCCATCTCAAAAGTAGCGTCATGATAATAGACTAATTCAACGACCTTTTCTCTTGTGTCATTATCAAATCGTAATCGCTTCATTATTTTATCAGTCATATCAGCACTGACTCTTCCATGACCTTTAAAATGTCTAATACCATCTTCGCCATCTTGATAACAATGTGGCTTTCCAATGTCATGAAAGAATACAGCCAATCTTGTTACTAAATCATCGGATTCACAATATTCTATTGCATGTACGGTATGATTCCATACATCATAAATATGATATGGATTATTCTGTTGAAAGCCAAACATATCTTTAATTTCAGGAATAAACAATGAAAATACTTCGTGATATAAAACCATTTGTACACAGAAATCACTCGATGCAGCAATTTTACAGAACTCACTATTGATTCTTTCAATAGATATATTCTCCAAATTCTTATACATTTTAGAGATATTCCAATCTGTATCAGATTCAAGGACAAATCCCAACTGTGAGGCAAATCGAATAGCACGTAAAATTCTTAATGCATCTTCTGAAAATCTGTCTTCTGCTCTGCCAACACATCTAATCTTGTGGTATTTAATATCTTCCATACCATTAAACGGATCTATAAGACCAGCTTCATCGTTGTATGCCATTGCATTGATTGTAAAATCTCTACGCTTTAAATCTTCTTTAAGGCTTCGTGTGAATGTAACACTGTCAGGTCTACGACTATCTGAGTAATTACCGTCAATTCTGTAAGTGGTACATTCATATCCCTCACCGTTAATTACAATAGTGATAGTTCCATGTTGCAATCCAGTTTCAATAATTCTCTTATCCTTGAATACTTCCATCATTTCATCTGGTGTGGCAGAAGTTGTAATGTCATAATCGTGAATTGGTCTACCAAGAATACTATCTCTCACACATCCTCCGACTAAGAAAGCCTCATATCCATTATTCTGTAAAGTATGAATAATTTCATTTGCACAAGATGGAATTTCAATTTTTAGATTAGATTTCACCTTTTACCACCCTTTCATTTACACTAGCAACAAATTCATTGATAGCCTTATAATTAGGATTATCAGGAAGACTTGTGTTTTTCTTCGCATAATCCAATCTCTTTTCATAATCATTTACCATTTCAAAGAATTCTGGGATTGGCTGATCGTTGCTATCCAAATACTTACCATTACGAATGTCCATAAGCAAATCATGCTCATCTTCTCTATATGTGATTATTCTCTCTTTTTCAAGAATATCCAAACACATCATATACAGACGAATAAGATGCATTGAATGTTTAGCGATTTTACCATGTTCAATTGCTTTTTCATTTCTCTTACCAATTTTTCCATACTGACGAACAGTATTCTGAAGCTCATTCCACATAGAGCAATAATCTCTTAACGGATAATGATGCAGGGTTACATCCATAAAAATCTCTGTGTCGTAGCCTTCCTGTACAGCTTTGTCAATATATAATTTCATAGAATCGTCTTCATATGGTGTATATTTCTTTGTGAAGTCAGTCTGCATAAATTCAAGAGTCTTCAGAATATGTTTCTCTAATTCAGACTGAGACATCTGATGTGCAGCTTTCTGGTTTAATCTGTATAATTGCTGATTAGCATAACCGCCAAACGAATGACAAGCTCTCTTTGATAAAAATAAATGTGCATTATCAATTAACTCCTGACCAATAGGTGATACATAAAAGTAATGTTCAGGCTTATTGCCAAGCATTTCTATTGTATTAGGATTGGTGTTACTCAATAATGCGACCAATTTATTAAATGCATAAATCGTGGTATCTGTTTCATTATTTACAAATTGCTCAAAATTCTCATTAGTAAGAATCTGCATTTTGCTATTTAATGCACAACCACGAATATCTAAATCGCTACCCTCATTATTTGTTCCATATGCATGACTTCCACCAAGAGTTAAGATAATGATATTGTTACCCAAATTCTTATCTGTTCTCAGGAAGTCATACTCTTTTGATTTTAATTTATTCTTAATCTGTTCAATTGTCATTGTCTTAACCTCCAAAATTCCATAGGAAATGTGCGTTTCTTTCTAATGTAAAATATATACCATATATAGTATATATTGCTTATTTTCAATACTATATATGGTATATTTATAACAATTACTCGCCTAACTCTGCAAGTGCCTTATCCAGATCCTCGTCAGACATGTTTTCAAGTGCTACATCCTGTCTCTTAGCCTTGATTTCAAGCAATCTCTGTCTCATCTCAGCATTTTTCTTAGCGTCTTCTCTCTTCTTCTTCTCATCCAGCTTCACGCCAACAATATACTTAACAATTTCAATCTTGTTAGAAATCTCCTCGTCTTCCTTTGACTTAGTATTCAAAAGACTCTCTTCCTCAGACTTCTTTACTTCCGCATTGAGTGTCTTAAATACTGAGTCCAGATTTGTGAGAGATAAATCCCACAAATCAATTACGTTAATCATTCCTCTGAATGGAAACTGATAGTTTGCTCTTGTTGCATTAATAAATAATTCGTTGTTTGTCATAATAATAATCTCCTTTTCCAATTCTAATTAAAACTTAATCTTCATTACACGCTCTGTTGCACCCTTAACCTTAACAACTAAATCTGCTCTTTTTGTCATAGAGAATCCAATTCCTGAAAGCTGATCATCAGTATCTTCTACATGACACTTAGCACCTAAAGCCTCAAATACTCTCTTGTGCTTCATTAAATCATTGTCAAGGAACTCAACATAGAATCCATTAGGCTCTTCGTTGTTTACACAATCCTTCAGGAAGAAGAATAAATGTCTGTGACCAATTCCGTCCTGCTCGTCAAAATAGTTTGGACTATAACTGATTACTGATACAGGAACGAACTGATTTGTATTTACACCCCAAATCTCACGGCTTGAAATAGATGAATTTCCTGCTAATTTTTCCTTAATTGAGAAGTTGCCATTCTTGTCAAGTGTTACCTCTGCCACCTGAACTTTCTCACCAGTTCTCATAGGATTGCTATAATCAAATGAATAAATCTCTCCATTGAACTCAACTTCTGCTCTAAATCCATGTCTTACTGCACCTGAATACTGATGTACAAAGAACTTATAAACACCTGGTTTCATTCTTGACAGGTCTTCCCAAGTAATATTCTCTACTGCAACCTTTCTATCTGGATGAATAATATCAACGTCTAACTGACCACCCATTCTTGAAACACTTGGCTTTCTACAATTACTAAAGAAAATTTCATTCTCATCTGGCTCAATACAATGTGCATCAAGGTCGTAATTATCATGACCATCTTCGTTCCACTGAATAGAAAATCTGAGTACACCGTCAACATTACCGCCAGCAGCTTTTACGTTCTGTTTCATATCAGAATCAGTAATGTTTCCTGAATAAGCCCAAGATAATCCATTATTCCATTTGAACATTGTCTTAGAATCTGGATTAGCAGGTGCAATCATAGAAACAAAGTTCTTCTCATGCTTATTCTCTACAAAAGCTTCAATTTCTTTTGCAGTTGGAAGTACCTTATCAATGAAATTCTGTGCTGAAATCTCTTCAACCTTAGAAAACTTCTTAGGACTTACAGCAACATCCTTTTCCATCTGTCCAAAAATATCATCTGCACCAACCATTCTTCTTGCAGCACTCTTATTTGAGAACAGTACATTATTTACAGTAATATCATTCAGATTAGCAAATCTTCTCTGTAATGAATCCATATATCCAAGTTCTGTAATAGTCTTCCTTGCATCCTCAAGCATCTTCTTTGTAAAAATAGCCTTTGGACGCTTATAATTGCTTGGAGCGACAATCTGCTCATACTTCTTAACTGCTGTGTCAAGATCCATATCCTCACTTATATTGATAAGAAGTGTTCCAATGGAATGATTTCTAATTCTACCGATAGCCATACCTGCTGTTACCGACTTCTCCCAAGTATATAAATCCTTTTCAGTATCAGAAGTCAGTTTATCATATTCCTTCTTATACTTCTTGAACTCTGTGAGTACGCCTTTCCACTCTTCGCCCTTGTAAAGTGTATTTGAATTGATAAGTTCAAGAATTGTATCGAGTGCATCCATAGTAATTTCATCAAGAGAACGCTTAAATACATTTCTTGTATCTCTGAACTGTCCTTTAACTTCCTCATTAGAACGACTACTTCTATTTACGAACTTACTTGGAAGCTCTAAGAAGAAATGATCCCACTGATGAGACTTTCCATTAATTTCTTCAAAGTTAAAATCTGTGCCAATCTTAGGGAACTTGGTTGTATAAATATCTGTAACTGTATGAGCCTTTACAAAAGCGTCAAGTGCATCACATACTGGCTGATATGTTGTATCACCAAGATTCAGTTCCCAAATTGTATGAATCTGATTATCCTTGATAGTGACAGCAGAACCAATATTCTTAATAAACTGTCTACAACAACTACAATCATGCTCTCTACGTTCTCTGAAAATCTCATTTGTACCAGCAGGGAAGCTATCAAGATATGTATTCCATAATTCATCCTTATCTACATTTACCTCAAATAAATGTGTTGCCTCTTTCTGCATTTCATCGAAGTGCTTCTGTAAAGCCTTCTTAAACATCATAAATCCATCCATATTTTTGTACCTCTTCTTTCTCTTATATTTGTTTTTTGTTAATTGTTTCTACTGTTATATTCTCCGTTTATAATTCAAACGAATCAAAGTTTTACTGTGCTTTTTTAGTAACAGTGCCCATTGTATCCACCGCCATCTCCATCACAATGTCCTGCCATAGTTCTCATCATTTTTACAATCTTCCTTAATAATTTTGTGTACATAATTACACCCATCCTTTCATCAATTCTCCATTTTTCATAAACCACGCCATATTTATTTGTTGGTTTTCTAAATAACGTACATACAACTTTAATGCCATCACTTAATGACGCTTTTAATGTCTCTTCACACATAAAGCACGATCTTTTTAATAACACAGGAGTCTTAAATCCTGGTATTATATTCTCCATATCAAGATATGTTTGACATCCATTTGAATATGGAGAGCCTAATTTAATTCCAAATGTCTTCTCAAATGATACATAATAATCTTTTCCATGCTGAATTTCTGATAATTTAATTGAATTAAATCCCATAGAATCATAATGTTTTAAACATGCAGTTAAATCCTCTTTTGTATATAAATATGGTTTAACAATATTTAGATTTATTCGTATTTTTTCTTTATATGGGAGCGAATTATAAAAAGCTTGTCTATCATATTGTGACTTTGTTTTTCTAATTTCGTCAGCCACATCTTCTTTATAATGTTGCGCAGAAATATTTAACCCATCCAAAATCGAAAGTAAATATATAAATCTATCTCTCTTGTCATAGCAGATTTTTGGAACAGAAGTTGTAACATATAGTTTAAGATTTGATGCTGCTTTGATTTTCTCTACACAATCAATTAATTCATCTAAGAATAAACAAGGTTCTCCTCCAAGAAATAACACATCATCTAAACCATCTTTATTCTCTAATATAGTAGTTACGATTTTATCTATATCTGGTTTTACAATATGCATTCCTTCGTAACACTGATCTACACAATGAGCACATTTATTATCACATGCACTTGTAAAATGCACATCAAAACTGTTGTATATGCCATCACAACAATTACATTTTTTCTTCATATTTAATCTCTCTTTCAAATAATCAAAGTTTTCTTTCTACTTCCAACCACTACAATCTCTACAACCTAATGCATATACATCACACTCTTTAACCGCACAAGTTTCACATTTATATGGTTCTCTGTATGATGTAATTTTATCTTGTAGTTCATTAATTTCTTCCATAATAGTATCAATATCTTTTAACTTAATTCCAAAAAGAATCTTCTTCAATTCTTCATACATAAGTTTTTTCGATACATTTTTATCACTCTTATTTGGTTTATATTTAAAATCATATTTCCATTGGTCTATTTCTCCATATCTATAATTCTTAACAATTGGGGAATCTGCTATTGGATGGCAGCTGTTCTTATTTGAACAATAATAATTATTTCTCACATAATCATGTTCACATCCATATATACAAATATCACATGATACGCCCATATAAAATCTCCTTTCATTTTCCAAAGATCGAAGTTTACTGTGGTTTCTGTTCTTCGTCTATAAAATATGTATTTCCATATTCATTGACTTTCTCGGTCAAATTCATTCTTGCGTAATCAAGAACGTCTGATGCGAAATTTGCCATACACGGATAACATAAATAATGCTTAGTTTTTCCTACATTCATTTCTATTAATCCAACTTCTATTCTTCCGCAAATCTCACATGACTTATTTCTAATCCATTGACTCATATAACTTTGCTCCTGACTATCTTTTATACTCAATCCATTTGTCTGAACCTTTGAATTTCATTTTTACTTTCGTAGGACATCCATCTGGGATAGATTTTAATGATTTATAGTCGCCTATAATTGTTGCTGCTTCCAAAGCTTTGTGATTCTTCTCACATTCCATTGCTTTTTCTTTATCTGCATAATCGGTATTACAGAACTGACAAGTATATAATGTCTTTGTAACCATATAAATTTCCTTTCCAATTTACCAAATTCCATTTACTGTCTTATCAATAGCTTCTCTCATTACACCACCAGTCATTTTATTCATTGCATCTACAACAAGACCTTTAAACTCGGCTCTTATTCGTCTATTATGCTGAGTACATGGCGTTGAACAATAATTACTTCTTCTACATTTTTCACAGTTACCATTCAATTTCCACTGTTCATTTTCCTGAATCTGTTCCATAATATTTGTATGTTCCTTTCAAAGTTATATATTCTGATTAATATGCCTCTGCTATATCATCATATTCTCTTGAAAGATATCTAACTAAATCCTTATAAATATCTAATTGATAGTCATATAAATAATTACATAATTCAATATCACTATCGAAAAACTCTTCAATGGCTGTGGAATTAGCCCATCTGTCAAAAGCAGTTCTTGTTGAAACTCTAAGTAACCATCTGTTTCTAGTTCCACTATGAGGTTCTACTACCATAAAAATAACTGTATCTGTTCTTGCTTCTAAATGACCTTCGTATTCGTCAATCTCGTAATTCTGACCATTATTCATTTGATCATTCTCAAACCATCTTCTTATATTTTCCATTTCTCTATCTCACTTTCATATTTTCTTGCTACTTAACTTTTATATGCAATGGGTGTTCTCCTCTCAAAGAAAACTCGATCCATTCTCCTTGCATTGGATAACTGCTATGTAACAAGATGTTATCAAACCAAAAATGTGCATTACCAATCATAACAGTAGAATAATTAGTGTACCATTCAATTTGAATGATTTGCTCATTTATCGCAAATTCATATATTCTACTGAAACCATATTCATTTTGGTTAATCCATTGTCCTTTGATACCAACTTTCTCTAATCTATTTACCAATTCTTTCTGTGTCATTTTTTACCTCTCTTTCAAAGAAATCGAACATTATTTGTTATTCATCTACAACAACTATTTTCTTACCACAATAAGGGCAATATTTTAGTTTATCCCAATTTTCAGGTATTCTCCAATATGGGTTTTTTGCATCGTGATATTTAGGACAAACTGTTCTATAATCATATTCAATCCATTTACAAGTTGGTATTTCTTCATATCTTCGGAGCACAATATTTCCTCCATCAATAAATATTTCCATTGGTTCACCAGTGACATCTGTTTTTCCAAATACTAACTTTCTAATTTCCTTTGGAATTACTATTCTTCCTAAATCATCAAATGTGCGAATTATTCCTGTTATTTTCACTTTTTCACCTCACAATCCAAAGAAAGAGAATCTCTAATAATCTGTGGCAATATATATACCAAAATCATTGAATCTGACTTCTTTGACATTACCCACTAACAAACTCAAATCGTAACACCTATTAAATTTACTCATCGCATCTTTAAGTGAATCTGCATAACATATTGCCACATCATCTGAATACTTATGTCCTTCCATGACATTCGGTTTTGAATAGCAATACAATTTTTGTGGTTTGTATGTACCAACTAATTTATCCACGATGACCTCCTATAATTTGTTATATCTATCAAGTAACTTTGCATACGCCAGATCTTTACTTGCGTAATATTCATCATCAAGTCGCTGCTGAATTTCTTTCTTTCGTTTATCCAATTCTTTCTTTAATTGTGCTTTCTGTTCTCTACATTCGACACGTCTCTCATAATCGGAAATATCAACTTTACCAATTACTTCTGATGTAATCGGTTTCTTGATTCGTTTTGTTGCTTCATCAACAGTTAAAATCTCTACAATCTTGCCCGGTGTAGAGCCTCCGCTTAATACGATCATGTCTCCAACATGATAATCATATCTGTCATCATATATTGCGAAGAAATATTCACAACATCCGTATTTAAGAACTGCTACTCGGTTATATCCTTCTAACTTTGCCATATACGCATCCTCCATTAATTCTTCTTTGTTTTCTTCTTAGTAATCTTTTCTGCTTTTGCTTTAGCAATCTTGTTATCTACCTTAACAAGACTACCCTTAAAAGTACCAATTGGTTTACATGCAATTCCCATGTTTTGTTCTCCTTCCTTTCTATATATACAATTTGTTCATTACGGAATCGAACCGTATCTTACGGCGTCAGTCGTTTCTGTCGTGCTGCCATCACACTCATGAACAAAAACAGATTTTGAACCTCACATGGCTTTAGCCATGTGATTCTTGGGAACTCCTCTCTACTGAAAAGATATTTACCAAGCTATCTCGATAGTTCCTACCGTTCTTTTATTCGTCTACGCCACTTCTAATATTCTCAATCCTTCGTTAAGAATGTTAATTGCAGCGTTTATATCTCTATTATGATGTGTATGACAACAAGGACAATCCCATTCTCTAACACTAAGATTTTTTGTATCCTTATTGACATAGCCACATACATTACATGTTTGAGAACTTGCAAAGAATTTACCTACTTTGACAACCTGCTTACCATACCAGTTTGCTTTATATTCAAGTTGTCTTACAAATTCTGACCATGACACATCTGCAATAAACTGAGCAAGTTTATGATTTTTAATCATGTTAGATACTTGAAGATCTTCTAAACAGATAACATCATTTTTTCTGATAATTTCTGTAGATAATTTCTGCAAGAAATCCTTTCTTTGATTTGCAATATGTTCCTGAAGTCTTGCAACTTTTATCCTTGCTTTGTTACGATTAGAACTACCTTTTGATTTTCGAGACAGCCCTCTTTGCAATTTAACAAGTTTGTCTAAAGACTTCTTGAGATATTTAGGATTTGCAATCATTTCTTCATCAGACGTTATGCAAAATTCTTTAATTCCTAAGTCAATACCAATTGAACATCCAGTCTTTTCTGATGGATTTACATCAACATCAGTGCAGCAAAGTGATACAAAATATTTTCCACTTGGTTCTTGCGACACAGTAGCATTAAGTATTCTTCCTTGTAGTACTAACTTGTTTTTCGTTTTTACCATTCCAAGTTTAGGCAACTTAATATGCTTATCACAATACTGAATATTCCCATTAGTACATTTTGACTTATAAGAATATCTATGTGTTTTCTTTGATTTGAACTTAGGATATCCTGCATGTTCTTTAAAAAACTTTTGATATGCTGAATCTAAATCTTTAAGTGACGATTGAAGAGCAGTGGAGTCAACTTCTTTAAGCCATTCTAACTCTGATTTTAGTTTCTTCATATCATTTGCACACTGTACATATGTGAATGTTTCTTTCGATTCTTCATATAATTTAATTCGTTTTGCAAGATATGTATTATATACAAATCTACAACAACCAAAAGTCTTTGCAATTATTTCTTTTTGCTTCTTATTTGGGTAAATCCTGTACTTATAAGCTTTCTCCACTATCCTCACCTCACTTTCTTTTCTAATTTTGAATATATTTTATAATTTGTTCTTCTGTATTTTCTGATACAGTTGACACGAAATATGATGGATTCCACAAGTGTCCACCCCATAATTTCTTTTTTAATTCTTCTCCAAATTCTTTTATAAGCATCCGAGAAGATATTCCTTTAAGTTTTTGAATAATATCAGGAATATAATGTTGCGGTGAGCAGTTGATTAGAAGATGAATGTGATCCTTATCTGTATTCGCTTCTAATATTTGAAAATCTTCGCATTCGGCAACTATATTTAATATTTCCAGAAGTCGTTTTTCTATATTTGACACAAGTATCTTATGTCTGTACTTAACACACCAAACTATATGATATTGAATTGAATACACACATCCTCTACCATGGATTACTTCCATAATTTATCACCTCATATGAATATTCTCTGTTTTAACGGCGATTCATCTCACCACTAAAGCGGCAAGTGTTCTCGCCTTTCTCATAAAGTTTCAAATCTTAAAACTTATAGCTGGGCTAGCTGGATTCGAACCAGCGAATGCAGGAGTCAAAGTCCTGTGCCTTACCGCTTGGCGATAACCCATTATGTAGACAACTTTAGTCAAGTCATCTACTTTTTTATTCTTTTTCTTATATATTAAACAGGAATCATACACAAAGAATTGCCAGATTTGGCATATGTATTAGATATAAGAGGTGAGGTAATGATATGCACAATCCCTGTTAATATCACCACCATAATGCTTGAAACCATTTTCCAAACAACTGCAAACCTTCATCAACTTCTGCTTGCTTCTGATCGATTAGGTGTTTAGCTTCCTTATATGGTTGCGTATTTATGTCCCAAACACCATAGTAATCATCGGTCATCAGTGTTAGTTCAAATGCATGAATCATTTTATCTAAAGCAGCATCCCATTTCTCAGGTGTATTCATATCACCAGTTCCAGGATAACAACATGATTCTTCTTTGAAATATTTTAATCTTGGTAGGATAAACTCTGCAATTGTGTAGCTTAAATCCCAAATTTCCTTCGGATTAACATATTTACCATGTTTCTTTAACCATTTCTTACGCTGCCTTTTATTCATATTCTTATCCCTTTCCAATAATTTTTTATTGTTATGATTGATCATCTGTATAAGCAATTTGTAATTAAAATAACAATCCTCTGGACGAAATGTTATCGTACCACTATGTTCTGTTTGTACTTTCATACATCTCCATTTCTATGCTGATAATTGTTGAATTAATTTTTTATCAAATTCTTTAAAATCAGCCAACATATTATCCAAATTTACCACCTGATCGTGACTATAAGATATATCTTTGTTTGTATACGCTACTAACCAATCATCCAGATCTTTGTCACTCTTAAATGAATATGCAATCATCCCTAAAAATGCCAATTCATTATGGTAGTCAAAAAATGGTGATTCTTTGTTTACTCCATCTAAATTTTTGAAGTCATCCATTAAAGTATAATAATCATCCACATCATCTTCTGATACTCTTTCTGATATATTCTCTCTAATGAACTGCAATGGTGTAATTTCTTCTGACAACTCAACATTATCTATTGAATTATTCTCTGTCTGCTTTTCTGTAATATGTAAATAATCCATCATTAATGCCGTATATGTATCAATTTTCTGAGCAACAAGTTTTTTACCTGTTGTACCTGGCTCTTTATATAATAAATCGTATGACCAGTCGCCTACTTTGACATTATGTAATTTTGTTGGAATTCCCTGTACAAACTCAGCAAATTTAGAATCTGGAAGATTTAATCTGCTGAACTTATCAAATACAACTACCCATGTCGATATGTCTTTCTTTACAAAAACATCTTTACAAGATGATCTACAACATTTTTCCATTCTCTGAAGGATATTCCTTACTGTTTCAAATTCCTGATGATTACTTTTTTCTTCAAGCATAGCATTTGCCGATTTTGAATCTTTTTTAAATTCATCTATATGGAAAAGAGCCATCACACTATTACAAACCAACTGTATATAATTTCCATTTTTCCTATCTGTATCTGAGTATGTCATTGAATTTTTGAAGAATCCTTCTTCTCCGATACTTTTTGCTTGTCTGGCATATGTAGGAATCCAAGTCAATGCTTTCTGACTTGCATTCATTCCTTTGTGGTTATTTAGTTTTCTAACTAATTTACTAACCTTTTCCATAGTACAATTCTGATATGTTACAATCCGAAGCTGATAGTTATCAAATCTCTTTTTTAATTCTTTTGGAAAATCATCATATGTCTTATTTTTTATATCAAATATTTTCTTTTCCCATACAAAATTCCCATCTTCATCTCTAACTGCCACGCCATTTTCATCGAAGACTTTTGATTGATACTCAATCTCGCTGTCTTCAATGTTTTTAGTAAATTTGTAATTCCCATAACGAATTTGCATCAATGCAGTGGTACGCTGTAATCCATCACCAATATATTTTTGAACAATTCCATCTTTAATAGGAACTTCTGCTAAAATCAATGGAGGAAGATAATCTCCTGTTAAGACAGTAACACCAATTCCATTAACAAATGGATCATCACTACAAAAGTATCGCTGCACGTCCTGATTATCGTTAACATCACCCTCTTTTACTTCCTCTGTGTAATTGATTACTGGAATATTTTCTTCTCTAATTTTTCCTACTGCCATCATAAATATCTTCCTCCTTATATAGTTACATTAATATTTTTACATTTTCATAAGCCTGTATTACAGACAAATTGTTTGAGTAATCTTTCTTACTCATATTTAATAATTCTCTTATCTCCTTCTCATCATACCCTTGAACAAGATATTTGATTATTTCCCTCTGGATATTAGATAAATTGTTCAGATATCGTTCAATTTTTGTACCTTCGAAATGATCTCCACACGCAGATTCGAATGTATCAAAGTTAGATGGGATGATATCTTCAAGAGTAAGTCCATCTTCTGTGATTAAATTATGTATGCTATCCACCATTTTTGCAGGTATCCTCTTCTCTCTGTTTCGATCACGAATCTCTGTATTAAATTTACGCTTAATATTACTAGCCAAAAAGCTATCGAAATTGCATTCTTTGTCTTCTTCATATCTAAGTACCGTATCATTTAATACATCAAGTGCAATACTATAAAAATCATCATAATCTTTATTTGATACACCACCAATTTTAACAATCATTGGCTGACATATACGCTTTAACTTAGCCATATTGTTGTCGCAGTACATAAATAATATTTGATTAATGTTCATCATTTTGCCCCTTTGTTATGTAAATAATTGTCAATATATAATTCTCTCTCAAAAATCTTTAAGTGCTTCGTTTCGCCGTAGCACTTCGGACAACGCTGAAATTTCTCATTACGTTCCGATGTAAATCTTCTCACTTCTGTCATTGGAACATTGCATGTTCTACATATTGTCATCTTCATCTTCCTCCACAATCCTGTATCTGTATTTACGATCGAACAGTCCTTCAATCGCCTTTTCTGTCCGTTCACGATTGATCTTGGTTTCATCGATCTCTCGCAGAATATTATGTATAATCATCATTTCGTCCTTGAGCTGTCGCCTATTCCTTCTATTCTCCCTTATCTTCTTATATAGAAGCCAAGCAGAATACAAATCCTTTGAAGTTTCAAGCTCAATACTATGTAAAATATCCATCAAACTAGAATCAGACATCCTTAATTCTTTCTCTAAGTATGCATATCTGTCTCTAGCCTCTTTAAATATGTCGTAGCATGTGCCAAATTTTTCAATCCATTGTGTCACATTATCCGATGGATGATAGTCAGTATTTTCGATTACATGCTTAGACTCTTCTCTGACGATTTTTTGTACAGGTGTTTCAACTTTAATATCTGGTATGCACTCAACATAGAAATTCAGATTTTTCAGAGTTTTAGGCAAAGCTTTTAGAATATTCTTTGCTTTTTGCTCTGTGAACCTACCCATATTGGTTTCATTACATGTTTCTGCTTTCCCATTATTAGTCAGCCGGATATACACCTTTTTGTTGTTTTTGATAATATAATCCAACCATATACAACCTCCCTTATATTTAATTTTAGCTAGGCTGGTGGGGATTGAACCCACGAATACCAGAGTCAAAATCTGGGGTGTTAACCGCTTCACCACAGCCCATTATTAATTCTCCATGAATGAGTTATGTGTAAATGAATTTATGTGCGATACGCAACAATGATAAATATAAATAAAGATAATGTCATTTGACATTTATTTGAAAATATGTAACAATACAGTTGTAGCGTATACACGTTATGTACGGCAGCCTATCCGTTTAAGGTACTCGCAATACCTTATGTCAATCGGTTAGGCTGTTTTCTTGTCTTATTATAGAACACTTGTTCGAACATGTCAATATTGCATCGAAAATATGTTCTCACCAATGTTTTTTGAACATTTAATTGTATTTTATAGATATTATATGCAAAACAATGTACTATAATTAGGACACTATTCTTAATAGAATATCATGCATAATACCTTCTCTTACTATATTCTCTGGTATTTGATGTTTTGAATATAGTTGCATGTGTGGAAAAAATTCATCAGTATTGATTATCACAGTATTTGAATTTTTAACAAGCACACAAACTTTATCTGGTGATGCTACTTTTCTATCCTCTTTATTTTTATCAAAATCAAATGATGTAACAACGACTTTACAACCTTTATTTTTCTTTTTTAATTCCTGCAATAATTTAATTGCATCATCGCAACTCATTACTCCAAATGTTTCTAAATTCATATGCTGCCTCCTTATATAGCAAGACTTATCCTAAGAGCTTCTCTTACTTTTTCACAATCCTCTACACTTAACTTACCAACCAAATCTTTGATTCTTCTTTTATCAATAGTTCTAAGTTGTTCAAGTTCAAGGGTAGAATCCATACCTAGTCCATTCACTTCGTCTTTATGTATTAATACATGAGTCGGAAGTGATGATTTAGATTTAGATGTTAAAATTGCTACCATTGTCGTAGGACTATATTTATTGCCTACGTCATTCTGAAGAATAACCACTGGACGTATGCCTCCTTGCTCCGATCCTACGACTGGTCGTAAATCAGCATAATAAATTTCTCCTCGCTTAATCATGTCGTAGTCACACTCCTTTCTCTTATGTATGTCCTACGTGTTTTCTTTTGTTTGCCTTTGATACCTCGTATTATATAAGATATAACCCAATTAGTCAAGATATATCTTAATTTTTTCAGATATAATAATGCACAAATTTTTTTAATATATCTTGTATAATTTATATATATCTTATATAATCAAGGTATATCTTAATAAAGTGAGGTGCTATTATGAAAAATGCTGATTCTCAAGAACTTCTTTTAGAGTTGCGAGCAATTATAGCAAAAAACAAAATTCCTAAAAAACTTATAGCTGATAAATTAAATATTTCTCCATCTGCGTTAACTTCTCGGTTTAATCAAAAAAATATATCCATTGATGCTTTATTAGAGTTATGCAAAGCTATTGGAGTTGATATGAATATTGATTTTTCATCAAAGGACACTGAATAAGTAGTGCCCTTTACATATCTACATTACTCTCAGTTCATTTGCCATATCAATTGCCCTCTGATACTTATCTACATCATCTGTGAGCATTCTTATTATCTTTCCAAAATCATCAGATTTCAGAGAAATAACTGGCATATTCCTAACAATCTCATCACCCTTACCAGCTAATACATTACGAATAAATTCGCCATGATCTTCCAAATATTTTTTATTTCGCATCTTTGTGACGCACATATAATCTAAGGTTTGTAATTCATTTACATGCCCAAACATTTTTTGCAATGAATGTACGCAATTTGGATCAAACATGTGTGTCGTATATATCCAATAACAGAAGCTCTTACGCATCGTATGTGTTGAGACTCGATATTTTATATTGCAATCCTTAACTGCTTGCTTTAACTTACTTCTGTAATTATCAGTATGCCATTTTTTCATATCTTTATAATCAACAACATAATGAATGTAATCAAATAAATTATCATATGATCCAAATCTTTTTGATTTTTTCGTTTTTTGAGTTTCAAATCCATCTAATATCTCATTGATGCGGTTAATGCTCCAATCTTTTCCAAAATAATCAACCCATTCATAAATATCCTTTAGTTCCAGTTCACATGTTCCAGTCGCAAAGTATGTTCGATCAACTTTATACCATTTCTCTTTACTTGGGTGAGTAAAGATATCTTCATTATAATGTTTTATTGGATCAATATGTTTATTGGTTGCATATTTCTCAAGTGCATCAAATACCATAGAACTAAGAGCAAGTACAATTGTTTTTCCTGTTTTTTGTTCTTGAACACTATTAATCTCAGTTTTATAAGCCCCATCTTTATAATAAAAATCTGACCATTTCATTGAAATCGTGTCGCCAATACGTCTTCCAAGGAGTAATTCTAACAATGTAATTAAATAGTTGTCCCAATCATTTTTCTTTTCAAACCATTCAACTACATTTTTTATATCTTCCATTTTCCAAAAAGGGTCACATCCTTCATTGTCTCCACATCTCTTAGTTGTATAATCTCTTGTCTGTGCCATATTAACCAACCACCTTTCTTACATACATATTCTCCGTTTGCCATTCAGGTAACAGTTCATTATTCTCATCATAATATCTGGGTTTAATTTTCTTTGCGTATTCCATACGCTCGTCAAAATCATCGCACCACCTAACTTCAAGATTTTTAGTTCTCATTTGCAACTTTGTACATAGACAGCACAAGTTTTTTACATGGTCTTTTTCTCTCATATTCGGTCTACGCATTTTATCTCCAACCTGATTTTTACTAAGACATCTTAAACAGATAAATTCACTTGATCTGTTTGTATTGTCATGTCGTTTACACATATTTATCACCTCATTTTTTGTAACAAAAAAGAAGCAGTTAATTTCTGCTTCTAATGCTTATTTCTATATTTAATTCGCTTTTAATAAGAGAAGAACTTTTTGTCTTATAACTTATTCTTTAATTTAATTGAGCATTCTTTACATAATATAGTAGAACTATTTCCATCCCACGTTATTTTTAACATTTCCGAATCTTCTTTAGAACCCTTCCCGCATTCAGCACAAGTTCCAAATCTTTCCGCTCCTTTAAAATCTGATAATTTTGTTATTTTCACTTTATACCACCTGCTTTCCATAACCATGAAATCGTCATTTCTTAATATCAAATTCTGCACCACAAAACCAACAATACTTAATATATTGGTTAAATGCTCTTGCGTCTGATTTCTTGCAATTAGAACAAAATGTTCCACATGTTCCTATTCTATGAGCTTTAATTTTCTTCTTTTCCATTTATATCACCTCTTCCAATCTACTCATATAAAATTGACTCTAAATCATTAATCACAATTTCCATCTGTCTTTTTGCTTCTTCTTCTTTAATTTCTGTAAGAGATTTCTTATAATCTTTAATTTTCTCTTCAATTTGATCACAACACCATGTAGGATTATTTCGTTTTCTATTCATCTATACCACCTCTTCTAATCTTCCAAGTAAATCATTCTTTCTTTTTATCCTTGTAAAAAGTAAATATAAAACCATTTTGGATATCCGTCTTGCCAAAATTCACAATAATGCCTATATCTGCTTACTTTATTCTCTTTGTATAATTCTGCGAGCAGCTTACCAATTTCAAGAACTTTCGGTACTCCATACGGATACCATTCTACTGTTTTGGGATTAAATGCATGTATGTATGCATTTACAAAATCATCTGCTACAACATCAATAAACTCATCCTTGTGTTGCGACATATAATTAAGTATCCATTGCTTTTTGTGTTCTTTTATGACATTTCACCTCCAAAAGAAAGTTAAATTTAATTGCATCGTTATTTTTTAAAAGTAATTGTATTGAATGTATCAATATCTTCATTCGACTTCAACCATTCCAACTCATAATTCTCTGCTTCTTCTCTTGTATCAAATATGTGCTGATCCGTTGTATAAAAATCAGTCTGTGCTCTTTGTCCACCCATATAATGAAAAGCTCTTACATTCATCTTTGCCATATCTTCAATACTCATGTTCTTAATCAATTCATAATTCGTCATAATATTTTCTCCCTTCTAATAAGACTTGTTTGCTAAAATTCATCTAATTTATTTCCGTTATTGTCAATCCATGCTTTTGCATCTTTCAATTTATCTCCGATCCATAATCTATCTTTATATTTATTTGCATATACTTCATATGATGCAAGACAAGCACCATTTACTGTGTGAATAGTTATCTTTTTTATTACATATCCTTTATATTCCCTAAAATTGCTATTCATACAATCATGCTCCTTTCTACACTACTTTCTTATCTAATTCATTTCCATACACATTAACATATCCACCATAAGTATTTCCGTTTTCTTCATACCAGAAATACCATTCAGTTTCCGTTACTCTCTTAATATTTACATCAGATGTTTTTGTGTTGTCAATCCATTTCTCAACTTCTTGGATTGCGGTTTCTCTATCAGAAAATATTCCAAGCACTCTTGCGTTTGCTTCTGGGTGTTCTCCTTTATTATTAATTACTGTATGTACTATTGTATATAACATGTCATTCACTCTCCAATCTATTTAATTCCAGCTTCCTTACACAATTCTAAAAACTCATCCTGGCTAATTTGCATTTCTGGTTTAATAGTTGTCTCATAATAATGAATTGTATCTGCCGTAAGATTATAATTCTTATCAGACTTTGCAAGATTAACCATTGATTTCAATGTAAATTTTACGATTCCTATGTATGTTTTCTTGTCTATTTTATCCATATTATTCACTCCAATCTTCAAATAAATCTATTCCAAACCAATCATTTTCTCAAAATACATTGCCGCTCTACCATTTCCACCCTCATGTTTGTATCCAATACATCCAATCAATGCAGAATCAATAGATAAGTATGAACGGTTTATATCGTTGTAGTTAATATATCCATGATAATATGTTTTCTTATCTATTTTATCAATATACTCTACAATTTGATATTCTCCAATACAATGTATCTTGATCACATTGCCCCATGTAAATTCTTTTTCTATCAGTTCTAACTTTTCTTCATGTGTTGCTTCTCTTACATCCTCGTCTGTAATTGTATTTAACTCACAAAAATAACAACTTCCATAATTACACGGATGGAACTTAAAATCATTTTTGCTTTTTACTACTGTTCCAATCTGATTTTTGTATACAACAATGTCTCCATATTTCATATATTTTCGCCTCCGTTCTTCAAATGAAGCTATTATTTAATTACCATTATATTTGTTTCAAGCATTCCTCATACGATTGCTTTAAACTAATAAAACTTTCACTATTTCCACCATTATCAGGATGTACTATTTTTAATAATTCCTTATATGCCTTATCTAATTCTTCTTTTGATGGATAATCATATTTAAAACCAAGGTTTTGAAAACACTGAGGAAGTAATGTTTTTTCAGGCAAATATTTCATTCCTGATATCCATACTGAAAAATCATATATGTCACGTTCTGACATTCGTGCCAAATCTTCTAATGTTAATACTAGCTGTGCTAAACAATCCGTTCCATAAATCAGTTTATTTTCTGGTGTTGCCTTATGATCAAATTTATAAAATTCTCCCTTATAAGTAAATTTTATATAAGCAGAATCTTTATCCCAATTATATTCATAATTAATTACATGTAATCTTGACATTACCTTATTTAATTTATCAATATAATATTCAATACTTTTATATTGCGGATTTTTTGTAGTAAGTTCTTCAGATAATTTCTGTACATTAACCTTTTCTTCTGAAATAATATTACATTTTCCATCAATTTCTACAATTGTAAACCCTGAACGGCTATTTATATTTACACATTCTTTTATTATTTTTTGTAAATGTGTTTTTGCATTTTTAGCAGTTTTAAACTTTTGTGCTGCTTCTATATCAGACGAAACAACATATTTTTCATTGTAACGCTGTCTCATTCTGCAATAATATTTTTCTTCTTTTTTCGTTTGATAAATATCTTTTATATAGTCTATTTTTATTATAAATTTTGTATTCATGACATATTACTCCTTAACATTGACATTATAAAAGATTATAACAAAATCATAACTCTTACACAATATCATTCAACAACTCAATCACCTCATCAAGTTTCTCACTCGCTTCTTCCATACTATCAATTGCATCTTCAGAACACATTCCTCTATAGCTGCTCTGTAATCCTTCTGGCATATTATCAAATGCGTCCTGTTCTTCATTTAATATAGAAGATAACTCACTTGAAACTTTCTTCAAATCGGTTTTAATCAAATCAATTTGAGTTTTGAGTTTCCTTATCTTTTCTCTTCTCTGTTTATTCATTACCTATCACCCCATAATGCATGGACTACATCATAATCACTTGGCATACATGTACATGTCAAAGCTCCAAAATTTAACTTATTAAATTCTTCTTTTGTAATTTCAATTCCCATATCGCCATCAACAGTCGTATTATAATCAAGCTTTCCTTGACATTCTGGACGGAAATACCATACTCTATAGAACTCTTTACCCGTCTTACTATTTTTACCGCTAAACAAACAGGTAATTGTTCTGCCTGAACTAATTTCAGTTGTAACAGTTTTTCCGAAATATGGATTGTATTGACTATATACATTTTTTCCGTATTTTAGATTTTCCTGCTTATCATGTTCACTCATTGCAAATAACTGCTGTGTACCCCTTCCATAAGAAGTATCATACACTTTACTGCTATTCACACCAACAGTTGAATATAACTTAACTCCGTTTCTATCAGTAGTTTCAACCCTCTTTACTCGTTCACCATTGATGTAATCATTGCAAAGTCTATCCATATAATGAACATTTCCGTTTTCATCAACTGTACGAGTAGTTTTCTTCATATCATAATTGTCATACGCTGCCTTTGCAGCACTTCCTGTATACATTCCTAAAAACGCTAACAGTCCACCGAACATATTCATCAACCACCTTTCTCTTTTATATTATTTTCTCCACTTTTCCATTTCGTCAACCGACTTCTTGTTTAAGTTATTATACATATCTTGTCTCTTACGAGATTCTTTCTTTTTGTTTGCCTTCCAAGGAAGATAAATACATACATATCCTGCAATCAAACATCCGATTAACTGTGCCATAATAACCACCTCTTTTCTTTCCACTTGTGTTCTGTTATACTATTCTTTATCGGAGGAACTAATCATGATAAAAGAATTTATAACAGATGTTTGCGAACTGCTTGAAATAAAAGTGCCAAAAATTTCATATGACACTATTCATTTCGTTACTAAAACAACATTAGCTCAATGCGAACCAGTAACTAATACAATTTACCTTAATAAAGTAGATAAGCTAAATCCAGATTATGTATTTTCCATTGCTCATGAACTTCGTCATATTTATCAATATCAAACTGATAAGGAATTTTATTTATCAGGATATAAACCATCTAACAAATGTTCATCAGTTGAAGAATATAATCTTCAAATTGCTGAAGTAGATGCTAATGCATTTGCCTCTATTGTTATGACCGATTTCTTTTCGATAAAACCACAATGGAACGGATTATCTAATAAGGTCATTAATGAAATAAATAAAAGAATTAATATAATAATTCACGAATTAAACAACTAATTCTCTGCTCCATTTCATCATATGAACATACTTCGTTGGATTCAAAATCTGGCATCAAGACATAATCATTAAATTCGTTTGCTTCGACATCCCAATTACCACCAGATGCAAAACATAAATCTCCATTTGCTCTAATACCTAAGCCATCAAGCTTCATTTGAGACTCAACCAGATCTAAGATATAATCTAATAAATGCTTGCCGCTTGGTAATTCATAATTACCTTTTCTTTTATCAATTTTCCAACAACTACGCAATTTAATAATTTTCTTAAAATTTTCACGTTTCATATAATTACCACCTTTCAACTATCAAAATTTTTATAATAATAAAATAGAATTGCCATTATTGACAATTCTACTTCTCATTTATTATTTCTCAGCAAATATTGGTTCACATTAATTAACTCTTATTCATCCCAATATTCTGTTTACTGCTTTATTAATTTCCATAATTTCTGCCGTTGTACAATACCGTAAGTATCGACCGATTTCTGTTTTCTGTTTATGATAGATCCGATCAAGATTTTCGAGCTGCATCAGTAATATAATATCATCTGTTATATTACGTTCTGCCTTAGATACAACCACCATTTCCGTTCCATCACATCCATATACCTCATAAGGATTAATAATCTCCATTTGTTCTCCTATATTTTCCATTTACTATCTTTGTCGTAACCACCAGATACCATCTTACTCTTTATCTGTGATGGGCTTTTACCGGCATCCATAGCCATTTTTCCGATTGACACCTTATCAAGATCATAACTATTTACTTTTGCCTCAATGTATATTTTGCGTCCTATACAAATAAGAGCGATTGTAATAATCAATGCTAAACTGTCCATATTATCATCTCCTTTTTAACAATTTTACAATTCGATTGAAAATTCAGAATACAATAAATCTTCAAAATCTGGATCTTCTTTGACGTATGCTTTTAAAAAATCTTCTGGCGTACATGGCGCAAGCGCACGATGTATGTTTTCTCTGATATCATCATCCATATAAACAACGATAGCGTCCATTAAATCCTGTGTTAATTCAAAATCTTCACCAAATCTTTTCATATTCTTCTTTCCTTTCTTTATATATAGTTTTATATACTACGTTCCACAATGTATCTATTAAAAAATGTCTTGATTATAAATTAATCTTTACATGCCAATATGTGTCTATTAAACTATTAGTTAAAAAATTATAAATATTTTCTTGTCTTTAGCTGATTCTGTAATGTTAATAATGTCTTGACCATGATTTTATGCTTTTCATCTTTGCTTACATCTGCATCATCTTCAGTCAACTTTAACAAGTCGTCTGGTGCATTTAATGATGTCCCATTATAAATCATTAATGTATAATTCAAGAAATCATTCACATCATGTCTTTCTGAAGCATTTAATGCTTTCGTATACCAACCTTTGTATTTTGTCATTGCATCAACTTCCATTTGTTTTCCTCCTTTCTCTTACATATGTAACTATTATACCATACTAGGCGACTCTTTCCCATCCCTGTTCTACAATTTCTGCGTTCAGATCAGGGTTATTTATGTTTTCGCCGTTATAATACTGATAGAAACTTATCATATCAACCATGTTTCCATCGTTATCATATAACTCATAGTATGTATCTGCTACCCTATCGGATTTACTAGCTGCAACTTCATCCGATCCGATAGTATTAATATAGCCGTTATTATGTACAAAATTTTCCGCATCTGCGTATTCCATATTATTTAATACTGTAATATCTACCATACAAATTCCTCCTTAATAATAAAACCTGCGAGCAATTGTTACCCACAGGTTATTAACTACATTATTTCATTGATTGCCGACTAATTCCTTCTCCATAAATTTCGCTTTGCATGTCAACTATACCTCGCACATATTGTCCAAGTTCCTGATCTGTGCAAGGTTCTAACATGTTTCTTGCCTTTCTTCGGATTAGTCTATATGCGAGTGATTCATTCTTCGTTTCTGTTATATTGATATTCATTTCTATTGCATCACCTCCAAATAAATTTCCGTTTACTGTGTTTTTAATCAAATAGTTGTAATGCAATGTATTCTACTTCCTGATAAATATCTTTTACCAATGCATCCTCATTAATAGTATCAATATTATCTTCACACCATACTTCAAAGTCTGTATATCCATTTGTTTTACAGTATTCTAAATAACTTTCCAATAAGCCATATATCTTTTCTTGTGTTTCATTCATATAATCACTCCTATCTAATTTAATTCCTGTTTGCATTCTTCTAGCAAATCATCTACAGTCATTCCATCTGTATTTCTCCACCATAACAGCAAATTTTCTTCTTGGGTATTTACTTCCGCTAAAGGATCATCGAGCATTGGGATATTTTCATTATCACTTTGCATATCCTTTACAAATGCTTCTTTCGAATCCCATTCGTATTCTATGTATTTTCCATCACAATTAATAATAACTATATTCAGCATAACTATTTCTCACTTTCTACTGATCTTCATTAAATATTTCAGCTATCAATTCATCTGGAAGCACATCTACAAACAGTTCTTGCGCAATCCAATTTGTCTTAGAATTGTTGTTACTATGTGCGTAAGCAACTACATTTCGCACTAAATTTTCCAAATTCTCTTGATCTGTTTTTTCTAAGATTTCTCTTATATCTGCTGCATACTTTGCAAATTGCATATCATCCACAATCGTTCCCTCCAATTAAGAAATCATCGTTTCATTCTTACAAAATATATTCTCCTGTTTCTAACGATTGTGGCGCTAACTGTTCATAATCTGGATGACTTACAAATTTTACATATTTCAAGATATATTTCTCTGCATTGTCCAATTCTTCCTCGTCCATATCATTTGCATCTTTTAATCCAAGCTCGAATTTCTTGGAAACATTGTTTACTGCATTTTCAATTGAATAATATTTTTTACTCATATCTTTCCTCCATTTCTTATGAAACTCTTGTTTCATCTCCAAAATTTAATCATTATTCCATTCTTCCAATTGACAAAGCCTGCATGATAATTATGTTTCTTTGCAATATCTAATAGTTTAATATTAGTTTTGCTGTCATATGGTTCTAAATAAAAACAACTCTGTGTCGCTTTTTGAACATCTCTATACAAAATGTCTGATGGATTGCATTCTTTACATTCTCCACAATTATGTAACAGTAAACAAATATCTGATAAAATATCTTTATGTGAATTTTTCTTTTGTTTTTCAATATATTCTGTAAAATCCATATATCGTGCCTCCGTTCTATCCTATGCGAGTTATTTCAATAACATCAGGATTATCAGCAAACCAATGATTATCAATATTTTCAATTTCAATCATATCTTCTGTTATCTCTGATTCATAACCGCCATGTTCTATATACGCTTTTAATACTTTCTGTTTGGCTTCCCCTTCTGTGTTTGCTCTTACAATTCCATAAGTGTCATCATCAAATGTATATATCCAATATTTCATGTATCATCACTCCTTCCCACACATACATATTGCAAGTAATCCTGCTTCCATAACATTATCTGTATTACAAATCATATTTTCCATTTCATTTAAAAATTTATTTCCATCTCCATGCTGCTTATTAGGTTTTACCTTTACTAATTCTGGCATATGACAAATAATAAATGATTTAAATTTCCCAACATCATTTGTATCACCTCGTCTTTTTGCCACATAATTTGCATAAGCAACCGCCTTATCACCTTCTAATGCTGAAAAATAATTTTGTTTTCCAATATTATCATTATAAAAATATTCACAAAACATTCCTGTTCCACCATGATTATGACCTAATCCAAATGTATTTACTACATATCGAGGTTCAGCGGTCTGTTCATACAAAACTCCATCAATCAAAAGATATTTTTTCATTTCTTTTCTTACAACACTAAGCATGTGTTTTCTATCAGGATGCTCTCCGTCTCTCCATAATCTCGGAAAGTACCAAGAATAGTGTTCATTCAAATATTTCAATATTTCTAATGCATCTTTGTATTTTTCTGTATCTCCTGCTATAAGATGACTCTTTTCAACCTTACTCCACAGCTTGTTTTTAAAATAATAAATATTTCCTTTTCCTGAATATGAATTATCTTCAAAAGCAAGTTTTACATCATCCATAGAGGTTTCTGTAAGATTAGCGTTAATATAATCTTCACATTTTTTATATCTTAATTTTCTACATCTCGGTGGCAAATAACTCTCTTCATACTTTATCCATGTTCTAATTTTCATAAAATCAACCATCCTTTCCATTTGAAATTGCTATTTACTGTGCTGCTAACTCTTCAATTCTTTCGCATAATCTTACAAAAGCAACTTTAATACTACCATCACTAATCTGTGAAAGTTCATTATATAATTTCATTTCCGTTTGTTCTCTACATTCTTCATCATCGTATCCATCAGATAAACAATCAAAAATCCTTTTTGCTAATTCTGCACTATTCATTTTCATCACTCCAATCTATTAACAACATTCCATACTTCCATACCAAAACCACTGCACACCATCATAGCTTGCATATATATCATTACCTTTACTTTTGAAATATATTGGATAATCATTATTCTTCATTTCCATCACTCCATTTCTTGTCCAAAATCTCCATGTTCTAATAGTTCTCCATAACTCATATCTGAATAAGGTCGTTCAAAATAAAACCGTTGGGCTTCAGGATAATTTTTTCTTGCCTTTTCTATTTTCCTATCTTTCCATAATTCCATATAATCTTCATCAAGATCATTTCCAACATTGAATGTTTCAACTTTGACTTCATCTCCACATTCGTCAACCATAATTAAATCCAATTTCATTTTTTGATACACCTCTTTCTGTTTTTATGTTATAATACATATAAGGAGTTGAGGACTTACACGGCTGCGTCACCAGCCGATGCCTCTAATTGTTAGTAGTTTTCTCTTATGTATTCCCAAGCTTCATCTTCCGTTGGGAATTTGATATTTTCGCCTGGTACATAATAATCTCCGTACTTTTTGTATGGTTTCATACTAACTACCCTCCTTTATATGTATTTATAGAAAAAGCAGAGACAATTAAATCTCTGCTTTAACTATCACTATTAAGTTATTCTCTGTTACATATTCGACATATCTCTCATTGCTTGATCCCATACAGAATCATCATTACATCCACAATCATTCCAAAAAATCTTTCCAAATCCAAAATATAAACAATCACAAGCATTCATATATGCATTCTGTTTCGCTTTATCTGTGTATCTATTTTTATACTTCATACCTACACCTCCACAATCTCAATACAGAAATCATCAGGATCGTATTCACTACCTTCAATATCCCAGTCATTCATATATTCTTCTTTTGCGTTATTGGCAGCTTCTTCAGCTTCGCCATAGGAATCAAATAATCCCCATTCAAAATCAGAACTATCTCTTAACTGACCGTCATCGTAACTGATAATATATTTAAACATCTTAATCACTCTCCCTTTAAGTTAGGACATAAACCAAGTCCACCATCAATTTCAGGTACTCTTCTTATTGCTCCTCTGTGTGGACATTCTTCTTTTTTACATTCAGGACAATAGCATTTCTGATATTCCTCATAACTCATTTTCCAGCTTGTCTCCGCAAATCTTTCTCTTGTCATCATAATTTTTTACCTCACTTTCTTTTCAAGAAACAGTTCTTTGGTTTTAATCTTCGTAAAAATTTGTTTTCGCTTGCATTAATTCACCATATCTCGCTTCTGATAATATCTGCCACCTACTTAAGCTATGATCCGATCTCACATTCTTTGTGAATTTTCTAACGTCATCCCAAAATGTTTCCATATTATGCAATGTATTTAATTTCTTAATTTTTGCATAATCTGCATTTTCCATAACATAAGTTTCTATCATATCAATCAACCTCACTTTCATAAGTACTAATATCAATTCTACTCAACTTAAAATTCAAATTCTTGCTCCAATTTAACTCACCTGATTTCACAGGCAAATCATTATCACTATAATAACCATATATATTTGCTTTATATACATTCCATCTTGCACCATCTACATGTAGCACCGAATAAATCAGCTTGTCATTTTTATAGAAGTCATAGCAGCTACAATCAATATCAAGATAATATTTATATCCGTTTTCATCCTCTGTGTTGATTGCAAAGTCTTCTCTGTTCATCCGTGATATTCTTGATTTACCTATTAGTTCTGTCTTGATTGCATCTGGAATATCTTCAATCTTGTCTAACAAGCTTGAATCAATAAACACAGACTTCTTTTCTTTCCGTTCATACAAGTTCGGAAACTTCTTTCTAAACCGTACTGCCGTTCCGCAAATATATTCATATCCGTTCATTTTGCATTCTCCTTCCTAATAAATAAGACAGACACATTTGTTTGCGTCTGCCTTATTATTCTCTGTATTACTGTTCGTTATTTTCCTTTGGTGTAATAAGTTTTGTGATCTTCTCTCTGAAAAATTCACAATATCCGTTAATACTTCCGTCATTATAAACCCAAAACCAATCCTCATCATAATTCCAGAAAATCATTACTTCATGACCTGCTGTAACACTGTCAAATACGTGCTTGTTTCTCGTTCCATCTTTTGATGTGAAGCATTCCTTTACACTATCTTCACTTGCTCCATTTTTTCTCATTTTTAGATATAAATATCTTCTAAGATTTTCTAAATCCCTTTCTGTCTGTACATCAAAGATTTCAACCATATCATCATATGACAAATCATCGTTAATATCGTTCTGAGAAACACAATCTTTTTCTGTTAATCTCTTTAACTCTTTACTAATTGCAAACAGTGCTGATTCTTCATATTTTTTGCATTCTTCTTCGTTACTAAATACAGTTCCATCCTCTGCAATGTATTCAATTTTTACCAATTTCTCAATTGTTTCTGTTTTTCTTACTTCGTTTACCTTCATAATTTTAGTCTCCTTTTTCTTATACTATATATTGCATTTACTCGTTTTATGTACAACTATATCTTGTAATTATTCTACCAAGAAATTACAATTTCCTGCTAATCTTCAAGTGTCCAATTACCAACTTTATTTCCATTGATGTCCATTATGTAACCAGCTTGACACCCGTATTCAAGTTTTTCTTCAATTTCTTTTAAATTTCGCCTTAACTCATATGCACTTCTGTCAAGTTCGCCATCTTCATCTCTATAAGCTGCTCCACCTGTTTTAATTTCAATTTTCAACATAATTTTTCACTTCCTTCCAACCCAAGTACATAACGATCTCTGTACCCATTCCAAAAATGTGATTTCAAATCTGCAAGAGTTTTAGTACCATTTTTTAGTTCCTCATAATCTGCCTTTAACATATCTGATGTATAATTTTTATAGTAACAAATACATGAATGAAATTCTTTTCCTTTCTGTGCATACCATCCCTTGTTTGGTGGAAATGTTTTCTTTGCAATTGTATGAAAAACAATTTCCATTCCGTTATAATCTGGCAGTTTATGTTCTCCACTTAAATCTCTAAGCTCAATTTCTATTCCGTCTGGTGTAATGGCTTTATCTATGACTTGCATAATTTTCCACCTCCCCACTTTCTAATCTCAATACTAAATCAAGCACTTTATCTCTATACTTAATCATCTGTACTGCTTTTCTAAGAGTTTCCTTTTCTCCAAATTCGTCAGGAATGATATCAATTCCATACTCTACAAGTTGCTTTTCTGCCTCATACATTAAGTCTTTCGCATTCGCTTCTGGGATATAATCTTTACCTCTTGAATCTGCTATGCCAGCTTTCACATATTCTGGATAACATAAATCAATAAATCGTGGCAATTCATTGTCTAAGTCCATCATATATGTTAAGTCAGGATCAAGGATACGTTTAGGTTTGCCATCTCCACCTCGCTTTTCCATTCTTTTCGCAATATCTTCTGTCTCATAAAATTCATTCTCTGCAAGAACTTTTCTCTGAATCTCTTCTGCATTTGCCTTAATGGTTTCATATAATGCCTTTGCATTGAAATAATTACTTTTCATTTTGCCAAGCAATACTTTGTCATACTGAATCTGTGGTAACATAATCATTTCCTCCTTGCTTTTAACATTTTTTCTCTATACTCATGTATCTGTTCCAACGTCAACCACTCAGGCTTTTCATCATCAGCAAACGAATTCCATAACTTTTCCATTTCATCACAGTGTTCTTTCACCGATTTGAAATACAAATGACCTTCATATCCGTTTCCGTTACCCAAGAAATATTCGCAATCTGTTTTATATCTATCGAGCATCATATAATCAAATTCTCTTGGATGTCTTACAAATGGCTCATCGCATTCAATTTCTTCTGTAATTCTTGTATTTGGTTCGCCACATATTTCTCCCCATTCTTCTTTGTAAGCACCTGTATAGAGATCAAGTCCGTTACGACCATTATTTTCATCAAAATATAACTTTCCATTTTCGTCCTCATAACAAGGAACTTCCATATATCCACCGAATCCTACAAATTTTACTTTCATACTAATCAACCTGCCTTTCTAATCATCAATTAAATGCCCAACATCTGCCTTTTCTGTTAATGGGATAGGTGTATCAAGCGTTCCCATACAGTAATCATAATCCCACCAATCTTCATCATATCCTGCTTGTAATGCTTCAATAATGTGGTTAGCAAGAAAATAATTTCCTTCATCTATCTTTAGCTTTGCAAACTCTTTCAATCTGTCAAGTGTTGTAATCTCATCCAACTCCTCATCAAGCTGACTCATTACATCTTCAAATGATTTCTCTTCAAATTCTGCCCTTGTCATACAATCACACCTTTCTAATTTCTTTTAACATATTTTCTTTGCACATCATTAAATTCTCTTTCATATCCTCAATTCGTATATCCATAAACTCTTTAAGTGCCTTGTCAAACTGTTTTTCTGTAATGTTATGACCATAATTTGCAATCACAACATCCATAATTTCTCTATATGAGAAGCCATTAAATAATGTGTCATTTTCATGTATTGGTGAGTGATAAGTAAACTCTTTTCCATTCCGTGAATCCGTTTCAGGATCATATAACCATCTGCTCATATTAAACCTCCTCTACAATTCCGTTTTCTGCGTTGCTCCAATGATATTTCTTTCCGTTCTCCACATTCTCAAAAATTACTGAATATGAAAATGTTTCAAATGGTGTAAATACTTCACCATCACAAGTTGTCGGTGATTTCTCTGTATTCCAATCAATACCAAGTTTTCCTTTTACTTCACAAACTGTAAATACAGTTCCATAGTTCCGTGTTTTAATTTCTCTGTTGCATGTGTCATATATATGTACTTTTACTTTGTCATTTACCTTTAACATAATTTGTTTCCTCGCTTTCTTGTAATAAAATAGGCAGCTAGGTATTTATTCTCCTAACTGCCTTTGCGGTTACTATAAATCTATTGCTTTTCCGTTCTCGTCATATTCAATCGGTGCAATGTGAACTGCATAACCGATTTCTTTTTCTTTGTCGTAAATCTCCATTGTGCCACCTGCACAAAATTCAAATGAGAATCGCTTATCATCCGATTCAAGTAATTTAATCAAATGATCAGTGAGTTCGTTTAAGTTCCTTGCATCTTCTTTTGACTTTTCAATGCTTGTCATTTCGCTTCACTCCTTATCTAATTTCTTCAAAAGGTTTTGTTTTTTCAATTCGTTCGTCATAAATCAACGTATAGCCATTATAATAAAACCTTTCTCTTTCGTTTGGTTTTGTCCATGTGATTGTTTCTGTTCTCAAACCATCACAAGGAGAAGTCTTAATATCTGCCATCGTTGCTCCATTCGATTCATAAATCCGTACTGCTATTGCATAAGGCTTGTTTTCCATTGTTTTTTACCTCCAATCATACCAAGAAATCTTAGTTTTATTAGAAATCCCAGTCTGTACAATTTTCACATGTTCTTCCTTTATCGCTCAAGCAAACAAGTTCTGTATACTTTCCACAGCAATCGCAATATCCAAGAAGACTATTTCTTGTCCATTTTCCATTGAATTTAACGTATCTGTGTTTGTAATTCTGCATGATTTCAGGGATTTTATCAGAATATATAACAACTCTTGCACCTAAATGAACACTTGTATTTGATTCTACAAACACAACCTTCTTTCCTTGTGATAAAATTTCATTTTGTCGCTTTTCTAATTTATCGTAGAAATCAAGTGAAGTAAAACCATAAATGATTTCCTTATTTGATTCGCAACCATCATATAGATTCATAATATCCTCCTATCTTCAAATGAATTCTTTATACATATTTGTTTCCTTTTTCTAATGAAATGCGAATTTAGTCTGCATCTAACTCATCTTCTGAATTAGATTCTTCCCAAGTATCTCCAAATTCATCAGTCCATTCAATTAAAAAGCATCCATCTTTCCGTTGAGATTTTACAATTCCCAAGCCGTGTTCTTCTATCTGTGTTTTATGTGTCACATAATCTCCAATATTAATCATTTTAATTTCTCCTCCATATAAAACACGTATTTCTAACTATCACTTTCAATCAAGTAATTCAGGACATTTTCAATATAAGAATATTCGACATCTATAACACATTCCTTTTTAAGTTTGCTCTGTATATCTAAAATATCTGAATCATATAGATGACTGATTCCAATTTTTTCTTTTTCATCGCAAATTTCTATTATTGTTTCAACTGTAGATACAAATATCCGCAATGAACAATCCAGGCAAATCATTCTGTTTGCCTCATCATTTGTCTGTCTGCAAGCTCTGCCATAATATCCACATATACAAGGCACATTACATTTACTTTCATCACTTGTAATATTATTTCTGATGCAATACTTTTCAAACTCCTTTTGTTTTTTGTTTGTTATAATTGGAAACATACAACCATCTCCTTTCCCTTGAAACACGCATTTACTGTTCTTCAATTTTCACATTCTCAATATGATCAATCTCTGGATAACTATCCATATCAATCGCATAGTCAATGTGATGCTCCCACTTTTTAATTTCTTCTATGTCTGCTTCATCATTTAATACAACAGTCATTGTTACTTTTACTTTTTTCATGCTTATCACCATTTTCCTTTCCTTATGAAATATCCATTTATTCTCTTTTATTTTCTTTTCCGTTTTCTGTTGCAATGTTTCCCTGCATGACGACACTGAAAATCATATACTGCTTTTCTGTTCTTTTTCTGCACTGCATTCTCTAACGCCATACGTTTAGCCTGTTCATAATCTGGATTCATAAATAACCATCCTTTCTTTCTGCTTTAATATCCCTTTACATGTCCGTAGCAACATAATATACATAAGAAACTATATACAATCATGTATAATATGTAATCTGGTGCACCATCAAAACACCATTTTGATATAAATATCATTGGCACGATGGTAAGCAATGTCCAATTTGCACGTAATAACCAGATTAATTTCCGTCTGATTATTGCCTTTCTTTTTGCCTTTTTATGAGCCTGTTTCTTCTTATATATATGTACTGCTTCCTGATATGTATATAACCGTACTGTATTTTCCATTTCTGTTTCCTTTCTATACTAAGTCGTATTCTTTCATCAACCGCTCTGCCACCATCCGATTGAGATCTTTGTTGATTGTAATTCGTTTGTGCGTTACTGTATTTATGTATGTAAAATGGCTTCCATGACTTCTCAAATATCTGAACCCATTCCGTTTAAGAATAGGTTCAAAATCACGCATCTGTTTTGTTTTTCTGTACATAGATCCCATAAATATCACTCCCTTCTGTTGTTTATTCTCTTTTACATTGCCTGTATTTTTCTTGTTTTACGCTTTGGTTTTCCTTGTTTAAATGGGTTCTCCATCTCATATCTCACAATGTCTGGTAAATAATCAAATATCTGTGCTTGTGTTTTATCCATAATATTATCCACGAAGAACTCTGTTCCTTTACATCTTTCAATTAACGCCTGTTCCATTTCATCTGTTCTACCTTCGCAATAAGCATATAATGCCTTTAATGCACGAATTATCTTCGCTGTATATGCCTTTCCGTTATAACTATCTGCATATCCATTCCAACCGAGTTTTCCAAGTAATACAAGCATTGCATTAAATAATTCAGGATTTGTCTTTGATAATTTAACACCATCTGAGATAGATGTAAGCGTTCCTACTGTGTTTCATTATCATCATCTCCCTTTATTGCAACATTGTTTCTGTGACAAATTTCCTGTAATTTAACATAATCTATTTTACCGCCTGCAATAGCTGCTTTATAAATGTCCATTGGCTGCATTTTTGCTCTATCTTGGGATTGATTAATAAACAAATCAATCGCTTCTTCAAGTGAACATTCCATGATTTCTACGACAACAGCATCCATTTTTGCTTTAAATGCGCCATATATTCTGTGCTGACCATCAATAACATACAGTCTGCCTTTGTGGAACAGTACCTTCGGAACATCCCATTTATACTTGTTATATGTGTTTCCGATTGTGTATGCTCTAGCAAGCTTTAATCTTCTCTGCCATTCAGGAATGTGGATATACATTGGATCTACTACAAGCTGAAGCTTGTCTCCGATCATGGAGTTTCGCTTTGCATCCTTAATCATCCGTGAAATATAATCGGTTTCCATTTTTCCAGTAAAACCTTCTTTATTCCGTAATTCCTGCATTTCCATTTCTGCCTCTTTTGCTGTTAAATAAACTCTCTTACACATAATATTCACCTTTTTAACCTTTCTTTTAATTAAAATAGCGACTACTTAATTGCAGTCGCTTAAAATAATTTTGCCTTTAGTTTTCACTTTCTCGACATTTACATTCTTTTATGCAGACATAATCATTGGTTTAAGCCGTGAATATGCTCTGTCATATTTCCATGAATCTTCTATCTTTCCGCATGGAACAGATAAATTGTCTACCTGTTTAATAATTTCTTTTGCCTTTGATGTGTTTAAGCAAAAATCATTTGCTAACACCATGATTTCTCTTGCCCAGTTTGCCATGATTGCTCCTCCTTATTATTCGCTCTTGTAATTTGCGTTTGAATCGTTTATAATTTGTGTGCAACGCAAATATGTTTTATTCAATTCATTTTGTGTTCTTGGGATTGAGGCAGACCGAAATAGTCTGCCTTTTACTATGTAATAACTACATTTGCCTTTAAATCTGCATCCGTAGTTGTGTGAGTTATAATCGAACTCACTATCCGTACACAGATTTATTCTGCGTATGTAATTGTAAAACCTGCATATTCTGCCTTGCGGATCTGATCGGTAGACATCTTTTCTGTGCCTACATACATTCCCTTCCATACTACGTTTACCTTTGCCATTTTAATCAACTCTCCTTTTTGTTTTATTTTGTGCTAATAGTATGCACTAAAAAAGACAGAGTATTTTTTACTCTGTCTTTTTGACTGGATACTATTTATTTTTTTGGTATAAAAATAGCACCCTATTGGACGATGGGTGCTTGTGTGTGTTTATGACACATTATTATTTGCCTTGTAATTGCTTTTTCTTTGCCTCAAGTTCTGCTATTTGCTGCTCGATTGAGGCAATTTCTTCGTTTGCCTTGTTATATTCTGCATCAGGAATCCATTCCATAATTTCTGAAGGTTGGACATGGAGATATTCGCAGACTTTATTTATAATGTCCGTATTCATTGGTTTGTTTTTTGAAAATTTAGCTGGCATATTTACAGAAATTCCAGCATCGCATAATGATTTCCATTGCATATTCTTTTCTTTTAATATTTTTCCTAATTTTGTGTAAACAATCATATTATTTTACCTCCATTAACATACCTCCATTCTATCACATTATTATGTGACTAGCAAATAATAAAAGGGCAAGTTTGAAAAAATACCTGCCCTTTTATCCATCTACTATTCTTTTATAATATCAAGTTCAGTTACATTTACTCCTAAAGCGGATAAGATTACTTTTAAATCTCTGTATCTTATTTTCATGGATTTATATAATGGAGTATTTTTATCTGCCATAGTCATCCACTCCTGAATGCGTGAAAATTCCTCAACGCAAATTTTAATTGTTTCCTGATTATTCAATTCTTCCATCCTTTCACCGCCTTCCTATCTATAGTATAGCGGATTTATTGCATGTTTACAAGTTACTTATTTAATGTACATATCACAAAATACAGCCATGAAAAGTTTGTTAAACTGTGCTTTGCTAATAGCTGTTACAAGTATATTATCATTGACAATCTTCTTACTCTGAGCGTATCTTGCTCCAAACATATCAGACATATTTTCTGCCAGTTTGCTGATCTGAGCCTGAGAACATCCTTCAATACCTAAGTTTTCAAGGAATGTTTTAATAGCTGTAAGAAAGTCACCACGTTTATGCTCAGTGATTTTTTTAGTATAAGCGTCATGCATACCGTCTGGAATGAATGTATAAGTATCTTTCATAGACTTTGAGAGTGGTTCAACAATAGCTTTGTGTGCTGTCTCAGCCTTGCGAATAGCGTTATCCACTTCAATCCGTGGAAATTTTGCAATAACATCATCAACATTCATGCCATTATCAATGTCATTTTGACGGTTTGCAAGGATGGATTCTAACTGTGCTTTAAGTGGTTTAATCTCAGCTTTAAACCGTAAATCTTCTACAGCAATCGCATGTGCGGATTCTTTAAAAGTGTTTAACTGTGTAGTTGCTTCTTTGCTCATTTTTGAAAAATTAATCTGATTCTTTGACATAATGTACTCCTTCTCCTATTTTACGCATAGGTGCTATATTATTTTTATATAATAAAAAAGGACTATCCAAAATATGAATAGTCCCATAACCTATGTTTTTTTATGTCGAATCGTAGGCACTCCGCTATAGCGTATTATTTAAAAGCCTCACTATAGGGCTTTATGGTCATTGTGTAGTTGTTTATTGTGTGTCCACCACGCTCACACTTCATAGAATGGATTTACAAGAGATTTATTCTCTACGCCATTTTTAAGGATGCGAAACTATAGGCATTTAAGCCATAAATAATATAACATAAGTATTGTTTTAATACAATAGCGTTATGTTGTAGTGTTATGCACACTATTGAAGGTACAAACATTTAAGTTATTTATACCTTCTAACTGTGTATAACTACGGCTCAAGTTGTTACGATTCTTAACTAGCAGTCGGTTTATTCCCTGATTGTACGATTCTCACGCACTTGTCTAGTTATATTCCCGGATGGAGCGACTTTATCACAAGTCATTATTTGCTCAGATCCTTGTATAGCTCACAACCGCCGATTTATAACAAAATCAATTTTGTATTTTTCAAGGAACAATCTACAACGTGCGTAGGTTACAATAACCCACTATGTCATCAGGCGAACCATCAAACAATCGTTATGTAGATGTAAAAATGTGTGGAATTTTTGCATGAAATATGCTAGAATATATAATGCTATGGTATAGCGTTTCATGCGTTCCACTATGTAAGGGTGTAAGGTGTGCTAGACTTTGCACCCTATTTTCTCAAGTCACTGTTTCCTGACTTGTTTAAAGTGTATCACACTTTCATGTGATTGTCAACAAAAACTTTTGAATTGACAACTATGTGAGTTTGCAGTGCCTTAACACTTTGTTGTGTGGTTCTTTGTTTTGTTGAGATTATACTATCACACGTTTGTGTGTTTGTCAAGGACTTTTTGAAAAACTTTTTAAATTGTTTTCGTGTGTTGCTATGTCCTTTTGACATTATCTATATTATCACATGATAATGTGATTGTCAATAATAAATTTTAAAAATGACGATAAAATTATAATTCAAACACTTGTTCGAGTTTGTTCTGCTCTGAGAGTCCAGGATGATTTTATAAAACGTTTGTTCTATCACGGAAAAATATAGAAATACCGTAGCTTTAAGGATATAGGGGGTAGCAAAAACTAGAATCGCTGCTTGTCTTTTCTGAAATTCATATAGCTGATTCATCCACACACCAACTCAAAAATCTAACTTCCAAATTCCTAACAAAATCAAACAAAATCCTAAATTTCACCCATCAAAACTCTTTATCGTACCCCATATCGTCAAAACCCATTAAAATCAAGCATTTCAGCCACTTCACAACCCCAAAATCAAACTCCTATCTCGCCAAAAATTCACACACAATTCCAAAATCTTCCTTATTTATAAGCACTTTTACCGATAACGATTTTCCCAATAAAAATTCCAAATCATATAATCCCCATATAGGGGGCTACCATAAAACTACACACAAAACTATTAAGACAGTAATTGCACTGTCTTATTTTTATTTAAAACATAATTACTTGACTAATTCGTATCAAATCGACTCTAAAATCGACTTTATCTTCTACCCTACCAATCTATCGACAAATATATAAAAATGGAAATTTACCCTCAAAACGATCAATTTAGTTCCCATAACTCCATATAAAGAATGTAATGGTATACGTCAGTATAAAAATAGTCCCTTTGATAAGGGACGGTATTTTCGCAGCGTAGCAAGAAAATAATTTTGGGATAGACCATATCAATTACTAAATATATGTCAACACAAACAGAGAATAAAAATAAGAAAGATTAATCAACAGAAAGGAACATAATACTATGTCAACATTTAAAACACAGCTACCTACATATTTTGAAACACAAACATTAAATTTAACACCATTAACAGTATTAACTGGTTGTAACAATACTGGTAAAACAACAATTCTACAACAATGTCGATCACAATACTCTTCAGCACAATATTTTAAATGGAAAGAATGCTCTATTGCTTTGGCAGATATAGAACATAATATTATGATCAATAGTGTAGTTATATTAGAGCAGCCAGAATGTGCATTACATCCTATTCTACAATTAGAGATAGCCGACAAAATAATTGAATTAATGAACCGATCACAGATAACAATAGTTGAAACCCACAGTGATCATATTATAAACAGGCTTACTAGAAGATATATTGAAGGTGTAGTTACTGATGAAGATATGACAATCTATCATTTAATAAAAGAAAACTCAAAGACTAAAATAGATCATGTTCCTATAGATAAAGAAAAAGGAATTTATTACGAGAAGCCAAGCTTCTTTTATCAAATCATAGAAGAAACCGAAGCAATTCTTCAGGCAGGTTACAATAATTATATTAATAGATGTGTAGAAATAGAGAATAAATAACTATCAATTATCAAGGAGGACATAAAAATGGATAATAAAACAATGACAGATATAATTCTGATTTGCAAAGGACACTATGATAAATCTAAACATGAAACAAAATTAGACGTACTTAGTTCATATTACAATTCATGTTATAGAAGAGGAAATATTCAAGTTTCGTTACTTCCAATAGAATTTATATTTAAGGTATACATAAAACCAACAGTATTAGAAGCAATCAAAAGAGATTCATCATTAGCAATGTATCTCTTTTAACCAACAGTGTTAGAATCTTACAAATGGAATAGCCGTAAATTAAAATCAGCAACAGAAGTAATGTACTACAGATGTATCACTCTAATACAAATGATAAAACCTAGTACATTTAATTTATCATTACCAGATGAAGATAATCCAATTATTATAATCTAATCACTATCATATCCATAGGAAATTACTGAATTCACAACAAGATTTTAATACCAAATAAAAATCTGTTATACAACCAATTTATCATCGAAAGGAATAATTATGAACAATTTTGATCAAGAAATATCAAAGTACAAGAAGAATACAGGAAGCAATATTTCTAAGATTGAGAAGAAATCAAACCACAAGCATCAATATGAGGAATGTATTATAAGATATAAGTTTTCTTTTATGGGAAAGAATAATCTTCATACAGAATTAAGTAGCTACTGTTCTATTTGCGGCAAGATAGGTGATAGATTTAGCAAAGAGAAAAGTATTGTAGAAGAAAAAACTCTTCATAAGCAGTTACCTAATGGAATGAAATACCTAACTCATATGTCTGGTAAAGAAATATATGAACAATATTATAACATATTACCTGTATTCAATGCTGAGTTTAATGATAAATATATAGATCTTAATCAAAAAGAAAATGATTAATGATAAGAGAATAAATATTATGAAATATACTAAAAGGATGGAACAAGTAAATGAATATTATGAATAAAGTTGAAGAAATTCAATTAATGAGAAAATCTTTTATTGAGTGGAAAACAAATTCTTCGCAAGAAAGTAAAGATAAATTCAATGAATTAAAAATACAACTTGAACAAGCATTTAATAACATTCAAAAAAAATAAAAATAAAGAGTAATTTATGAACGTAGTGAATAAATTACGAATAGTCTGTCTTTTTAATAATGTTATATATCTTCTTTCAGTTCGGCAAAGTAGGTTTTATCCCCTATCAATTTCAAAAATAAAACAAACAAGTGGGGGGTCAGACCCACTTTACTGAACGCTCGTAAATTTATCTTCTGCCTCATGTCAAATAGAGAATAAATAAATATCACATATAAAGGAGGAATTTTTATTGCAACAGAAAACAGAATACTTTACTCGTTTTCCAAATAACTATATTCAGGGAAACATTAAAACTAAATATGGCGTTAGTCGTAAATTCTATATTACTTATATCCTTATTGATAAATATAGGTCTTACGAAGACTATAGCTGGATTACTCTTAGAAAAGTTTTAAATTTTTACGGATACAAGACACACAAACGTAGACCGAAAGCTGTTCAAGAAATTCTTGATGTACTGGAATATATGATTAACAACAAAATGATTGAAGTTCAACAGGATCTTGATACGCTTGGATATGATACTGGAATTGAAATTAAAATCATTCCTGAAAATTTTGATGTTGTTGATAAGTTCTCAAAGATCACATCTTCTCAACTTGATTTTATTATGATGAGTGAATCAAGTATCAATAAAGAGAATATACTAATGGCTTTTCTCTATATCAATTCATATATCTTCATTCGTCCTAAAAATAAAGATAATGAAGAATCTATGTATAATCCTGAAACTAAACCAGAAGCTTTTTGGCGAAGTATAGAATCTATGTCTAAAGAACTTTCTATGTCAAAGGATACAATTAATCAATGTATTCAATATCTTACTTCTTCAATTGGTGACAAAGAACCACTTCTAATCAAAAAAGAAGTTGGTAGTGTTCAACCTAATTCAAAGAAACCACCGCAAAATGTACCAAATATATATGTACTTAATAAAGAAGGATATGAGCAAGAAATTGAATGGGCTATTGCTAAAATGTTGGAAATTTATAATGTAGACTCATTTGGAGAAATTAAAAATGGTAATAAGTCGTAAATAAAACAGAGAATAAACATATGACACAAATTAACGCAACACTATAAAAGGAGCGACATACATGGGAAAATATTTAACAGAGAAAGGAAACAAAAAATTATATGAATTATACTACACCAAAAATTTATGTAGATCCATCAGAATATAGAGGGCTGATCTACGAATCAGATTTTGACACTACTAACGCTACTTCCCACAATATTGCGGCGAGAATTGAATCAGATATGCGGTTCAATCGAGCATGTCGGTTAGGGAAAGTCTATGATCAATATGCATATAAGAGAGGTATTAAAAATGCTTAGATACGAAAATATTGGAACAGTTTGTATAAAAATTGACTTACATAATAGGAATTATTCAGTAATTGCTATTGCTAAATGGAATAAAGAGACAGAAAAATATACGGCTACATTATATTTAAAAGAAAATAGTGTAGAGCTGCTTGATCTCATGGAAAAATATAAAGATGTCGAATTTGATTCAGATTCCTCTTCTATCCGTAATAATATATTACAGGAAGTATCGAAATTAAATAATCACGATTCATTCAAATATTACATGGATCGCTATGATCTTGAACAAAAATGCTTCGATCGAGGTTTGGAAATTGTTACTAGAGAGGAATTAAATAAATGAATATTATGAACTGTACATGTGAGTATTGCGGACAACTTCATCATATTCCAGGATGTCCTAATTATAGAGAATATAAAAGCAATATTATATGTTCTGAATGTGGCGAAGAAATTTGCATTGGAGACAAATATGTGCGAAATGATGTTGGACAATATGCTCATGTAGACTGTTTTGATAGAACTGAAGATATGGCTATTTTTCTAGGCTATAGAATTTATGAAATTACGGAGGACGATTATGGAGAATAAATATAATAGCGAAGATTTGTGTAATATGGTAGCGACTCTTCCTCTATCAGAGTGTCCGATGAGTAATATGGTTGATTGTACTGGTTGTGAATCTTTGCATGTGTGTTACGAAGAGAATAATCCGATGAATGATGAATGCAAGGAGGAATTTTAAATGAATAAACAATCTGATGATAAAGAATATACGAAAGAATTAACAATGAAATTAATAACAGAACATTTATCTGCGTGTGAAATGGGTATTGATTTTTATTGTATTAGATGCTTTAACATAAATCATTGTAAGTGATTAGCTTTAAAAAATTGGCTACTGAGCTTGTTTATGATATAGATCAGTGGATATTGGAACAATTAAATACGGAGGTATAACTATTTGAATAATACGGGAGTTTACATACCATCATCTATGGATTCAAAACATATTTATTCTGATTCAATATATAATCACTTCTTTCCTATGATTAATAAATATAAAATGCGTCAGAAATATAACTATTGCGATGGATATAATAAATATTACAAAACGTCTTAAGCATATTCTAACGATGCTTTCCCAGAACTTTATAAATAAGAGGTGATTTATATAAAAAAAGTACAATATACATTGGTTAAAATACCAATAAGAGAACTTATCGATGGAGATTTTAATATTCAGATTAATAGAGATACAGAAATCAAAAAAGAATATCTTATCAAACAAGGTGACTCTCCTTTATTTGATCAGATTCAGAGACTTCGTGGTGAATTATCATCTCATATAAATGAACTTATGTTAGTTGTAGCAAAGAAAAATCCAAAACAGGAAGAATCTCTTAGAAAAATTCTAAATGATGGATTCACATATAATGGAATCCACTATTCTCGTTTTGGTAAATCAGCTTCACAAGGTAAAGATGGAATAACTGCATTTGTATGTGATGAAATTTTTGATGAGTTATATTTGATTACTCAGATGGATATTAAAATTGATGAGTGTGTTATTTCTAAATATGAAGCTCAGAGATGTTTACCATTTAGTTCATGTACTCTTATCAAAGATTACATGCCTAATATTGTGATTATCGGTGAGTATGAAAAAACATTGAAAAATCAGCTTATCAAATATGTAGTTGAAAGAGAAAAAGAATTTGTTGATGAAAGCACTGGAAAGAAAAAGAAATATAAGACTAGAGAAATTGAAGAAGGATTAAAAGATATTGGATTATCACCTTTTGACGGATGTGGTTGTCATGAAGAAAACTTTATGAATACTGTGAGTGAACAGCTTGGATTAGACTATAAAGTTATTGGAACACAGGTGCGTTTGCCATTTATTAAAGGATATTCTGTGTATGTACCATTTAAACAAATTCTCAAAGAATGGGGTTATACTACTATCACTGACATCTATGGTCATGTTCATAATATTGATGATATAGATTGTATTTGGAATATTTCGATGTTTAAAGGACACAAGATTTTTAAGTCAACTTATGGTGAAAATGCATGGATTGAATATATGAATACTGTCAGAAAGTATGAATTCAAACTTGGAATCAGTAAATACAGTCATCATATTAAGCATTTAAATAAATATACACGAATGAATTTTCAGTATTTACAATGTCTGGATCTTTGGAATGATAAATATGTCAAATGTTATACAGATAAAACAAAAAAGGACTACAACATATTAGATTCTAAGAATGATGGAAAAATCATTAAGCTTGCAAAATATACCACTAATATGTATGAAAAAATTATTAAAGGTGATAAATTTTATACATATAAATTCATGGGAATTACCGACACAGAAGATTATGAGCCAGAAAGTAAATATCTTGAAGCTGCATTGGTAAATGATGTTATGTTGAAAGATCCTGCCGTTAAGCAATTTATTTATAGAAAACTTAAAAAGTCTATTGATGAAGCAAAGGTTGGTAAAATTTATTGTTCAGGTTTTTATCATACAGGTGTTGGTGATATGATTGGTTATCTTCAGTATGCTATTGGTGAAGAACCAGTTGGCTGTCTTGGAGAAAGAGAATTATATACAGCAAATTTTGAACCAGGCTATTGTTGTTCATTTCGTTCTCCACTTGTTGATCCGTCAGAGGTAAATAAGATTAAGATTGTACGAAATGACATTCTTGCAAAATGGTTTGATTATTTTAAAGACCAAGATGTAGTAATGTTTAATATGTATGATGTATCAGCTCCGCAGCAAGGCGGCGCAGATTTTGATGGAGATATTTTCTATTTAAGCAACGATCCTATCATTATTGATTCAAAGATAGATAAGCATATCATTCTTGATATTGAAGACAAAGTAACTGCTCAGTCAAAACCATATACAAAAGAGAATCTTATTGAGTATGAAGTAATGACAAGAGATAATCGTATTGGTGAAATTACTAATGTTGCAACAAGTATAGAGAATAAATATACAACTAATCCAGATATTCAAAAATTATATTCTGATTACTCTTCTCTTCTAAGAATTTTTCAGGGCAAAGAAATCGATTTCCTTAAAACGGGATTTAGATGGCATATGAATTCAGGTCTTAGAAAGCATCTCAAACAACTTCCATATTTCTTACTCCACAATTATCCTAAAAAAATGAAATCCTATATGAATATAATCAAGAAGAATAAAGACGCTTCTGATGAGGAGAAAGAATATCTTAATGCATATCACTCTCCTTCTCCTATGAATGAATTGTGTGACTATATTGAGACTTGGGAGAAGAAAAATATCTTATGGGATAATAAGGTAGACTTGGTTGATACAAGATGCTTGATTATTGATAATGATTTGGATTTGTCTGATAGAAAAGTCTTAAAGAAATGTAGGAAGTTTATAAATATGTATGCGGTTGATATTAAGCAGCATCTGAATCTACATAGAGATAAGTCGGATGATGAAGACCATAAATTCAATATGGATGAAGTTGTAAATGAATATAAGACAAGACTTCTAAATGAGATCGGATTGCCTGAAAATATTATAGCAAATTATATTATTAAAGCTTCTTACTCTTCTGTTTCTATTAGCAAATCTCTTGCATGGTCAGCTTATGGCGATTATATCATTGAAAATCTCAAGAATAATACAAATCCAAAGAGAAATATATCAATAAGAGAAGTTCCTTATAAGACGGACAACTCATATGAATATCTTGGAAAATACTATGAATTTGAGGTAGGTGATACATATTTACGACTGTAATGAAACATTTCTATATGAAATTATAGAAGATTACAAAGAAACAGAGAATAATGAGGTAAAGGACGAGATATTCAACTCGTTCTGCTCCTCAATATGGGGTTCTGATAATAAAAGACGCACATATATAAAAACAATTCATTTTAAGGTCAGAAAGGATTTACTTAATACAGAACTTGGACAAGTATTTGATACATGGTCTGGAATTGAATACAGATATTATAAGTCAATGACCAAAGAGGAAAATTGGTGTTCCATTATTAGGCAGAAAATCAATAATATTTATACAAGATATTTTGATAAAGAAGTAATTCTTAATAAGGAATACATGGATTTATTAAAGAAGCCAAAGCTAATGTACTTTGATTGGTTATCTGGAATTGAAATGGATACAGACATAGTTACTGGTATTATTGACAATACAATTGATGAAGCCGAAAAACTCAAACAACGTTTTCAAAAGGAGAAAATGACATTATCTTGGAATGAATATAAAAAGATTGTTGAAGGATTTTTGAGAAAATGTTTTGATAATTGTAAACTAATTGAGGAATACGAAGATAAGACTCAAATTGTAAATAATTATGATTTTATCACTGAGGATAATTTCTATGTTAAGTACATCAATAGATCGTTAAATGCGTATTTTCAAAATTATCAAAAAAACTATTATTCTGTTAAGCGTGGACACAATAATAAGTATTCTCGTTGCAAACGATGTGGTGGAATTATTGAAAAAACAGGAAACAAACGATTATACTGCGATAATTGTAGAAAACAAAATGACTTGGAAAGATATAAAAAATATAATAAAAAGCGTATAACCACAAATAGAAAATCCGAGTTTTCTTTGTAAAATAAGGGTTTATAGCTGTTTTTATGGTGTTATATATCACATATGGAAAACAATGAAATCAGCTTTTCTTAACTGATAAAACAGAGAATAATAAAATGTAAACACTTTAAGTACATATTCATTGTACCTTACCTTTCTATGATCGGTGACTGTGCTACAGTTCTTGTAGTATGGTTGCCGATAATTCTTAATTATTATAGCGGAATGACGAGCAATGGAAGCTCACTTGGCTCATAACCAAGAGTATGCAGGTTCGAGTCCTGTTTCCGCAACTCTCCTACTTGTAGGCGGCAGGTTTCGTGTCGTTAAATAAACTTAGCAATAAGGATAAAGCAGGAATGTCTTTAGTTTGCATAAGACACTGCGACTGCGTATAGTAGTTTGACGGAAAACACAGATAATCTATACCAAACCTAAAATCAGAGGGCTACTGCTAATGATATGGCTTGGTAGGGGTGATGAAAAACGCTCTGTATTAACATGGAAACATGGGTATGATTACTGTCTTATTGGTGCAATTTTCGCAAGAGAAAGTGCTGATATTGATTGTTGCAACGTTTCTTAATGCGAAAGCAAGGAATAGAACAACGAAGCAAGTCGATAGCAAGACGAACAGAACGGTGATGATTGGGCTGTACTCAAAAGGTACAGATGATCAAATGTACACCTCATCGTTTATATTATGCAAAAAAAATTACAGCATACTTTTGAGAATATATTAAAGGTAAATTGATCAAATAAAGCAAAAGTGTGTGCGACCACAAAGAGAAAAACAACTTATTCATCTGTAATATGATGACATATAGCACTCGCAAGGTACTATGTGAGAAATTACGAGTACATGCAACCGTATCAGACTGCAATCTGAGAACTCCGCAAGAGACGATGTGTAGAAGGGAAATCTATAATGCTTTGTGGTAAGAGTTTGCTGGTTATGTCAAAACCAGTGTTGTTTCTGCCTACAGCCTAATCGGCTGTGTGATAAGTTACGTCCAACCGCAATAGATGGTAGTGTAATGAGTCAATATCTCAGCTCATATATGTAAATCTCGTGTTTCGTATACGGGGTTTTCTTTTGGGAATTAGTTCAGTTTGGTAGAACACATGATTTGGGATCATGAGGTCGTAAGTTCGAGTCTTACATTTCCAATTTGCGGTAAGGTGTAAAGGTGCACACTAGTCTCATAAACTAGAGGGTCTGTTCGAGTCAGAGTCACGCTACTCTTCCACTTTTCTTCACTTGTGGATGAAACTAAAACAGAAAGGTGGTTTTTACAATCGCAAGAAAAGCGAAACTAAAAGATGATGGAATCTTATTTTGTGGTAATAATGCAAAAGATGTTACTGGATCAATGATTTATATAAGATTTGCAAATAAACAAATTTTACTTGAATGTGGTTTATTACAGGATAATTCATATTTGGCAGCTTATAAAGCAAATTCAGAAAAATTCAAATTCAAGCCTGATGAACTGGATTATGTGTTTATTGGACATTCGCATATTGATCATATTGGATTATTACCTCGTCTTATTAAAGAAGGATTTCATGGAAAAATAATTATGACATATCCATCTTCGGTTATGTCGAAATATTTATTACTTAATTGTGCTTTTATTGTAAATGATGAGGCACGAGTTTTATCAAAAAGATATAATAGAGAATACGAACCACTATATACTGAAGAAGATGTATATAAAACACTGGACTATATTTATGTATATAATGAGTATAATCATGTTTACAAATTAGATGATGTGATTAGTTTTCAATGGTTTAAAAATTCTCATTGTGTAGGAGCTGCACAGTTACAGCTTATTTTAAATGATGGAATAAAAACAAAGAAAATTCTATATACTTCTGATATTGGAGCGTTAAATACTAAAAATCATTATGTGAAAAATACAGAAATTCCAGTTACCTTTTCTGACGTGTCAATAATGGAATCAACTTACGGTTTAAATACTAGGGCTACAAAGAAAACTCGTGAATTCGATGTTGAACATCTACGTGTTGCTATAGAAACTGTACTGGAAAGGCAAGGTTCTATTATTCTTCCAGCGTTTTCATTTGCACGATCTCAGGAATTATTGACAACATTATATCTCCTATTTGGAGAAAATGAAGATTTTAAAACAGATATAGTCGTTGACTCGATGCTAACTTGTGATATATGCCAAGCTTACGAAGATGTTCTTGATTCAGATTTTCGTGAGTTATGGACAAAAGTATATAATTGGAAAAATGTAAAATATGTGCGTGAAAAGGTAGAATCGAAAGCATGGATAAATGATCCTATACCTAAAATTGTAATCTCAAGTAGTGGTTTTTGCACAAATGGGAGGATATTATCTTATCTTGATAAGTATTTACGTGATATCAATTCTATGATTTGTTTCTCTGGATTTGTAGGAACAGATGATTCTTATTTGTCATATAGAATAAAAAATGGCAAAGCCCATAAAACAATCAATATAAATAAAGTTCCTGTCCCTAATAGAGCAGATTGTATAACGATGAGCACGTTCAGTTCCCATGCTAATTTTGATGATTTATTAAAATTTGGCAGTAACTTGAATACAAATCAGCTTGTTTTGGTACATGGATCTACAGAAGCAAAAAATTGTTTAAAAGAGCATTTACGAGAAGAAATTTCAAGAAATGACAAGTGTTATAAGGTAAAGTGTTCTGAGAAAGATATGATTATACCGTTATAGATAGTGATAAATAAAATTTAACGAAATGTAAGGTGATCGCCTATGAAGAAATATATTTTTGGTTTTCTTACTGGTATATGTTTATTACCAATTATAGATTCGATTACTGAATTAATACAAACTGCTTTGAAAATTCCCAAAGGAGAATTAAGTAAAAAGGTCTTAAAATTGAATAATGAAATACAGGATCTTCAATTCGCATTAGAACCAATAGACACACACTGCATTGGTTTTGAAGCACCATCAAATGAAGAATATTTAGATGACGAAAATGAAGAAGAAGATCATAAAAATAAAATAGGATTTTAAGGAGAGCACACTGCTCTCCTATTTTAGTTGATAAGGAGATAAAGGAGAAAATATGGTAGATAGTAAAATTAAGAAAGCAACTGTTAGTGCTGCTAAAAAGAATATTACAGCAAGTGGAGTAAGAATTGAAAATGGAATTTTTGTTGATGATGAAGGTTCTATTGTAGATCGTATTGCTGAGAAGTTACCAAAAGGTACAACTATCTTTGATATTAAAATCAGTATTGAGATTTCAGATGAAGAGTCTGAATCTGCTGAATAGAGAGTAGGTGGATACAATTAGCACCTATAAAAGATTCGAGAACGAAACAGATGAGGAACTTATCTATAGGATATGCGAAGATAAAGACCAGATAGGTTCTTGGAATGATGTAGCGAATATAATTAATGAACTTACTGGAAATGATTTCGGGGAAAGTACATACAGAAAGAAGTTCCAGGCATTTAAGAAGATGTTAAATGCAAATCAGTCTAAGTTTGTTGATTCCGATGCACAGTTAAAAGAAATTGAAGTTCAGAAACGTGAATTAGAACGAAAGAAAATTCAGTTCAGAGATGAGCGCAATGCTTGGCAGAAACAAAATTTTGCAGATGCTAGGGTTGAAGAAAAGCTTGACAAATTAGAATTAGAACTCACATCTCTTGGCAGAACGAATTTTGATAAACATAATAATTTTTTAATTGACTCAGATAATGATATGTTAATTATTCTAAGCGATTTACATATCGGACAAAGTTTTGATTCTATTTTTGGGAAATATAATACAGATATTGCAAAAGACAGACTTAACCAATTATTAAACGAAGTCGTATCTATTCGTGATTTAAATAATTCTAAAAATTGCTATGTAAGTCTTCAAGGAGATTTAATTTCTGGTAATATTCATAAATCAATTCAGGTTTCAAATAGAGAGAATGTAATTGAACAGATTAAAATTGCCACAGAGTTGATATCTTCATTCTGTTATGAATTGTCATTACATTTTGAGACAGTATTTATGTCCAATGTTAGTGGAAATCATACTCGTATGGATCGCAAGGATGATGCAATTCACGATGAGCGGTTGGACGATATTATCAGTTGGGCAGTTGAATTATCTCTGAAACATATTGATAATTTCCATGTTTTACATAGAAATATTGATACAGGTATTTCTGATATTTCAATTAGAGGTAAATCATATATAGCGGTTCATGGTGATTATGATGGATTTAATAAATCCGGTGTACAAAATTTATGTTTAGCACTTGGATTTGTTCCATATGCAATTACATACGGTCATTTGCATGTTTGTTCTGTAGATGAAACAAATGGTGTAAAGATGATCCGTGGTGGATCTCTTGCTGGTTGCGGAGATTCATATACAATTGAGAAAAGATTAACAGGCAGACCATCACAAATGGTTTGTATTTGTACAGATAAAGGTGTAAAAGCTTACTATCCTATTGAACTCAAATAAAGACTTATTATAACAAAGTAGACTGAGTACGGAGTGACTTGGTTTGTATATTATTATGCATATGCATAATATTTCATTAAATGTTTTATTTCACCATTTCGGTGAAATTACATGTATGAATGGTATATGACCTGAACCCAACAGGCGATTAATAAATGGGAATAACTTCGGTTTTGGGCTGACGAAGCCACGCATGAGGGAGTGGACTCATTGAGCCGCTACCCTCTTTTTTGATTGAAAAAAAATAAACTAATTGAGAAAAAGGAGAATTTTAAAAATGGTAAAGAACGAATTTATTACAAAGGTACAGGATAAGATTGAACTAGAGGTTTCTAAGAAGGATTTAAATGCAATTTTTGATGGCATGGTTGCTGTTATTAAGGATGCTGTTATTGCTGGTGATACAGTTACTATCCCAGAGATTTGTAAGATCTCAAGCAAGGATGTCCCGGCTAAGTCAGGTATTACTAAGTTAGGTGGAGTTGAGAAGCCATGGAGTAAGCCTGCACATAAGGAAGGTTGCGTTAGGGCAGTTAAGTCTTTAAAAGACATTTTTGAGTAATCTGAAAGGATGTGATTATTATAAAAACATTACATTTTGAAGATTATGAAGACTTTACTTGTGATGTTTCAGACGTATATGAGCAAGTAAAATCTGATGATGAATATAATTCAGTAGACGTTATTGCAAAGTATGAAGATGCGAAGAATATCATTGCTGAGTTAGTAGAGAATGGTCACGATCTGGTTCATATTTCAGATTTCGCTCGACCAGATCATGATAATTACAATGATGAGTATCTTATTGCTTTAGATCATGAAGGTATTTGGTGTGAACCTGCTAAACGTGAAAATGGATACTTATATGCTACAGGAGTAGTTTGTTATGTAATGGATAATTGTAATTCAAAAATTATTTCAAGTATCCAGTCTAAGGTAGTATATGAAGTCAGTATTGGTGATGATAATTGTGATGGGGACTGTGACCACTGTGATTGCAAGGAAATTGATAAAGATTACTATTCTATCAATGGCAAGCAGGTGTCTCAGGCAGAGTTCGAGAAGAAGACAAAAGAAATTCAGAAGACTTATGATTCATTAAATGATTGGCTTGATATAGTAGACGCATTTTCAGAGATTTACAAGCGGTTAATGAACTATGCATGTTATCTGGATAAATTAGATGAATCATTTTGGTATTAACTAATAAGAAATATGGGAGTGTGTGGTGTACGCTACACACTCTTTTTGTATGGGGCGTGTTTGGTTCTCGCTGAGTTCGATTCTCAGGTGTCCCATTAATTCGATGTTTTATATACGGATTGGGAGATGCCAACTACGTTTTGTGTTCGCACAAGAGACAATCGTTGGATTAGCCAAAAGCTAAGTATGGAGAAAAATACAATCGGCAACGAACTTTATAGAAAACGGAGAATAAATATTTGTACTCATGATTGGTGTCATAGCTGATTGTGGGATTTATGGAGAGATAGTTGGGAAGTCATGAGCCTGACGAAAGTGTAACCTCATTCGCACTTCTCTCCTATTTTTATGGAATGAGGAGAAATGAGGAAAATAAATTATGGGGTTAATATTACCACAAAAAGTAAAAGTTAAAATTAGTAGTGCAAATTGGAAACATTTTGAAGAGCTTGGATATAAAATACCAAGAAAAAAAGGTGATAAAAATAAAATCGTAGCAGATACCACTGCTTATATTAATGCAAATGTAGAAGATTTGTCATATCGCTCTCATCAATTAGTAGAAATTAAATGTGATTATTGTGGCAAATTAGACAAATTAAAATATTATGATGTTTACAGACAAATAAATGGAACTGTTTGTAATAAGATATGTTGTTCCAATCCAGATTGTAAGAAAGAAAAAGCATCTTATATTAGACGATTTAATGTTAATAAAAAGACAAATATAACAAATACATCTTATAGAGATAAAGATTGGTTATATAATGAATATATCATTCTTGATAAATCAGCAGAACAGATATCAGAAGAAACTGGTCTTAATTTAAGAACATTGAGACAGTATATACATGATTTTGGATTTACAACTAAAAATGGAAGAAAAACTAAAAATATTACTAAAGAGGAATTATATGATTTGTACATAGAACAAAAAATGACCACTCTCGAAATAGGACAATTTTATAACCTTGGAGATACTACTATTGGTGCTCTTTTAAAGAAATATAATATTCCTATATATTCGCAATCCGAACGAATGATAGATTATTATTATGAAAAAGGTGGAATTGAAAAAGCTCGTAAAATCGCAAATGATGAAGAAAATCGTATATTGGCTTCGTGTAGACAACAAGGTATTTCAAGAGAAGAATTTACAGGATTTTTAACTTCTGAAAATTCTCGTATACGAGGTCGAGTAGAATATTTTGATTGGAGAAAATCTGTTTTTGAAAGGGATAATTATACTTGTCAATGTTGTGGTCAACATGGTGGAAAATTAAATGCACATCATATTAAAAATTTTAGCGATAATCAAGATTTAAGGTTTGATATAGACAATGGAATTACGCTGTGTTTTAATTGTCATAGTTTAAAATCAGAATATGGTTTTCATAGATTATACGGACAGCATAATAATACAAAAGAACAATTAGATGAATATATAAAAATGCGACAAGAAGCAGTTAGTTAATGATACTACTGCTTCTTTTTGTTATGAAAGGAAGTGAGAAAAATGGCAGAACGAAGTAAAAGAATTGTAATGTATGATGAAGATAAACTTGAACATATAAATCCTGATACTTTGAAATTATTTCAAAAATATCAAGTAGACATGTCTATTCGTGATTTATCTGAAAACACAATAAAAGCTTATAATATAGACCTTAAACAATGGTTTATCTATATGTATGATAATCAATTCAATTTATCTGTATTAGATGCAACAGACGAAGATCTCGAAGAATATTTTTACTGGCGTAAACAGCAAGGTAATAATGTTTGCAGACAACGTAGAGTAATGTCATCAATTTCTGCTTTCTATAAATTTTTAAGAAAGAAAAAGCTTATCAAAGAATCACCTACTGAGTTTTTGGAACGCCCAAAACAAGGTCAGGCTATTATGAAACAAACATTCTTGACCATTGAGCAAGTAAATGAGTTACGTCAAAAGCTTGAAGAATATGGAGATATACAATTACAGACATACATCATGTTTGGGTTATCTACTATGGCTAGAGTAAATGCTATGGCTCATTTAAGATGGGAACAGGTTAATCTTGATGAGCGTATGTGTACAGATGTATTAGAGAAAGAGCGAAAAATAGTTGATTTGTATTTCTCAGAAGAAGTTGAAGGACTATTAAGAAAATTAATCGAGTACAGAAAAGAAAATAATATAAATGACCATGGTTGGGTATTTATTACTCCTTATGTAACTGATGAAAAATGTATTCAGGGTGGTACATTAAATGATTGGTGTAAAAAGGCAGGTAGAATGATTGGTGTTCCTACACTTCATGACCATGATTTACGACATTCTGGAAGTAACATTTTAAAAGAACTTGGTATGGAATTACAGGATATTGCTGAATTACTCCATCATTCTAGTACGGAAACTACTGTTAAGCATTATTTATCTGTAAATAAAAAGAAAGTAAAAGAGAATAAAGATAAGTTTGCTTTCTAACCAAGATACTGAAGATACAGATGAAACTTTTGTCTAACACTTTGTCTAATTCCCTCTTGCACCACACAATTTTATGTGTTACAATACAAGTCAAAAGAAACAAGCAATTATCCGTTAGACGGTTAAGCCAATATTGAACACTATTTGGCTAATATAACAATATCAACACAAAGGAAATGATCGCTATTTGCCGTGGCGGTCATTTTTGTGTTTATCGAACAATCTGACTAAGTATGTAGCAATTACACCACTTACTATGCCAGTCACTAATGTAAAAATTAGTAATTCACAAAATGTCACGTATTATCCTCCTTTGTAAGTATTTCCTACATTGTGTCATGAGGATATCTATATAAACAGAGTATCACTACTCTGACGTGACTTAACTGCCTAACCATCTCTATCTAGCCAAAACAAAGATGTTTGAATAACTGCTTGTCCTTTCTATTATATATTATATGACACTTCTTGTCAAAATATGTCAATTTTTACGACATTTATTATTGGATTTTATATGTTTTATAATTTTCCTGATATAAATTAAAATATTCCTAAAAAATAAAGTTAATAACTCAATTATAATGATACATATTAAACTAAAAACTATCCATGTTATAACTGTGTGAACTGATGCACTCAACAATGCATATGCGAGCATTGTTATGTATGCGACAGTACACTCTAACACTAATCGTAAAACAGATTTTTCATTTTTTGAAGAATATGTATACGCTTGTATCAAATTAGGTTCTAAATATCCAAGTCTTTTGCGAAGATATATGTATTTATTATTGATGTTATTTTTAAAATTTATAAAACTATCTTTATCTCTATTTTTACGATATAAATCAAATGCGTGAAGTGTCGATTGATCTGCATAATCATTATATTTATTTAAAATGACAAATATATCTAAGCTGATTTGATTTGTACATATATTATTAGAATTATTTTGTAATAGTATATGATATATAGGATTATATATTTTATCATATGCTATCTCCATTTTGTCTAAAGGTATATTTTTATTATACGTATATTTAGTGGCTAGGAATGTAAAAATTCCAGTAATAATAGCAGGAAAAATGGTCTTAAATATTTCAAATATTGTGTCCAATATATACTCCTTATAAAATTTTTTTTTACATCATAGCATGTTAAGATGATTTATGTCAAAGTGATTGAATAATATTAAGGGTAACAAACTCATATACCTACAGCCGAATGCTCTGAAACCATAAGAACTCAACAAGGCTCTGTGAAAATCAGATGGACTAACAGACCGATAGAACTGTATTATCCAAATAAAGCCCTTATAAACAGGCACGAAAGGCATATATAAAACGGTGACGACAATGTAGAGAATAAATAAAAGAACCCTTAAGTGGGCAACCAAACAGAGAATATATAAGTATCACATCTTGGCATTTGCTATTCATGTAGTATTGTAAGTCCTACTTCTTTCCTACCGACATCTAGGATTATCGGTTACTCTCAACCTTCAGAAATGAGAAGATGTTCGTGCCTCTCTACGTTAATGAGAACCATTATTATGATTAAAACTGTCCACAGAGTTTTGTAAGAAATGGCAAATTGTCTTTTCTGATTTTTACAATTGGAATTTTGACGGATAAGAGTCATTAAACCTTATCGAGATGTCTTTGCTCCGAAGACTGAAAATATGCGGAGAATGATAAAGTAAACGGTTGTTCATACACATATCATGCATTTGACGTACTATAAGTACGAGTTAGGAATGATCAAATAATATATTATTCAGGTCACCAGCATGAAAGGATCATGCGTCTCTCCTATAGAGAGAAGATTTCGGTTCGAGTCCGATGTGGCGTTGCAACTGGATAAATTAATGGAGTATCAATACATAAGCGCAATGTAGTTTGGTTGATACGAGTTGTCACTTACTCTTCTTGTGCGTTGGTTAGCAAGAAAAACAAGTGCATGGAAGCATGAATTAGGTTGCGGATAAGCGACCATATTCTAAATAACTGGATGTGTACAGTCCAAGATCTGCTAGTTAGTGCTTCATGCAGACCAGAAACTTGCTGTCTTAGCTCAAATGGATAGAGCATGGTTCTTCTAAAACCAAGGTTGTAGGTTCAAATCCTATTGGCAGCTTTTCTAATTCTATCATTTTGGAGGTAATTTATATATGTATAAAATATTAATTAAATATAACTCTGTGCTTGGAAGAGAATTTTATCAAATGTATCAGATTCAGACTGAAGGTACTCCATCAGAGTTGATTGAATATTCAACGGATGACTTGGATGAGTTGAAAAATACAATTAAAGAGCTTGATCGAGAATATGGATATAAAAATATTCGTGTCATTAAGGATGTAACATATAATGTTGGAATAACCGTGGATGAGATTAAGACTACTACTCCATCCGAGGATAATCATTTAAAAGAGTAACAAAATATGAAATGAGAAAGAGCCGTTTCATGTGTTGAGATGGCTCTTTTATTATATACGTCTTTAGTTTAATTGGTTAGAATATCAGACTCCAAATCTGAGAGATGTGGGTTCGACTCCTACAGGGCGTGTTTGTGTCAGCTAAGATATGTGCATATTCTTAGACTATACTGGTGTATAGGTGGCACTAAAACTGTGACAACAGTTGACTTGTTTATATGGTTCAAATCCATTCGCCTTATATATGAAAGAAATGAATGCGCAGATTTTAAGTATGATATAAGGTCAGGCGTTGGTATAAGCGAGGTTCGATTCCTCTACTCAAGTCTTGAATGTGTGTAAATTGCACTTTCATTGGCAATTTAATATTGAAAATTATGAGAAGTCATTTCGTATGAAGCGACTTCTTTTTTATTGGAATAAAAGGAAAGAAGGTGAAACAATGGCTAAAGTTTTAGAACCAATTTCAGATACCGAATTAAAGAAAATTACAGTTGTGAATTTGCGAAATGAATATAAAAAGCTTGCAAATTTCTATCAGCGTATTATGAACAATGAGTTAATATATTGTAGCCATTGTGGACAATGGAAAAGTGCAGCAACATTCTATTCTTCTAAAGCAAGTCCTGATGGTATTGAACATTATGCTTGCAAGGAATGTATATTAAACGAATGTACTGACTATGACAAAAAAAATAATATACGAACTGATAATCGTGAGAAAACCATAGAAACATTTAGAAGACTTAATTGGTATTTTGATGAAAATGTTTATAATGAGCAGCTACAAAAACTCTCTGAACAAACAGGAGAAAAAATAAGAAGCACTGCTGTTCAACAGTGGATCGTAATTTGTAGAAGCCTAAATGATTATAGTCAAAAAACTTATAAAGATTCAATATTCTCGATAGACGATGAAGATTCAATGCCTGAAACAAATACAAGGATTGTCCAAAAAACTCTCAAATCTGCAAAAAAGCGATTTGGAAATAACTATAATAATGAAGAACTTATGTATCTTGAGACGGAATACCAAGACTGGACAACACGTTATCCCTGTGAAAATAAATCTCAGGAACTTTTATTTAAACGAGTATGTTGTAAGGAACTTGAAATAGATAATGCTCAGAAAAATGGGAAAGATACAAAAGACTTAGATGCTACTTTACAGAATTTATTAGGAAGTTTAAATATCAAACCTAATCAGAAAACTGCATCTGAATTAACTGATAATCTTACATTTGGGCAACTTATTGATAAATGGGAAGGTGAATGGGACGGTGGAAAACCGATTCCAGAACCAGAAGGTGAATTCAAAGATCCTGATAAAATTGGACTCTTAATTGATGTTTTCTTTAAGGGACATTTATCTAAAATGATGGGATTGAAAAATGCTTTTTCATCTACATATGAAAAATTCATTTCAAAATATACAGTTAAGAAACCTGAGTATGATGAGGATACTGATTCGGAAGCATTATTTGATAAGATATTTGGTCAAAAAGCTGAAGAGGAGGTATAGCTTATGCCTCAATTAAAAACTCAGACGGAAATAGAGAAAGACAAACAACAAAAGATAATGGAGACGATTGCATGGAAAGCTGGATATTATCGTGCCAATCCACATAGGTATGTGTCTGAGGTCTTGGGATTATCTCTTAAGTGGTTTCAGCAAATTCTTTTGTGGTGCATGATGCATTACAATTTTGTTATGTATCTCGCAGCAAGAGGTCAAGGAAAAACCTATCTTACTGCTCTCTTCTGTTGTGTAAGGTGTATTTTATTTCCTGGTACAAAAATAGTTGTTAGTTCTGGAACTCTAAAACAGGCTAACGAGGTCTTGTTGAAAATACAAGATGATTTCATGAAACAATCTTCCATATTACGTTCTGAAATAGAAAAATGTAATATTGGTCAAAATGACGCTTCTATTTATTTCAAAAATGGTTCATGGATAAAAACAAGAACCAGTTCAGAAAATTCAAGATCAGCCAGAGCAAATTGCATAGTCGTGGATGAATTTCGTATGGTCGATGAAACAGTTATCAATACTGTATTGCGTAAATTCTTAACAAGTCCAAGACAGCCAAAATATTTACAAAAACCTGAATATGCTCATATGCAGGAAAGAAACAAAGAAATATATATGTCCAGTGCATATTTTAAAAGTTCATGGGCTTATAGAAAAGCACAAAGTTATACTCTTAATTTCTTTGATGACACAAAAAAATATTTCATATGTGGATTACCTTATCAGGTATCGGTGCGTGAAGGATTACTCTCTCGTTCTCAGCTTGAAGATGAAATGAGCGAAGCTGATTACAATGAACTTGTTCAGCAGATGGAAATGGAATGTCTGTGGTTTGGTGATACAGATGGTAGTTTGTTTAAATTTGATGAATTAACTGCTCGTAGAAGACTTCGCAAAGCATTTCCACCATTGAGTTTCTGCAATGATAAAATAACAATTCCGAAATTAACAGCTACTGGTAAAAGAATACTATCTATTGACGTTGCTCTTATGCAATCTACGAAAAAGAAAAAGAATGATGCCTCTGCTATTTTTATCAACGACTTAATTCAAGTAAATGATACTGCATATCAATCAAATTTCGTATATGGCGAAACTTTTGAAGGTTTGAAAACAGACGAATTAGGAATGATTGTTATGAAATATTTTTATGAGTATCAATGTACAGATTTAGTTTTAGATACAAACGGAATCGGCTTGGGGGTATATGATTTTATTACCAAGGATCAAATTTGTCAAGAAAACGGCAAAAGATATCAGGCGATGACTTGTATAAATGATAAAGATATGGCTGAACGATGCAAAGTTCGTGATGCTAATAAGGTTGTTTGGTCTGTAAAAGCTAATGCTAATTTTAATAATGAGATATGTGTGTTACTTAGAAATGGTATACAGAATGGAAAAATTAATTTCCTTATTCCTGAACAAGATGCGGATAGCTCATTAAAAGAAACATATAAAGGATACTTTAAAATGTCTCCAACAGAGCAAGCTAAATTGAAAATGTCATATATACAGACAACATTTGCAGTTTACGAATTGGTCAAATTGGATCATGAAGTTAAAAACGGAAATATCAAAGTCAAAGAAGTTGAAGGTATGAGGAAGGATAGATATTCCTCTATTGCTTACTCTTACTGGTGTGCTTGTCAATTGGAATTAAAGTTGAAGCCTAAAACACAGGATACACAATCATTAGTTTCAAAACTTACAATCCGTAAAGCAAAATACAATTAAGGAGGTGCATTATCAAATATGCCTAGACCTAAGAAAGTAGATGCAAATTCTAATGCACCTACTAAAATAAATAATTCGCAGAAGAAAACCACTTCTTCTACTCCAAAACAGCCAACCGCAAATGAAATGCGTGAATGGTATGAGAAAAATAAAAGTAGACTTGAACGTTATGAAGACGCAACAAGTGCAATTACAAGTCTTCGAGATATTCAGAAATCATCCAGATATACGTCAATCAGTAACTATTCAAAAGAAGATGTAAAATCATACATAAAGAATATCTCTTCTAATGAAAAGAATCTACGAAGCTTATCTCGTTATCTTTATTATCGTTCAGAAATCTATTATCGTCTTTGTAAATATTATGCAAATCAGATTGATCTTACAATTCGTAATATAGTTCCCCCATTTATAATCTCAGGCGAAAATGATGTGCAATCCACATTACAAAAGTATCAAGAAACAGTTGATATAGTTGACACTCTAGGATTGAATTATGAATTTCGTAAAGCTGCGTCTATCACTTTAAGAGAAGATGTGTTTTATGGATGTGCTTATTATACAGAAGGACAAGGAATATTTGTTCTTCCATTAGATCCAGATTATATGAAAATTGCAGGTATGTTTCCTGATGGTTCATTTGCAGGAGCTATGGATATGAGTTATTTCCGTAGTCATCAGGAACTTCTTGAATATTGGGGAGAACCATTCAATAGTATGTGGAATACATATCAGAGTACAAATGAAAAATATCAGTTAATTCCCGAAGAATACAATGTATGTATTAAATTTAGGTCTGAAGACTGGGAAACAATCGTTCCTGTGCTTACACCTATATTCTTATCATTGATTGATCTTATGGATGCTTCTGATTATCAGGCGGTTCAACAAGCGGCTAATATATATAAATTAGTATGGCTTGAAATGAAAACAATGGGAAATGATGTAGATGATTGGGCTGTGAATCCAGATATAATGATTCAGTATTTCAATCGTATGCTTGAAGAAGCATTACCACCTTATATCTCTGCTGCTATTGTTCCTGGCGAATTGCACGAGATAAGTTTTCCAGATGATGCAACAGGTGATGTTACAAAGGTTGAAAAAGCTACAAAAGAAATTCTCAATACGGCTGGTGGTGCTCAGATATTAAATCTAAACTCCGCTTCTAACTCTACTGCTTTTAAATATGGCGTACTTGCAGATTCTACATTTTCTATTTCAACTCTTATTCCGCAGATTCAAGCGATTGTAAATCGACTTTTATCTAGTTGGATATCTGAACCTTGTAAAGTTAAATTCTTTGATGTCTCTATTTATCAGAAAGATAACTTTAGAAAATCAATCTTGGAATCATGTACCAATGGATTGCCAAACAAAATTCTTTATAACACACTAAATGGTGTGTCTGAAAAAGATACGTTATCTATGAACTTTTTGGAAGAAGACTGTTTGCAGCTTAGTTCAAAATTCAAGCCACTATCTAGCACTTATACTCAGACAGGTAATGATAAAGGCGGTGGTCAAGAGAAGGATGATTCGGAACTTACAGATGCGGGACTTCGTACAAGAGACGAGAATTTAAATGATAAATAGGAGTTGATGGAATGAATCAAAAATTTATACAAACGCAAGATGCACCTACTGCTACTCTCCTATCTCAATTAGGATATCAACAGGTGCAAAATTCTAATGGTATTTATGTATTTTTGAATACTGATACTCTTCGGTTTTCAGAAAATATAGATATAAATAAATTAAAGTATACAAGTATGCTTACATTTTAGTCGTCTTCCTTGGGCGACTTTTATTATGTCAGAAAGGAGGAAAAGATTAAGTAGATGCCAAAGGTTATTAAAAAGAAAATTTTAACTGAAGATGATTTACTAAAATTTTGCAAAGAACAGAAATTTGTAAAATTCAGTTCTAAAGATACTGGCTATCAGTTGGCTTTAAAAGTACCTACTACTTTTGAGATAGACGATACCGTAGACGAAAATCATCGTGGAATGATGCGTCTTAAATTCAGAATTTTTCATACAGGACTTAACAGAAATAAGAGTTATGTATCAAAAGATGCTGCTGAGAAAGCAATGAATACAATTGCTGACAGACCTGTGTTGGCTGCAATCCATCAGCTTGACGATGGCAGTTGGGATTTCGAAGGTCATGAGATGGAAATTGTTAAAGACGAAAAAGGCAAAGAAGAACTAAGATATATTGAATCTCAAGTTGGTTCTTTCTCATCTGAACCTGCATTTTGGGAACATGATGATAACTTAGATAAAGATTATGTATGTGCTTATGCTTATATAAGTGAAGAATATACAAAGGCTTGTGAAATTATTCGTGCAAAACAAGGTTCAAAAAATAGTTGCGAACTTTTCATTGATGAACTCTCTTATAACGCCAAGGAGAAGTATCTTGAATTAAATGATTTCTATGTAAATGCTTCGACTTTGTTAGGAAGTCATGATGATGGTACAGAAATTCAGGAAGGCATGGAAGGTTCTCGTGCCGATATTGCAGATTTTAGTGTAAATAATAATTCAGTAAAATTTAACAAAGATGAAAAAATGATTGAACTCTTAGAAAATCTTAACAAGATGCTTTCTAATTTCAATAAAGAACAGACTTCTGTTCAAACACAATCAAAGGAAGGAGGAATAAATAACAAAATGACAAAATTTGAAGAGTTGCTTGCCAAATATGGTAAGACTGCTGAAGATGTAACATTCGACTATGCAGAAATGTCAGATGAGGAACTTGAAACAAAATTCGCTGAGATGTTCGATAATGACAATTCAGACGGAGACAGTTCAGATAACGGAGAATCTGGTGAGCCTTCCAATGATGGAGAAGGTGATGAAGGTGAAAGTCAGACTTTTGAAAAGATTATTCGTACATACGAAATTTCTCACGAAGATACAAGATATGCACTTTATAATCTGTTAGCACCATACGAAGAGTCGGATAACGATTATTATTATATATCAAATGTATTTGATTCTTATTTTGTATATGAGGGTTGGTGTACTGATAAAATCTACCGCCAGAACTATACGAAAGAAGGTGACAATGTTGCATTTGATGGTGAACGTATTGAATTATTCCGTGAGCTTTTAACAGCAAGTGAGAAGGCTGAACTTGAATCTATGCGTTCAAACTACGTTGCACTCAAAGAGTTTAAGGAGACAGCAGAAAAGAATGAACTTCATGCACAGAAAGAAGCTATTATAAATGCTGATAACTATTCTGTTCTTACAGAGAAAGATTCAGAAGGAAATTATGTAAATGCTGATTTCGCTGAATTAGTAAAGACTATGGATAATTATTCTGTAGAAGATTTTGAAACAAAGGTAAAGGTTATGCATTCAGATTATATGTCTGCACATGCGAACTTCTCTTCTGTTGACACAAAGAAAAACACAAATTCAGTTAAGATACTTACAAATATGAATAAGAAATCAAAGCCTAAGAAAAACTACGGCAATTTATTTGATTAAAAAACTGAATATAACTTCATTTCATATAGAACGCTTTATGCGTTCTTTTTTATTGCAAAAAAACAAAATTTAAGGAGGAAAACATAATGGCTATTAAATATGCTGCTACAAAATTTCCACAGATGGAAATTGGTAATTTACTTGCTCAGGATTATGGTGAGCACATTTTATCTGTAAAGATTACAGAAGATACACCTAATGGATATCATTTCAAACCAGGTAAGATGACTTCTCTTGATAATTGGGAGATGGAAGCTGCAACTGAAATTGATGCTTATATCGCAATGAAAGATGCGTCAGGAAGATACCTTGTTGTAATTAGAGATCCAAAGGGAGTTGGTGTTATCTATCAGAAACCTCTCAACAATGTCGAGAGTCCTCGTTCGCTCGCACTTGCTTCTAATTTCTATAACGATCCAGCAGACGGTGCAGTTCGTGGATACATGCTTCATTCACAGGATCGTTATTGGCTTACAGAAGATAATTTTGATGGCTCACCTACAGTTGGAGCTGAAATCACAACGATTTCTAGTGGAAAATTAAAAATTGGTGCGTAATAGAAAGGAGGATATAGAATAATGATGAGATTTAGTACAGAACATTTAAGAAAAGTTTTTGAAGATGCCGATAAGTATGAAAATTTTAAGAAGCTTACATACAATTTAAATCACGGAATTGATATTTATGAGTATGATGATGACGGAAACCAGAGAAAGGTTTCTAAGCACGAAGCAAATAAGGCAATCCGTAAAATTATTATGGAGGTATGTGACCTTACTGAAGAGGATCTTAGATCCAATAAGAGACGTGAAAGAGCCTTAGAGCTTCATCACACAGAAGTATATGAGTTACTTGAGTCTGATATTGATTTTAAGGTAGATACAGCATTCAAGGAGTCTGAGTGGTTTAATGATTTTGTAGATATGAGAAATGTTAAACTTGGCGACGAGGAAGAGTTTTGGTCAAGAGAAAAGGTTATGCTTGCTGTTGCTGAAATTAGTGGTGACCACCATGATCTGACTTTACAGTACTTAAATGAAGGTACAGCACACAAGATTCATACTAAGAAGTATGGTGTAAAGATTGGTAAGGATATTGATCTTATTTTACTTGGACGTATTGATTTTACTGAGCTGACAGATAAGATTGCAGAAGCGTTTGTATATAAAGTTCAGGAACTTTGTTATACAGGAATTTATGGTGCTGCAACTAAGTTACCTAACAACTCTCAGTTTGTAAAAACAGGTGCTTTATCTGCTTCTACTAAGGACAAGTTTGATACACTTCTTGAGGATGTTGGAACTGCTAATAGTGCAGAAGTTGTTATTATGGGTACAAAGACTGCATTGAAGAAACTTAATGGTCTTACAGAAGTTGATTGGAGAAGTTTGTCTCAGAAAGAAGATGTTGCAAAGACTGGTCGCCTTGGTACATATGAAGGAACAGAACTTATTGAGATTCCTCAGAGATTTGCTTTCAATGATGTAACAAAGAGACTTATTGACGATAAGAGACTTCTTATCTTTGCAAAGAATCAGGAGCAGTTCGTGTGGTTTACAGATAAGGGCGAAACTCAGATTTATGAGTCTGGTACTCAGAAGGGTGAACACGCTGATGACTTCCAGAAATATGAAGTTCAGAGAGAAATGGGTGTTGAGGTAGTATTGCCACAGTACTTTGGTCAGTGGACTCTTGAATAGTAAATAAGGTTGAGTGGTTAGTTTATCTAGCCACTCTTTTTTATATTGGATAGAAAGGAAAAATAAATGGCATATACAAAAAAGACCACCACAAAAGCAGTAGAAAATACTAATACTGATGTGGCTGAAAAGAAATCAGAAAAAAAGAAGTTTGAGCCAACAGAAATGATTCCATGTGTGTCTCTTACCGCAGGAGAATTATTTTATGTTGGACTTAAATCAGATACTTTATATACATTTGCAGATATTGATGACGTTCAGGAAATTGAATTTAGAGATTTGGATTATGCAGCAAGGAAGGGTGACAAGATGATGTTTAAACCTCGTTTTGTTGTACAGGATGCAGATTTTATCGCATTACATCCAGAACTTGATGATTTATATTCTACTCTTCACTCGACAAATGATTTAAGAGATATTTTAAAGATGACTCCTTCGCAAATGGAAAAAGCAATCTATTCTCTTCCAATTGGAGCACAGGAAGCATTAAAAACTATTGCAACAAGTATGGTTGATGACGGAACACTTGATTCTGTTAAGAGAATTCAGACGCTTGATTCTATTTTTGGAACAGAGTTACTTTTAAAATTGAATATGTAGTAAAGGAGGCTCACAATGACGCTTCCATATGAAACAATTTTTTCACGAACAAGAGGACGTATTTCAGATCCGAAAGAACTCTCTCTTGATGAAAACGATTTGCTTGAAATTTATACAGAGCGATTAAGCAATGTAATTGCTAATCCAAGGGTGCGTAGACTATTCTCTTCTCTCACACTCGATGATGAAATTCAACAGTTGAATTTCACACTGAATAATTCAGTAGATGAAACGGCTGATATGAATTTTGTCGTAGGAATTCTTGTACTTGGAATGACGATTGAGTGGTTACAGCCACAGGTTGATTCTATTATGCACACATCAGTAATGATAGGCGGCAAGGAAGAAAAGAAGCTACTCGACAATCATAAAAATATGATTGACCGTCTTGATTCCATGAAAACTGAATTGAATAAACGTATTCGTGATTACGGATATATGTATAATTCCTATATTAACACGGAGTCCTAATATGCAATACATATATGGTGACTTCACAGACAAGCAAATCAATGAAGCAGTTCGTGCAATGCATGGTGATATTCACAAATTACTGCTCTATAAAGACAAAACAATTGAAGAGAAAATATTTGAAGATGATGAAGCATTTCTCGTTTTCTTTGAAAACGTTATGTTTAAATTAGGTGGTACAAAAACCTTATTTAATGATAATGGACTTATGGTGACTCTTATGGCAACCTTACAAGGTGCTATGGATAATTTTAAGAGCGACCATTTTAGTTACAAAAAATTCCGTAGAGCAATTTTAGATTCTCATGGATATATTAAGCAGATGTTTGAGGAGGTGGGTTGCGATGCCGAGTCTACAGACAGCTAGGCGTGTCGCAAACGCCAAGAACAACGGTGCTAAAACGATTGGTCAGATTTATAAGGAACAGTCTGATTGGGTGATGGAACAGACTTGGGATAATGATATCCAGAGTAAAATATGTTATATTTATGATTTCTACCATGACGATCAGCCACGATTAGCTGAAGGTATGACATATGAGAATACAACTAAAACACGCATAGATGCAAAGTTTATTGTTAAGTCATATCAGTCTATGGATAAAGACCAAGTAGATTACTATATCCAGTTTAAACCAACACAAAAAACACATTTTTCTGAAGGTGACGAACTCTATTATTTTGAAACTGATTATCGGAAAAAATATCATAATGATAATTTTATCGGCTTATTCATTGATATACCAAATGATGAAAACATCTATGAAAAATGGATGATTCTTCGTACCGAACCAGCAAATCAATTTCCAAAGTATCTAATTCTTAAATGCAATTATGAATTGATGTGGATTGAGAATAACGGAACAGAAAAAATCAAGCGTAGAATGTGGTCTGTTTTAAAAATGCAAAGCAGCTACAATAGCGGGCTTTGGACTGATTTACGATTTACTTCGCAAGAAAATCAAGATAAAGTATGGCTACCATTAAATCCAATTACTGAGAAGATTTGGTATACAAACGAGTCGTCAAAGAATATGCGTGTACTTGTTAGTTCTTTTACTGACAATGCAATAGCCTGGCAGATCAGTAAGGTTGAAAATGCTCAACCACTTGGGGTTCAGAAATTAACTTTATATCAAGATTTCTTTGACCAACATCGAGATTACATCGAGAAAGATTCTGATGGTAATATTATTGGTATGTGGGCTTCATATTTCGATTCAGAAATCGTCCCAACAGATCCATCTACTCCAACTACTCCCCCATCTTCTATTACAGCAAGAATTTCAGCATCCACTTCTACAATCAAAGTTGGTGGCTCTTATAAAAATCTTACGGTAAATCTATTTAATGATTCCAATGAAGATATTACAACTGAATATGCTGATGCAACCTTTACATGGGCTTGCTCTATTGATAATGAAGATTGGACTGACAAAGTAACATGGAGAGTTGGTACAGAGTACAACCAAAAGAAAATAAAATTTTCAAATGACACTTCCGTTATCGGCAAAATACTGTCTGTTAAGTGTGAAATTGTTAAGGATAATTTGCCGATTGAATCTGAAATTTTGCCGTTAGAATTAACTGAATAGGAGGTATTGTATGGCAGAAAAATTGGTTACAAAGAATGATTTGTTAAACAAACTTCGTGCGTATAAGACAACTCCTGATGATGAAAATATTCAGTATAAGAAAAAGATTGAGAAAGCACTTATGCTTAATCCATGTCTTTTATATGCACTTAACGAGAAATCATTAGAATCTGAACTTTTCGATGAAGATGGTAATATTAACTGGGAATGGAATGAAGATACCAAGGAATATGAACCTCTTGGAGAATGGGATAGATATTTTGGAAGTAATTCAAATATCCGTCCTTTTTTATTTATTCCAGATACTCAAACAGAGGTAAAACATTATATTTGTTATCAGGTGTCTTTTGATGAAACACCGAGATATCAAGACACATTAAAATATACAACTATCACATTTACAATATTTGTTCATGGAAACGATAGAATGGATAAATTAACAAGGATTCCAAGACATGATCTTATTGCCTCTATTATAAGAGAGCGATTTAATTGGTCTAATATATTTGGAATGCAAACACATCTTATTTCATCAAAAGAGTCCACAACAGATAATAATTATCTTGTTCGTACTCTCGTATTCCAAGTTATTGACACTAATGGAATTGTAAATACAACCAATGGAAAAACAAATTTGGGTAACTATCAGTTAAGGCGGTGATTTAATGGCTAATATATCATCTGGTGCATTGGATGCAATTCAAACCGCTACTATTGAAGACAACCAAAAGAAACAAAAATCATCTAATGATAAATATCATTTTGATAAATTAAAACTTTTCTTTGGTGAAGATTATTATGTACACGGAATTAAAATATCCCAGCCAACTATAGGTGATATTTTAGATATTGGTGAATCAAAATTTTATACTGCTATCTCCCCGTTTATTAATAATTCCACTTCGATTCGTCTTATGCTATTTAATCTCGGTGTAGAAAATTGGTGCAAGGTAAAAGATATAGAGGTATATAATCTATTATCTCAAATTCCAGAACAAGATTATTCTCCACTTCATTTGATATTTCATGATGTAAATTTCCTAGACTATAAAATTGTTCCTTATACCGATGAAAATTCAGAAGAACAATTTGGGTTATATAATCCAGAGTCTAATATTCTATTGTCAGAAAATGAATATATGGAAATTGCTGAGTATATCAGAACCATTATGAATATTCATCCTAAAGTAGAAAAAGCAAAAGGAAGAACTACTAGAGATTGGATGAGGCAAGAAGACCAAATGAACTTATCTATGAAAAAACCAGATGATAATTCTGAGTCTAATCTTCTACCTATTATTTCAGCATTGACAAATCACCCTGGTTTTAAATACAAACTTGAAGAATTAAAACAAGTAAAAATATATCAATTTTACGATGCAGTTCAAAGACTTCAAATATATGAGCAAACCCATGCATTGATGGGTGGAAGTTATTCTGGATTCTGTGACACAAGTAAAATTGATAAAGAACAATTTAATTTTATGAGAGAAATATAGTTAATTTGAACATCTATTTGGATGTTCTTTTTTTATACAAATTTTTAATAATTTAAGGAGGAAATAAAATTATGGCATTTAAGATTGGTGACGTAATTATTGATAGAGCACAGTTTGGTTATGGTGCTACTAAAGCTGGTGTCCCACTGTATGCTCTTACTCAGCTTAATAATTTTAATATTGACATTACTGCTGATTCAACAGACGTTAATGACGCAAGAGGTAATCTTGTATATAGAAAGTATACAGGTAAGAAGGGCGATGTTACTGCAACAAACGCATTTCTTAATCTTGCTGTCGTTTCAACTATTGCTGCAACAGATGCAGAAATCGCAACAAGTGATAATGCTATTGAAATGCCGATTCTTACAACTCTTAAAGCTGGCGAAACACTCGATCTTTCAGAAGATTATGTTGATGGTTCAGTAGTTGTATCTGGTCTTGCAAATGGTGCTCTTGGTAAGGAATATAAGATTGCTGCTACCCCTGAAACCGCTACAAAGACTGAGTTTGGTATTGCAACACATGTACTTACTCCACCAAAGGCAGATGATGAAACAGAGTTCTTCGTTAAGTATAAGAAAAAGGTTAAGAGTGGTGCGAAGGTATCTATCACTGGTAACAAGTTCCCTAAAGCTCACGAACTGTTTGTTAAGGCACTTGCGGTTGATCCATGTGATAAGGAAAGCTTTAGAGCCGTTGTTATTCACATCGCTTCATTTATCCCAAGTCCAGAGGTAACAATCGCACTTGAGGGTGGTGACTCACAGACTATGGATTACAAGGGTTCAATCCTTACTGATACATGTACAACTGAGCAGATGATGGTTGAAATCTATTTTATTGACGAGCCAGAGGAAGCCTAATCTGATATCAACCTAATCAATTATAAGAGTGGTAGTCCTTATACTATCACTCTTCTTTTTAAAGGAGGATTACCTTGAGTAAGGAAAAGATATGTGCTGTTTGTTATAAGTCATATGAGTATTGTCCCGTCTGTGGAAAAGATAAGGATAAGCCTACTTGGATGTTCACATTCTGTAGTGAAAATTGTCATGATATTTATCTTATAACGTCTTCTTATGCAAATCACAAACTTACAGCAAATAAAGCAAAAAATAGATTAGATAAACTTGATTTATCTGGACTAAATAATTTTGGTGGAAGTTATCAGAACGTTATCGCTGATATAAAAGAGCAAACTCAATATTAGACAAAATTGAAAATGACACTATACAGGATTCTATTCCAACAGATACAACTAATAATTTAACCAAGGAAAATATAAATAAGTATGAAAAGATTAAGTATTCGCCTAAGAAGAAAGGGTGATGCAATTTGAATAGTGATTTTAGAAAATTCTGATGGGAATATAACATTACTATTCAAATGTTGTATTCCCATTTTTTTACGGTAATACAGATAAAGGAATGAAAGGGAAATGATAGAAACGAATTTAAAAACAAGAGATTATTCTCCACATGAAGCAGTTAGGATTGTCAACCCTAAACAGTATCTACTATATATTAAAAATAATGTATATCCAGTTGATATGTATACGAGTATAGATGATAAAACAAATAATGTAATTTTGGCAATGGTATTTCTTAAAGCAGACACGACTGAAGTGTATAAAAAGTGGTGTAATTATGAGTTAGATTAGGTAGGTGATTGTATGTATCTTGACTACGCAGCTACTACCCCATTGTTACCACAAGTTAAAGATTATATGGTATCTCTTTTGGATACATATCAGAATCCATCGTCAATGTACCAATCGGGTGTTGAAGCAAAGAAAATTATTACTACTGCAAGAAATAATGTTGCAAAATTCATCAATGCAGATTCTAAAGATATTATATTTACATCAGGCGGTTCAGCCAATAACACGTTATTTATTAAAGGTTATACAAATAAACATCATTGCATGGTTTTATACTCGCCTACATCTCATAAGTCAGTCCTGAAATGTGTGGAATCATTGAAATATAAATGCCCACTTAAAGTTGACTACACAGGAAAAATTGATTTTCAAGATCTCAAAGAGTGTTTGTCTATGAACCCTATGAAAAAACTTGTTGTTATAGAATACGCCAATTCTGAGATAGGGACAATTCAGGATATACAACAGGTTATTAATATATGCCACTTTTACAATGCTATTGTTTATGTTGATTGTACAGGATCTATCAGTCAAATTCCTGTTGACGTAAAGAAACTGAATGTTGATGGTTTAGGATTCTCTGCACATAAACTTGGAGCATTAAAAGGTACTGGTGTTCTATACAAGAAATCATCAATTGAATTAGAACCGCTTATATATGGCTCACAAGAGCATGGATTATTTAGTGGAACTGAAAATTTAATAGGTATTGCTGCACTGGGGAAAGCAGTTGAGAATTATAACTACTCTTCTGTTACATCTGATAGTAGAGATTATGTTTATGATTTTATTATTAATAATATAGAAGACTCACATATTATTGGTACAAATATTAAAGATCGTTTACCACACAATTTATATGTCTGTTTCGAAGGCATTGAGGGTGAGTCATTAATGATATTATTAGACATGGCAGATATACAAGTATCAACTGGCTCTGCATGTACATCAGGTGATTTAACTCCATCTTCTACCCTTACAGCAATTGGAGTGGATGAAAAATTAATACATAACGGTATTCGTATGACATTTAGTGGATACGAAACAAATGACGAATTGGATTATTTATGCAGTAATCTACAACGATGTGTTGAGATATTAAGACAATTAAATAAGTAACTATGACGAGAACGGTAAACCCGTTCTTTTTTGTTTGGAAAGGAGAAAGAATTATGAAAGAATTATTAAATTCATTAAATTGGGACGAGGTAATTGTGACAATTTGGACAGTTATATTACTTCCTGTACTGACTTATATTGGAAACGAAATTAAGAAGTATACAGAGGCAAAAAAGATTGATAAATATACCGAAATTCTACAGAAAAATGTTTTATCTGTAGTTAAAGATGTATATGAAACAGAAGTTAAGGGAGTTAAGGGTACTGATGCATGGACGGAGGATAAAAAAGAAGAAGTTCGTCAGATTGCAAAGAGTAAGATTATTTTTGCGTTATCGACTTCTGCTTTTGAATGCCTTAAAGCGGCAAATGCAGATTTTGACGAATATTTAGATTCTTTAATTGAATCCAGTTTATTTGACTTAAAGAACAAGTAGGAGGTGATTTAATGTCCTACAAAATGAAAAAGAATTTAGCTAATAAAAGAAATTACGGAGCAAAAAGAAGTACATCTGCAATTAAATATATTTTCATACATTACACAGGTAATGATGGAGATTCTGATGAATCGAATGCCAGATATTTTTCTAATAATTATGTAGAGGCATCTGCACATTATTTTGTTGATGATGATTCTGTAACACAATCAGTCCCAGATAATTATGTTGCATGGTCTGTTGGTGGTACAAGATATAGCAACTGTAATATAACTGGGGGAGGAAAATATTATACTCTTTGTACTAACAGTAATAGTATTAGTATTGAATTGTGTGATACAAAAAGAGATGGAACAATTTATCCATCAAAAGCTACTATCAAAAATGCTATTGAACTTACGAAGAAATTAATGAAAAAGTATCATATCCCACAAGACCATGTGCTTAGGCATTTCGATCGTACAGGCAAAGCATGTCCGGCATATTGGTGTGGAAATGAAACAAAAAATAATTTATGGAAAACAGAGTTTTATAATAAATTATCTTCTAATACTACTTCAAAAACACCATCGGCATCTACGACAACCCCATCTTCTACTTCTACATCTAATCATGCAAAAAAGAAGATCGTGGCAAATGGGCAAAAAGCAGCTAATAAGTTTGTGGGTTGTAATATTGTTGCTGATGGTATCTGGGGAAATAAAACAAAGAAAGCTGCCATTAAGGTTGTTCAGACCGCTTTAAATAAGGATTATGGAGCAAAACTGTCAGTTGACGGAATTTGGGGTTCTGCTACAGACAAAGCTTTTGGATCACACTATGTTAAAGTAGGTGAAAGGCAGTGGTTAGTAACCGCACTTGAGATATTATGTGCACTCAAAGGAAAAGACCCAAAAGGGATTGAATATCCTGGTACATTTGGTAGCGGATTGAAAGCAGCCTGTGGAGTTTCTAAAGCAGTGAAATCAACATTCAAGAATCTATGTTCTTAGAAAGGTGGCTTGAATGGAATATTTAGAAGCTGCTTTGAAGATAAATTATGTCAATGTTATATTGGCTATATTTTTATTTCTGTTTGCTATTAAAGAATGTTTAGATGTATATACATACTTCAAAAAGAGATACAAAATCAAAACAGGTTCCGAACAAGATAGGGAGTCAATTGAGAACCGATTGACAATATTAGAAAAACATGATAATTGGCAATACAAAGAAATATCTAAAATGTCAAAGGGTATAGATGATATAAAATGTCAATTAACTGAAAAAGAAAGAGCTGATAAAGAGCGTACAGTTGCGACATTAAGAAATCAGTTATATGGATTACATGCTAAATTTTCTGAAAAAGGTTATGTTGACAATTCTGGATTAAAAACTTTTACGGAGTTAGGGAAAATTTACGAAGCCGCCGGGGGCGATGATATTTACCACGAAAAATTGAAACCAGAAGTATTAAGTTTGCCAATTAAGGATGATTAAATATTTCTGCCACAGTAAAAATTACTCATATTATAATATAGTACATAAATAAAATACATTTGTACATATTAACATTATGAAGAACAAAGTGTGGTATTACAGGAATCAAAGAGGATTCACATTACAAGAGCTATCAAGACTTACCGGTTTATCGGTTGCGGCTATTAACAAAATAGAAAATGATAATACAAGTGATATACTTCTTACTAATGCAATCACATTATCTCGTGTTCTTAAAGTTGATATATACGAGTTATTTTGTATATCTAAATGAGGAGGAATAAGTATGGAAAGATGTTACTTTAATGTAATCTGTGAGGAAATTTCAATTTTGGGTGGTAAAGTGATTCATGTTGATGAAAATGTGGGAAGCTTAGAAGAAGTACATAAGGTTGTTATGGATAATGTAACTAAATATCCTAATGGTAAGTGGGAATTATATCCTATGCAATTAGCGATGTAAAAAATTAAATAAATATGTTTTAGAAAGAGCAGATTCTTCGGGAGCTGCTCTTTTGTTATGTAAAGGAGTGAAAGGAAATAGCAAAAGCTAAATCGAAATATCATGTAGATATTTCAGAACAAGGTAAGAAAAATCGAACATATAAAGGTGTAACTTATGACAGTCTCACTGAACTTAAATTTTTACAAGAGTATATAGAACCTAAGATGAAAAGTGGAGAAATATTATCATATGAACGCCAAGTAGAATATGTTCTTCAAGATAAATTTAAATATAAAGGTAAAACAATTCTACCTATTAAATATAGAAGTGATTTTAATGTTGTCTGGTCTGATGGAACTTTACAGGTTTTTGACGTGAAGGGTAATCCAGATAGTATGTCACTTTTAAAAAGAAAAATGATGTGGGCTAAGTACCCAGAAACCAACCTTACGTTTATTTGCAGAAATCTCAAATATGGTGGTTGGGTAGAATATGACGTTTTAAAGAAACTTCGCAGAGAAGCGAAGAAAAATAAGAAATAAAGGAGAAAAAGGAATTATGAAAATTTTGGAATTTGTAGAGAGATACAACAACATGGCAACTCAGCAGTTAAAGGATAGATTTATCAAGGAGGAAGTTAAAATCACCTCCTATGTATCAATCATTAAGAAAGATGCCTATGCACAGTTAATTGTAGATAAAACAACATTTGAGCAGGAAGCTTATGATGACAATGGAGAAACAAAGTATCGTAAAACAGATAAGATTAGAGTAAATTCTGTTGCTCAGTATGTACAGTTCTGTCGTGCCGTGATTGAATTATATACAGATCTTGAGATTGACGAGGATGATAAAGGATTCATTAAGGGATATGATGCACTTAAATCATCTGGCTTACTTGATATTTTAATGGTTGGTTCTGATAAAGCTGATCCACTTATTCCTATGAGTGAATTAAGTGAATTTAAAACCATTTTAACAATGAAGCAGTCAGACACTCAATTTAATGAGACAACCGCTCAGGCGTTTATTAACAAACAGATTGGAAGGATTTCTGATTTGGCAAATGCTACTCTCACACCACTTATGGATGTTGTGAATAAGAAACTTAATAGTTTATCCAATGATGAGTTGAGAAAGATTCTTGATGATTATAAACTTAGCAGTACCGCAAATTTTAAAGAGGTATAAGTATGGAAATTATGAATTTACCAAGAGGTTGTGGCAAGACAACAAATATTATTATTGAAGCTGTTAAAACAGGTTGTCCAATTATTACGTTGTGTAGAACTATGAAGAGAGATATTGAAAGACGTGCAGAAAAAATCACAAATAAGAAAATAACTGTTTATACAGTTGCAGAATTTTTAGATGATGATTTTTGGTGCGATAAAATTGATAAGAAGCCAGAACATGTTTTAATTGATGAACTCCCATTTGTACTTGAGGAATTATTAGGTACAAAATGTGAAATGGCTACTATGACAAGTAAATCTTTAGAAGCATATTATGGACATAGAGATTGGAATAAATAATTGAAATTCAAATTTCTTGTGTAATAAACAGGCTCTATGCGTGTCAAAGCGTATAGGGCTTTTCTTATGGAGAGTGGTAATACTGCTCTCCTATTTTAATGAATAAATAGTGAAATTATAGTGAATTTTTTGGAGGTGATGAAATTGGCGAAGAATATATATGCAGATTTTAAAAAGAAGTTAGATCGAATTGAAAATCATATTGCAGAAGAAGTTGCGCCACAAGCAAATGAACTTCTAAAAGAATCGGTCAGATATTCGTTGATAGATTGGTATAACGACTACACTCCACAGTCGTATGAAAGAACATATAACTTTATGAAAATTCTCGATTCTACAAAAACACGAGGAAAAGGAAATGTTCTTCATTTTTCAGTTGATTCAGGTGCAATGGATTCATATGTCGGTTGGTTTGGTCAAAGTTTACAGCCAAGTACAGCTTTCGATTATATGTTTATTGATGGAGAACATGGTCATGGAAAATGGATGATGCATCAATCATTACCTCTGTATATGTATGTTGAACGAGACATTGAGGACGGTTTTGGTGGTCGTTTGGATAAAATTGTCAACAAAAGAATTGATGAGATTTTAAGAAAGTGAGGTAATTAAATGCCAGGTATATATCAGTATGATGTAGAGATCAAATCGAATGTAGCAAAACTACTTTCAGATATGAAACAAGTCCAAGACAGATTAGACACTGTTGAGGGCAAAGAATATAAAATCAAATTAAATGTCGATGAAAAGAAATTATCCAGTGTAATTTCTAATCTCGAAAAAATGCTTGATTCTCTTGGTAAAGGAACAGGTGATTTTAAACAGTTTGAGAATTTATCAAAAGAGTTATCAAGTGTTGTCTCAGAAGTGCAGAGTTTAAGTAAAGCTTTTGGCAAAGTAGATGATTCTGGTACGAAGACACTACTCTCTTCTATCCAAAACATTGACAAATCGCTTTCTGAACTGAGTCAGAATATTCTCAATGTTAATAAAAACATGGGTAATATGGGTGGCAATACGAGTGGTGCTGTTAAACAAATAGAGAATATTGGTAATGCAGCTGCCGATGCTGTTAAGCAAGTAGATAAACTTGCAGATGCACAGAGTAAAACAAATGTTGCAAATGGATTAGATTCAAGTATTTCTAAATATCAAGAAATTGTATCTTTAGTAAAAGAATACTATGAATTAACAAGTAAAATAAAACAACCAACTTTGAAACGGCAATCACGATCTGAAGATTATGACAGAATTGATGGATATTTATTAAAGAAAGCTCCGCAAAAAGTTGGCACAACTGATATCGAAAAAGACATCAATGACAGATATCATAAGATGGCAAAAGGCGTAAATGAAGGCAGTGAATTTGCAATTAAAGCAATGAAGTCTGCAATTCAGAGATATTGGTCTGACGTAACAGAAATGCCTTCAGATGAAAAACTTTTGTCATCGAGAAAAGTTGTTCCTTATGGAAACAAAGATCAAAAAGAAGAATACATAATTCCTAAAAAATATCAAGACCTGGAAAAATCTGTTATCCAAGAAACAATTGCCATGAATCAAAATAATGCGGCATATGAAGAGGAACAAAAACAAATTAAAGCTAATAATGCTGCTATTGAAGAAAGATTAAATTTGATTCGTCAATCCATTAAGCAGAATGATAAAAATTCTGATTATAATGGCGAATACAAAATGGGGTTATCATTAAAAGCATCAGACAGAAATAAAAAAGACATTTTTGGAATGACTTCTAATTTGTCTCAGGAAGAAATGCTGAAAGAAATCTGTAACATGCTTGGTGTGGAAATCCCTCAAAATGCTGAAAAGGCAAAGCAAGCTATTAAGGAAGTGTCCTCTACTCCACAAGAATCGAATATTTCTGGAAGGAAAGACGCATTTCCTGATAAAGATGTTTCTGCATCTGTAGAGTCTGCTACTAATTCCATCAAAGAAGAGAATAATGTATTAGAGCAGAATACTCGGAAAGTTAAGGAAAATACACAAGCCAAAGAACAGAATGCCAATGCAAACCTCAATAAGTATGATAAACGGTTAGATTCTTACAACGGTAAGGTTGATAAATATCAAGCTACTGTTGACAGATTCAAAGATGGTGGTTGGACAAGTGATACATATTTAAAAAAAGTGCAAGCTGTACGTGATGCTGTTAAACAGTACGCAACTCTTCTCGACAATATAAAGACTAATCAAAATGGTATCGCTAGTGATGAGGATATTCAGAACTTAGACAAGTATGAAAAGAAAATCAAAGATACTATCGCTACTGTTACTAATATGTCAGCTTCTGAAAAGGGATATAGTCAATTAGCAGGACAAAAAGAAATTGATAAAATCAATAAAATACTTCGTGAAAATTCAGCAATGTCTTCAGAAGCAAAAGCTAAAATTAAAGCATATAAGCAAGAACTTATTTCTGGGAATCCTAGTGTCAGTTTGGAAAAAATACATGGCGAAATACTGAAAATTGTTAATGCCGAAGAACTTGCTGGTCGTACTGGTAGAAGTTTCTTTGATACATTAAAGAATAGTGGATTTCATCAATTAGCTGCTCAGATGGCAGGTATGTTTGGATTTTATGATGTTATTAATGTAATCAAGCAAGCTGCGTCTACTGTGACCGAGTTGAATACACAGATTACAGAACTTGCGAAAGTATCTGAACAGTCATCGAAACAGATTTATGCCGATTTTGACAGTTATGCAGATATTGCAAAAGAAGTCAGAGGTACAATTTCTGATACTATTGCAGCCACCGCAGATTGGTCAAAAAATGGATATAGTATCCCAGATGCTAAACAATTAGCAGAAATCTCACAACTTTATAAAAATGTTGGTGATGGAATTGATATTGATGCAGCCAACGAGTCGCTTATCTCAACCTTAAAAGGTTTTCAGCTTGAAGCGGATCAAGCAGAACACATAGTAGATGTATTTAATGAGGTCAGTAATAACGAAGCCATATCGAGCGGAGGAATTGGAGAAGCCCTTCAGCGTTCAGCCGCTTCATTTAATGCTGCTTCCACCTCACTTGAAAAGTCAGTTTCGCTCGTAACGGCAACGAACTCTGTACTTCAGAATCCAGAAAAAGTAGGTAATATGTGGCGTACCGTTTCGGCTCGTTTGCGAGGAAGTGAAACAGAGCTTAAAGAGATGGGCGAAGACACAGATGGTCTTGTAACTTCTACGTCAAAACTGCAAGCACTTGTAAAAGGAATTACAGGTTTTGATATTATGAAGGACAAAGATACTTACAAGGATATATATGATATTGTCCTTGGTATCGGAGAAAAATGGCAGGATCTTAGTGATATTGATCGTGCTTCGCTTTTAGAGGCTTTGGCAGGTAAACAGCAAAGTAATGCCCTAGCCGCCGCCCTTAGTAATATTGATATTCTTAAGAAGAGCTATGAAGAAGCAACCAATGCTGAAGGTTCGGCTCGTGAAGAAAATGAAGAATATAGTAAATCAATCCAGGCATCAATTGACTTAGCTCAGGCAAAGTTGGAACAGCTTGCGAATGATATCTTAAATTCGAATTTCCTCAAGGGAGCAATTGATGCAGGTGGAAAATTAATTAATGTCTTAGATAGCATTGTAAAAAGCGGTAATGCAATACCTGCCGTAGCAACTGCTATCGCAGCAGCATTTTCATTTAAAAATGTCGGCATTGATACGTTAGTGGCGTATTAATCAAATCACTGTTATTGTTTTGAACGTACCGACATCATAGGGTTTCTATCGGATACGATAGTTTGGACTATGATAAGTATGCTATACATATGATAAACGAAGACGCAATATGCGAGGAAGGCTGTAAAACTCATGGTACTACCCTATTATAAGGAAACTAAATAGGCACAGTAAAAATTCATGAATTCAGTTGGTTCGCAGGGATAGACCTTTAAAATGGTAAGCCCTCAGAGAGTGACAACCGTTGGTAGTAGTTATATGAAACGATGCTACTATAATATGCATTCCGTACTCATGGCACGACATGTTAAATGATATGAACTTATCTCATACCTCGTGTAAATCAGTTTGACCTCTCAGTTCCTAGAGGTAGATAAGATGGAACGAAACCAAGTAAATCTCGATTTCTTGTCGATTTATGGAATGCGAAAACCATTGACAATCAAGACTTTTTTGCACTATACTTTTTTCAAAAAGTTAGGCAGGAGGTCAATTATGGCAAGAGGACGCAAAAATCTCACATTAGATGAGCAATTAACAAAAATAACAACAGAAATTGAAAATATGGAAAACTCATTAAAAGAAATGAAGAAAGCAAAGAAAGAACTTGAAGAACAGATTCATCAGCAAAGACTTTCTGAGTTGGACGAGCTGATTCAGGAAAAAGGTTTGAGTTTTGATGAAATAAAGGAAATGTTGAGCAAATAGTAATTTTACACAAAAATTTTCTCTTGTTTTGGTGACATTTTTTATGTGTTACAATATATAATATAAGTAAGAAATCAGAAATGATCTCTATTTATGAGACGTGGTTCAGGAGCGTCTGGCTAAAAATAACCTGACAATATTGCGAGGGGTTTCTCGATGTCACCTGGCTAATAAAAAATCGAAAAAATGTTTTTGTATTTAATAGGAAGCAGAAATGCTTCCTATTTTACTAGGAGATAAAATGTCTGATATACGATACTGTTATATAACTGAACAATATTATATTGATAATCCAACATTGATCAAAATTTTAGACATTAATGATTCATCAAAACACAATATACGTACTCATATATGTTTAAATGTTCAATTTAATGGTAATTCTGTTCTTATTCCATTAAGGAAAAATTTGGGTGAACCAAATAGAAAATTTGGTAAAATAGGATTCTCTGTTCCAAGCCTAAGTAAACCAAAAGCAGGATTAGATTATCGTTACATAATGATAATAAATAATGTAAACTATATCAGATTTGATACTCCCAAAATCAGTAATAGCCAAATAAAAATAATAGAAAATAATTATAAAACTATTAAAAAAGACGCAATAGAATATATAGAATCATATATTCGAGTAGCAAATAAAGGACGTGTCGATAGAACTGCAAGGTTCAGAGAGTCAAGCTTAATTAATTTTCACAAAGAATTGGCTATAATGTATAATAACAAAGACACCAACTAAGGTGTCTTTTATTGTACTACTCTTCTTCCAGTCCAGTGATATTAATTGACACTCCATTCTCAGATTCACGAAGCATAATCTTAACCCCATTTGAATATGTCCGTGTGATCACAACAAAGTCATCAAGTTTGATAATCTCACCAGAAACTGTAGTCCCTTTGGGATATGAAATTGTCATCATATGTACCTCCACTACCCTTTTGTGAATAAGTAATATAAATATTATATCATTCGCATGGTAAAGAAATAGTTAAGAGTTCTGAATGCGTACAAATGTTCTGATAGTATTATGTCGATTATTGGTATATAATGGTAATATTAAATACTAATGATTGGTGGGAAAATGAGTATGATGGCGGCATGTTTTTGTTATACTGTAATTGGTATAGTTGTAGGAAGTATCTTCGCATTATTGTTTATAAACTTTGATAAATCATGGAAGAAAATAGTTTCTTTTATATTTGGGATAGGTGGTTCTAGTGGATTAATAGTTGTATGTAAAAATTATTTTGAAATAAAGAATCAAAATATGAAATTTTGGACAACCACCTGTTTATGTGTTTCATTAATGATTTCGTTCATTGTTTTAATGATGGTAATGTGCAAACTAATAAAAGATAAAGATGATAATGACATATTACGAATAAGAGACATACTTTTAGGTCAAAAGTCATATATTGATAAATATTATGAAATGCGACGTAATGAAATAGATCAAAAGTTAAATATTAAAGAATTAGAAAAAAGAGAGCAAGAAATAACAAAGCGTGAAAATTCAATTGAAAATAAAGAATCATATTTGACGCAAGAATTAAAGAAATTAGAACAATTAGGAAACAAAAAATTAAAAATATATTTACCAGAAAAGGCAAATATAATAATAACAAATGAATTTCTAAAAATTATGCCATCTTACATAAGAGATTTATCAAAATGCATAAATGATATCGAAAAATTCACTGAACAATTCATTGATGAAAATGAAAACATTTCAATAAAAGAAATAACTGCTTATTTGATGTTTATTTGCTTATCTATATCTGAATATATTTTTGGTGGTAGATCTCAAGATGTAAGAACACATTTTAGAAAATTTGATGATAAAACGAAGTCATATGAGAAAATAGTTTCAATAATAGGAAATAATGTAAGCAATAGAAAGATGACTTCTATTCCATATAGTAATTCTATGATAGAAAGGTCTGATATTTGCAAACGTGCCCTAATTAAAAGTATTAATTCTGATTATGATTTTAGTAGTAATAACAATACTGTTTGGAAAGATTATATGACTTTTTCTTTTTATGGTGAATATTACGGTGCGGCGGAGCCGCCAGTCCGGTGTGGCGAGAGCCACCTGTCCGGACTAACGGAGCCACTCCGTTCTCTGTAGTGATAAGTTACTTTGCCATTGCAGGATCTAATCCATATACCTCTCGCATAGAGAGATCTTTGGATGGATCAATGCTTTCAATATCGATTTTATATGAGTCATACGTTATACGATCCATAATGGCATCTGCCAGGGTACTTTCACCGCCACAGATTTGTTGGTACCATTCACTTTCGCGGAACTGCGAGCAAAAGATCGTGGATGATCTCTTGCGTCTTTTGTGTATCAGTTCAAAAAGGTTTCTGGCTTCAGCTTCCGTCAGTTTGAGGAGAAGCCACTCGTCAATGATCAGTACTACTGGCTTGGTGTACTTCTTCAGGACAGTTGAAAAAGTTCCGCTGTCTCTGGCAGCCTGTAAGTCCAGTAATAAATCAGGAAGCCGCACATACCGTACTGTGTAGTAGTGTTTGCAGGCCTCCATGCCAAAAGCACAGGCCATATAAGTTTTACCACTTCCGGTGGCACCTGTAATGAAGATGTTCCTGTATTCTGTAATGTATTCGCAAGTTGCCAGACGGCTGATCAGTGCTTTGTTCAGTTTCCGACCGGACTGGTAATCAATTGCTGCAATGCTGGCATCCGGCTGTTCGAACTCAGCCTGCCGGATCAGTCTTTTCAACCGGTTATTTTTGCGATTGCTGTACTCGATATCAACAAGCATACCGAAGCGGTCCTCGAACGGCACTTCCTTCATTGTAGGATCATCCATCTGGATACGGAATGCATCTGCCATAGCGGTCAGGCGCATTTCGATAAGTTTATCGATTGTACTTTGATTTGTCATGATCGTTTACCTCCATAGTATCTGGCACCTCTTGTGATGCCATGTGGCTTTTCAACAGTCTGAGATTCCTTTGATGCATTCGATATGTCATCTGGTGAGTCTTTCATTGCAGCCAATAGATTTTTGATACTTTTATAGCTGGGTTTAGCAGAATAAGAAAGTGCTTTGGCACAGACCTGTTCCAGTTTTTCAGGCGAATATTTCTCTGCCAGTTTTAACAATCCCATACAGCTTCTATAGGATTGTTGTTCAACCCTGCCGGAGGTAAGTATTGCATCGACAACCTTACTTGTGTTAATTCCAATCGAATCTGCCCATTTGCGGAACCTGTCGCCGTTCCATTCCAGATATTTCTGGTGTTCCTGCGGCATATGTTCCGTCACAGTGGAATACTGGCCGCTCCTTCCGTGAAGTCTCCTATGAGAGGCAATTCGATTGTGATTATAAAATATTTCAACCGTTGTATCTGTTATACGCACATCTACCTTATTTTTGATATACTGATAAGGCACGGAGTAGTACATCTTGTCTACTGCGATGTGATAGTTGAACTGGACAGTGGCTTGTTTCCACTCAGCCAGTTCAAAGGGTGTAGCAGGCAACGGAGCCAGTAACGGCATTTCTTCCCCAAGAAATAAACTGAGCCTGCTGCATTCCTTTTTCTGGAATTTACGAGCATTGTAGGCATTCAGTTTTTCCCGGATAGAATCATTTAATTCTGCAAGCGAGAAAAACTGTTCATTACGAAGGGCTGCAGTTATCCAAGTAGATATCTTTCCTACAGATCCTTCTACATTTGGTTTATCCTTGGGTTTCCGGACTCTGGCCGGAATGATGGCAAGATTATAGTGTTCTGCCATCTCATGGTAAGTTGTGTTTAATGACGTGGTATACCAGTCGCTCTTTTCATGATTCACTGCTGTTGTGCAGTTATCGGAGACAAGCATGGGTGTTACACCGCCAAAGAAATCGAACATCTGGACATGAGCTTTAATCCAGTTGCTTGTTTTCTCATTCATGTATGCTTTTACAAAAGCATACTGGCTGTAAGTCAGTACCCCTACAAAGATCCATGCCTCTGTGATCTCTCCGGTGTCCGGATCAAAGATGTGGGCGGGATCACCTGCCCAGTCAACTTCAATCTGTTCACCAGGCTTTCTCGGGATATGCATGGTAGCCCTGCGTTTCTCTTCATCCTTTTGGATGTAGTAGCAGAACTGGGAATACATGAGCGGCTCTTCGTTGCTCATACGGCACTCCTCACAGTATTCTACCCAGAGAAGCTTTTTGTTGACTCCATTTCGCAGAAGTTCTTTGCGAATGTAGTCAAAGTCAGGCATGCGTTTATTTGTTACTGACTTATCCTTTGGGAACATAAGCTCCTCAAGTGCGCTGTCGGTCATGTCAAAATCCAGCGGCCATGAAATATTTATTTCCGCTGCCTTTTTCAAAACCTTGGCGACTGTGTTCCTGGATACACCGCAGCTCTGTGCGATGTTCCGTTCGCTGAATCCTAAGCTCTGCAAGCGTAGGATTTCACGATACTTGGTCATAATTGTGACCTCCTTTACCTGTATTCACACCAATGGTGTGTATCAACAGTATAAAGGAAATATATGTAATAGAGCGTTTAAATGTGGCTCTGAATTACCGGAATATGTGGCTCTCATTCTCCGGAATGGTGGCTCCCAAAGTCCGGACAGGTGGCTCAGAGAGCTCCGGAATAATCATATGGAATGAGATACAATAATTTCCCAATTTTATCTTTTGGGATATCAGTCAAAAATGAAGAACGTTTTAAGCAACAATTTTATTTCTTAAATTATTTTAGGATAGAAGAATGCTTAGAAGATAATTTAGAAAAAATAAATGAAGCTTTCAATTTAGAAAAGATATTTTATAATAAGGAGGAGCGTTAAATGTATAGAATTTCAAGAGTTATGGCTCTTTCAGAAATAATGGAAAAGATAGAGGAAAATAATTACATAGAGGCAAACAAAATGATGGCGGTTGTTTCAAGGTCATTAAAAAAAGACAAAGAGAATAACAAATATTCACCATATATTAATATTAATAACAAAAAAGATGCTTTGTTGTTTAAAAATATTATTAAAGATTTAGAGCAGGGCTAATCTCCTGCTCTTTTATTAATCATCATCTTCTTCATATCCGCTACACTCTTCTTTATGTTCGCAGAATTCACATTCACAATTATCTGTAAAATTTCCTGTTTGCCAACATAGTTCAGTTGGATAAACAGATTAAGTATTAGGTATAGTTCCCATAGCGAATCTCTCCTTTTGTAAATTATATTTGATATGGAATATTTTACCATTTGGTCATTGATAAGTATAGCCGGAACATATGTTTAGTATTATGGGTTTGCGGAATCAATGAGATCCTGGGCGGTTTTATAAATCATTTAATGTGTTTGATATTGAAGACCCAAAGAAGAATAAACAGATTAGAGAAATAACTGTAAGTATAACAAAAAATATAATCATATTTTTTATTGCCTTGATATTTTTTGTTCTTTCGATTGATAATTGTAATTCAATTTCTTCTATCGTTAACCCATTTGTATTAATTTCTTTATAATATTTTGTAAATTCATTATCTATATCATTATTATAACTGCCAGATAAATATATTTTATTGTCATTTTTATTGTTTGATAATTTTTCATATTCTTCTTTACTTAATGACTTGGATTGATATATTTCAAGTTCTATTAAATCATTAATAATTTTATTCGTTAACATAAAACACCTCTTCAATAAAAATTTTTAATATATTATGTTAATTGTAGCCAATTTAATTATTTAAGTCAATATGCTTCTTCAAACAAAGCACAAAATAAAAAGTACGACATTCAAACAATTAATTACAGACTTAAATAAACTTGGTATTGCAATAAAAAACATAAGTGTATTAAATATATCTACCGTTGGTGTAAATACTGGGAACTTAGATGCATTTAGATCCGCAATTAAAGGTTTAAGCACAGAACAAGCAGTGTTTGCATTAGTAAGTAAAGGTGCAACAGAAGAACAAATCAGACAGATTTTAATTACAAAGCAATCTGAAGCTGCTGATGTGGAAGCTACGTTGGCAAAAGTAGGACTTACAACTGCTACTTCCGCATTAACTCAAGCAGAAATGGTTGAGTTAGCAACAAAGACGGGTGTTGCTAAAGCTGATGCAGAAGCCTTACTGAGCAAAATAGGTATTACTACCGCAGAAGAGGGACAAGTTGCTGTTAAGCATCAAGTAACTATGGCAATGTTGGAGCAAGCTGTTGCAAATGGTACTTTAACATCGGCAGAATCAGCTCAAATTGCCGCTATGCTTGGACTAAATGCTGCCGAAACAGCAAGTATTGGTATTACAAATTTATTAACAGCTTCTTTTGCAAAATTATGGGCGATAATTACAGCACACCCAATTGGTGCTATATTAACAGCTATCGGGGTTGCTGTTGTTGGTATTGCTACTGCTTATAGTAAATATGGAGATACACTTGAAAATGCGAGGGAAAAACTAGAAGATGTAAAGCAAGAATACGATGATGTAGTTTCAGAATTACAGTCTGTAAATGAAGAATTAAAAACTACTCAAGACAGAATGAAAGAGTTAGAAGGGAAAGATAAACTCACATTTACAGAAAAAAATGAATATGATAATCTTGTAAAAATAAATAATGAATTACAAAGAAAAATTGATTTGCTAGAATTAGAAAAAAAGAAGAAACAAGAAGAGGCAAATCAAGCTTTTGTTCATGCTATGGAGAAAGATACAGAAGATCCTTTCGAATACGAAGTTAATCCAGATGGGAAAAATGCAGGTCAATATGGCATAGATGATAATTATCTAACTGATGAAACGGGATATATTGAGGCACAATTTAAAAAAAGAGAAAAGTTAATTGACCAATTATCTAATGCTTCTACAAAAAAAGAAGAAGAATCTATACAAAAGCAAATAGATGAAATCGATAAGTATTTGCAAGATAAAAATTCTGAGTGGACTAAAGATTCTGAAGATATTTCGTATATTGAAAATCCAAAAACTGACGATGAAAAAAAAGTTAATGAGTGGTTGGATTATATATCTGATTTTCAGGATAGATTAGCTATTGAACTTGATGGAAATAATGCTAAACAGAATGCTTTTAATAGAGTTGTAGACAACTGGCAGTTTAATGATACCGTTCAAGAACTTCAAGATTTAGGCAAAGAAGGAAAAGTTACAGCAGAAATGCTTGACGACCCTAAATACACAGATTTTATAAATAAATTAGTTGAAATTGGGGTAATTAACTCAGCAGACAATCTTGATGATATAGCATTAGCATTTAATAGTGTTTCGACTGAAGCACAAGATGCGTCTGATTCAGTTAACGATTTTTCTAATGGAAAAACGATTACTACTATGGCAGAGGCATGGAAACAGCTTAAAGCTTCTACCGATGATTCTACAAAAGGCGTAGCCGATGCTCTGACTGCCTTAGCTGATAAGGGCGAACTTACCATCAAGACATTTTCTGAAACTGATGGCGCAAAGAATTACTTTGATGGTTTAAGTATGTCTGCCGAAGAAGCAGTTAAATACATCAATAGTCTATCCGACAAGAACTCTCAGCTTGGGCAGATGAGTAAGAACATTCAGAATATTACTGGTGCTCTTGGAACAAAATTGTCTGATGGTATTGTTAGCGTAGATGATTTTACAGGGTTTGATGCTACAATCAAGGGGTTGGATTCATGGGATGAATTCACAAAATTACTTGGTGACTCATCTTCTTCTATGGCTGAATGTCAAGAAGCTGCAAATAAACTTGCAACTGAATATGTTAATGAGAATGCAACTCTCTCTTTATTGAATGATTCGAACAGAGAGTATTATGAAGCACAATTATCTAAAATGGGAATCACAAATGCGACCGCTGTAGTAGAAGCCGCACTTGCTAAAAATCTTGGTGAAGAAAAAGTTGCAACTGAAGAAGCAATAAAAGCTGGGTTAAATTTAAATGGTGTAAAAATCACTGCTGAAAATGCAACGGATTTGTTTGCCAATGCTACAGTAAGCGAAATAGCTGAATTAGCAAAAGAAGCACAACAATCTGGTGTAAGTTCACAGGCTCTGGCTTTACTTGCATTGAAAAAACTAAATAATCCTACATTAACGACAGATGGAGATATTCAAAATCTTCTTGCTTTATGTGAAGGATTAGATTTAGCTACACAAGCGATTCGAACATACCAAAGTATAAAAAGTTCTGTATTAGATGATAATGGTAATATTAAAGCAAATAATTCTCAAGAAGCCATTCGAAAACAGGAAGCGTTGGATAGCTCTTTTGCTGCAATGAAAAATCTTACTAAGGTCAATATTGAACAGAAAGTTAATACGACACCTAGTGTTGGTGGATCTGGTTCTCATGGAAGCGGCGGCGGTTCAAGTTCATCCACCAAAAAGAAAACACCACTTGAAAAACTCCAAGATTGGCTCTCTACTCTCTTCGATTGGATAGAAATTAAACTGGAACGTCAAACAGATAAGATCAGTAAATACATCTCAAAGGCTGAATCCCAGTTAGATGATAAGAAGTATTCATCCTCTGCCAAGAATTATAGTAATGCTATAGACGCAACAAATGTACAAGTTGGCTATGAAGAAACTGCTAGAGATAAATACTATACACAGGCAGATAAGATTCTCGATCGTGCCGTTAAAGAAAAAGTCGTATCACAAAAAACGGCTGATATCATTGCGACTCGTGTTGCAGATGGTAGCATGGATATCTCAGAATACTCAGACGAGATTCGGGATGTTATCTCCGCTTATCAAGAATGGTATAACAAAGGCAAGGACGCTTCTGATGCATTAGAAGAACTGCACAAGAATATCCGAACCTATATTCAGGATCTGAAGGATGTTCGGGACAAACAGCGTGACGCTAAACTCGATTCCATTACAGGATATAATGATATTGCAACAGGTACAGTGGCTAATTCAACCAGAGCAAAGAATTCACAGCTTAATGCTTCTAATTCTTCTCTTGGCAAACAGAACGCAACATATCGAGACTATGTGCAGAATGTAACCCGTGATACAAATAAGGTGGCTGCATCGGCAAATGGCTCGGTTACTAATGCTATTAAAGGAACGAAAGATACTAAATATCGCACTGCTCTGTTGAATGCTCAGAAAGCGATTAAGAACAAGACTGCTGTATCTGATGCGGATTTATCTACAATCAGTGCACATTCTACTTATGTGTATAATCGGTTATATGCATACAATGTAGCTCTTGATAATGCTGAAACTGCTAGGATGGAATACGCAACAGCTTACTCTAGTAATTACACCGATGCGATTAAGAATATTACAGAGAAGTATAGTAACAAAGACGATGCCACAAATGATACTATGGATTTGAATAGTTCAAAATCTGATAATGCTGTTACGGCAAAGACTAAGAACAAATATCTTAATAAACAAGCTTCTGGCTATGATACGATTGCTAAGAATAATCAAGCTGAAATTGATCAATATGCTTCATCTGTAAAATCTGCAAGAAAGACTATGAATAAGTCTGCCACAGCAACGGCTTATAACGGATTGGGAAGCAAAGGTCAGAAAGCAGTATCAAATGTAGTTGAAAAGGCACGTTCGCAGGCAAAATCTAAGAAACCAATTTCTGCATCATTAATATCTAAGATCACAGAATACTATAAAAAGGGATATATCTCTCGTTCTTTCTATGAATCGTGTATCCGTTATAATAATGCTCGTGAATCATTAGATCAGGCAAGAAAACAGGCTGAAATAGATAAGCAGACCGCTATTACACAGAAAGCGGAATTGGCACAGCAGAAGTTCTCCAATATCTCAACAGAGATGGATAACAAACGTCATAAATATGAACAAACTGCCACAGAGTTAAATGCCAAAATGTCTTTATATGAGGAGCGTGGTAATGGAGCTTCTGCTAATTGGTATGCTCGTTTACAAAAGACCGAACAGAAAGAATACGATTCTCTTATAGAAAAACGTAAGAAACAGATCAAAGAATTAGACGACAGTGTAGCTAATGGAAGCATCAAAAAAGGAAGTACGGAATGGTATGATATGAAGTCGCAAATTGACGACACAACCAATTCCATTAATGATGCGAAAAAGGCACTTGCAGAATATAATAACCAGATTTTACAGGTACGTTGGGATCGTGTAGATGAATATGTTTCTAAGTTGCAGAATCTTACAACAGAGACTGACTTCGTTATCAATGAATTGTCTCGTAAGGATTTGACATCAGATAAGACTGGTGGCTTAACAAAAGAAGGTAACGCTGTTGCTGGATTACATGTATCTAACTACAAAGTCTACCAGACGGAAGCTAAAAAGTATCAGAGTGAAATTAAGAAGATCAATAAACAGCTTGCAGATGATCCGTATAATCAAAAACTGATTGCTCACAAAGAAGAATTGGTTAAATCATATCAGGATGCAATTGCAGGGGCACAAGATGAAAAGTATGCCGTGATCGATCTCATTGAAAATGGTTACGCTTCGCTCAAGAATCATATTTCTGATTTGATCGACCAATATAATGATCTCATTAGTTCTGAAAAGAATGCCTATGATTATGCAAACAATATTAGTGATAAGACTCAGCAGATAGCAAATCTTCGTAAACAACTTGCGGCTTATTCTGGTGATCTTTCTGAAGAAGCAAGAGCAAAAGTTCAGGAATTAAATGTATCACTCAAAGATGCTGAGAAAGACCTCAAAGATACGCAGTTTGACCAGTATGTTTCTGCTACACAGGATATGCTCTCAGACTTCCAGGATGATTTGGACGAAAGTATCCAGAATATCATTGACACATTGGATGATAAATTCAAAGGTCTTATTGATACAATCAACGAGAATTGGTCAAGTGATAATAATGTCATTAACAAGACATTATCTACTATTGGTTATAGTGCTACAAAAGATGGACTTAAAATGTATGCTAATGGCGACATTACCAAGAATACAACGGATGCGGTTAATGGAGTTAGGATTTTCTTAGAAAAGGCATGGGCAAAGTATGATAAAACGGCTCATGATTCACAGACAACAAGTGAAAAAGAAAAAGAACTAAAACAGAAACAAGAACAGATAGATGCATTAAATCAGCAGATTAAAGCACTAAGAAAAGAAAAGGTAACATCAAAAGCACAGAAACAGGATGTTGAGAATCGCATTAAAAATTTACAAGATCAGATTAAAGAACTTAAAGGGAACAAATCTGGTGATTCTTCTATTGGAACATCATCTTCTGGAGGTGGAAATGGTTCCGGAAACAAATCTACTTCAAAAACGACAAGTTCTGGAACAGATGCAGGTAAAAAGTTGTCAAAGTCCAGGATACGTGAGATTCAGAATTTCATAAATAGCAGTTTAATTAATCCTGCCAAGGGTAAAAAAATATCTGATTATGATGCTTTTAATCAAGCTATATGGAAATCGTATGGTGGTAAAACTGGTAAGATTTTGTCAAAAGAAGCATTACAACATCTTGCCAACTTGACTGGTTACGCATTCTCAAATAAAGCTACTTCGCCATTCTGGCAGACACTTCATAAATCTGGTATTAAAGGATTCAGACGTGGTTCAGAGGGAATTCCTTATGATATGATTGCTAATCTTGGTGAAAACGGTACAGAGTTACAGTATGATGTGTCTAAAGGTGTTCTGAAATCTGTTGGTCAGAATGATATGATATTCACTGCTGAACAGGCTAAAACATTGATGGATTTTGCAAAGAATCCTATGATGTTTAGTAATATGTATACTGGTAATGCATTTAGAATGCCAAATATGCCTGTTACGAATCGGACGGATAATGACATCAATATTACTATTGGTGATGTAAACTTAGAGGGAGTACAGAATCCACAGCAGTTTGCTAGTTCTATGAAGGACGCTATTAAAAATAATACGGGTGGAGTTCGTAATATGATTAAAGATACTACAGTAGGATCTTTATCACCTAATCACAACTCACTTGGAATACGGAGATACTAAAAATTAAATATGAACATAGTAACAGAGAGGAAGGTCATAATTCCTCTCTTTTATTATGCTTATTTCCTCATCAAAACACATTAAATCGGAGGTGGATATTTGTGAGATATAAATCATCCAAGACAAAGAAAATTGAAAAATTAAAGGCAAAAAATGAAGAATTGCGTAAGTATATACGGGAAAATAATGTGCGAAAATTCGCTACACAGATCGAAGCTACTCTCGTAGCGAAGGAAGAATATGAAGACTTATTAGATGAGTGTAAACAGCTCAAGACTGACTACGAACACATGATAAATGAATTACAACTTGACGCAAATGAATATCACGAACAGATGAATCAAGAAATGGATAATAAATAAAATTAAAATAAGGAGGCATTTTGTAAATGGCGAAAGTATTATTTAATAGCCAAGGTTTAATAGAGACTCCTACTCTCCTATTACAGCACAAAAATTTTGAAACAATCGGTAATGGAGGAATTACTAATGTCTCTGGCTTAACATATAAAAACAATTTTAATGATGCAAATGAAATATCATTTAAAATACATAAATTTAACAATGGAATAAAACATCCACTATGGGATCAGTTGGTGGATTTTAGAATTATATATATACCTGAACTGAAAGAACGATTTCAAATTGCTGTTTCGGTGAATGAAGAAGACCCAGATGATTTATCAAAATCTGTTACAGGTACAGCATTGTGTGAATCCGAATTATCGAATATTAATCTACATGGAGTACAGATTAATACGGAAACTGACATGACAAATGATTTGTACGATGAGAACTTCCCAACTGTATTATATCGAGATCCTGATGACTATGATTCAGAAGATAATTTAAAAATATGGGCAAAGTCAAAATATGATTATTTTAAAGATAAAACTGCATATCCAACAACTGCTTCTGTAATTGCCAGAAAGAAATATATTCTTACACATGCTTCTCTTCTGCATCGTGTATTAGAAAAAGCACCACATTATTCAATTGCTCATGTGGATTCTACTCTTAGAGAATTATCAACAGTACACGAATTCACATTTGATGGAACAGATACCTTATCGGCACTAAAAAATGATATTGCCGAAGCGTATCATTGTTTATTCTCTTTTAACTCTGAACAAAGAACTATTTCAGTATATGATTTATATAGCACATGTACTGCATGTAAATATAGAGGAGATTTTCTTGATACATGTCCTGAGTGCGGATCAACAAAAGTAATTAATAAATATGGCGAAGATACAAATGTATTAATCAACAGTACCAATTTAACAAAAAGTATTACTTTGGAGTCAAATCAAGACTCTTTAAAGAACTGCTTTTATGTGACTGGTGCAGATGATTTAATGAATGCTACTATTCGTAATATTAATCCAAACGGATCACAGTATATTTATTACTTTTCTGACGATGTTTTATCAGATATGCCTGACAATCTCAAAAATAAATTAAAGTCATATGATGCACTGTACAACGAAATTCAGAAAACAAGAAAAATGGCTTTGGATTCTACGAAAGTTACAAACTACAATAATGTCGTTACTTCCATAACCAAGAAATTTGCTAATGTTTCAGATGATGATAAAGATAAAGTCACTTTTAACAAATTGACCAACCCTCTTGTGGGTTATTCATCTCTCATCGCTGCTCGGTATGATGCTACTGATTTATATTACTACATTAATGATAGTATGATGCCAGTAATTGATATAAATGGACTAGGGGTTCAGGATAGTTTAACATCAATAAAAAATGGTATCAAAGCATTGGGTGGAGTTGCTGTCACAAAAGTATCTTCAATCGAATCCAGTGTAGTAAGGAATACATTGGAAAAATTATGTCAGGTATTTTGTAGCACAGCATATTATGATATTTCGGTTGAAACGAAATCGCTGTCTGCTTACAACTCTTCCACGAAAACTAAAACATATTCCTGTACTGTTACAATTACAAGTTTAACTCAACAGGACGAAAATGAAGAATATCTGACAGGATCTGTTGATATTACATGTTCTGTACTAGAAAATAACGAGAAATATATTGAGCAAAAAATTAAGCGTATGACTGCTGAATCAAAGAAGCTAAAAGATAAGCAGATTACAAGTTTTGATTTATCAGATACAGATTTTAAAAAGGAATTGACATATTATTCATTGACTGAGCTTACTAATATGTATACAGAATTCCAAGCTTGCCAAGATATAGTAACAAATGGATTTACAGAAGATTCTGTAGATGTACAATATAATAACAGCGAGCTTAAAAAGAAGTATCAAAAATTCTACGCAAACAGATTAACGTGGATCAATAATGAGATCAAAACAAGAACTAGCGAATTAAATAGTGTTAAAGCTATATTTGATCCAGTCAAGTCAACTGGTGTTCTGCAAACTTTAAAACAGTCAATCCAAAAAGAGTTAGACTTACAGAAATATCTCGGCACTGACTTATGGAATTTATTCTATTCTTATCGGCGTGAAGATGATTATAATAATTCAAACTACTCTTCTACTGGATTAAATAATACGGAACTTATCAAGAGAGCCACCGAATTATTTAAGGCATCACAGAGAGAATTATATAAGGCAGGAAACTTACAGTATTCCATTAACACAACAATGGGTAATCTACTTGCTCTGCCAGAATTCAAACCAATTGTAGATAAATTTGAAGTTGGTAATTTTATCAAAGTCGAAATTGATGAGAAGGTATACTCGCTTCGTCTGCTTTCTTATCAGGTTGATTACGATAATCTGTCAGAAATACCTGTAGAATTTTCTACTGTAGAAAAAATCTATTCTGGTTATTCAGATGTAGAGTCTGTATTACAGTCAGCAAAATCTATGTCTACATCTTATTCTTCTGTTAAAGATCAAGTAGATAAGTCAAAAGGTACGACAAAAACAGTTTCAGATTGGACAAATAATGGATTACTTGGTGATAATATATCATTCAGTAATTCTAAAGAGCAAACAGTAACACTTACCAAAAATGGTTTATTAGCTCGATCTTGGGATGATGTGTATAATGAATTTTCGTTAAAGCAGTTAAAGATTGTAAACAACGGACTATATCTCACCAAAGACGGTTGGGAAACAATTGAAACAGGCGTTGGACGCTTTACATATACTGATATCAATGGCAATCTTGTTGAAGATTACGGCATCATCGCTAAGACTGTAGTTGGTAATCTTATAATAGGTAAGGAGCTTCAAATCTACAATGAAGACAAGTCTATTGTTATAGACGAAAATGGTCTTACAATTGACGGTGGATATCTGAAGATTAAAGGCACAGAAGTTGGTTCTGATGGAAAGACCATATCAGAGGTTATCATTGACCTTGATACAGCTCAAAAGTTAGTAGCACTTGCTCAACAAGCAGCCGACAAAGCACAGGAATCAGCTAATCAAGCACAAGCATCTGCTGATAAAGCTAACAAAGCTACAGAAGATTTAAAGGTTGAAACGAATGAAATCCGTGAACTTGCCAAAAAAGGTGTGGATCATGTAACAACCTATTTCTACCAATCTGATTCTGCTACAGAGTTAGTTGGTGGCGAATGGACAACAAATAGTGTTACATGGATAAGCGGAAAATATGTGTGGCAGAAAGTTATTACATACTACAAGGACAGAACAGATAATTCTCAAACAGCAAAAGCTATTTGTATATCAGGTGCTAATGGTCAAGATGGTAAGCCAGGTGAAAATGGTGTAAAGGGTAAAGGTGTAAAATCTATTACTCCTCAGTATGCCATTTCTGACAGCAACGTTTTACAACCAAATGAAGGTTGGTCGGATAAAGAACCAGAATGGTCAGAGGGAAAATATATATGGACAAGAACACTTGTTATTTATGACGACAATACACAAGAGACAACTACTCCTATCGTATCTAATGGATTAAATAGTGCTCTTTCTATTTCTACTGTCGCAAGAAAACAGGCTAATACAGCTAATACAAATGCGTCTAATGCATTGACCACTGCTACTTCAGCTAATACAACTGCAAAAGAAGCCGAAACAAAGGCACAACAGTCCTTGGATCAGTTCTTATGGCTCGTAAAATCAGGTTCATCTTCCACCTCCCTTACTCTTACAGATTCTGCTGTTGCGGCAATCACAAAACAGTTCATCATCAAATCTCCTGATGGTTCAGCAACGATTATTGAAGGTGGAAAGCTCAAAACAGATGCCTTGAAGTCAAACAATTATGTAGCTGGTAACGATGGAACATATAGTTCACTTGGTACGTTTCTTGATTTGTCTAATGGAGAAATTCACACACCTGGATTCTATTTAGATTCAGTTGGCAATGCCTTTTATCAAGGTACAGTCAATGCTGATGCAGGTTACTTTGGTGATGCCAATAATAACTGGTATATTGGCTCTGCTGAGTTTGATAATATTAGAAACAAAGATGATGCACTTGTGAACGGTGTAGAATATAGTGCATTGATTTCTAAGGGTAACGCTGCTCTTACGGCTGGTCATTGGTATCTTATGTCTCAAGATGGTAGTCTCGGTATTCAATCGGGATGGACAACCATCAATGGTGGTAACTATGTCTTCGATAAAGAAACACAGAAATACTATGATATGGGTATGGTTGAACCTATCTTCGGCTCTAAGAACGAATGGGATAATAAATTCTTATATATTCGTAGAGTTAAAGATCCGTCTTCTTCTCAGTCTACTTGGGAATATCTATTCAAGGTAGATAAAGATGGTACTATTTATGAAAATGGTACAAAGCTTTCAGATAAATATGCTCGTAAGGATGCTGTAGGTAGTACATATCTCCCAATCTCAGGTGGTACAGTCACAGGTAATTTAACTGTTAATGGTACTCTCACTGCTATAGCTAGTAAGGCTAATCAACTTACTCATACATTGAGTGTTAATGGAAAGTCATGGAATGGCTCGGCTGATTTGACAGTTGGAACTATGGGCGTTGCTTATGGTGGTACGGGAAAATCATCTTGGACTACAAACGGTATTGTATATGCAAGTGCAAGTGGAACATTATCGCAGTTATCTCTTGGAACTGCTGGTTACATATTACAGAGTGGTGGCACTTCTGCCCCATCATGGGTTAATCCATCTACTCTTAATGTGGCAAGTGCAACAAAAGCAACTCAGGATGGAAACGGCAATACAATTTCAGACACATACCTTAGAAAAGATTTTGATTCTGTTAGTCAGAATGTGTCATTTGGTGGCTCAATAGACGTAGATGATCTAACAGCAGGAACACTTCTTGTTAGTGGTGCAGCTAGATTCGCCAATGGTTTGATTGGTAACTTAAAAGGAACTGCATCTAATGTTCCTTGGAGTGGAATCACCGATAAACCAAGTACATTTGCACCATCTGCACACACACATACTATGGCTAATATATCTGATTGGGAAACTTATGTCTATAGTGCTCAAGGCACTCGAACAAAAAATACTGTACTTGCAGCTCCCAATGGATCAGATGGAAAGGCAACATTTAGAACACTCGTTGAGGCTGATATTCCTGCATTGTCAAAATCTAAAGTTGGTCTTAGCAATGTAGATAATACGGCTGACTCAACCAAGAATGTTTTATCGGCAAGTAAGTTGACGACTGCTAGAAATATTACAATTGGTTCAGCTAAGAAGTCATTTGATGGAACGGCAGATATATCATTCTCTCTTGCTGATATTGGAGCGTCTTCATCAAGTCATACACATAATTATGCTTCAAAGGTGATTCTTGCTGGTACGGATTATTCATGTGTAAGCAATGCGATTACTATTACAAAGGCTAATCTTCAGACCGCAATAGGTTCAACTGGTCTTGGTCTTATGACCGAAAAGGAACGTAGTAAACTGGATTCTATCAAGGTTTCTAGCGGTGGTACAATCGACTTCTCAGGTGTAACTGCAAGTGGTGCATTAGTTGCTACAGTAGGTGATGATAAGACAGTTACGATTACACACAATGTAAGTGGTGTGAAAGCTGGTACATATAAATCTGTTACTGTTGACACTTATGGTCATGTAACGGCTGGTACAAATCCTACTACGCTAAGTGGTTATGGTATTACTGATGCATTGAGTTCAAGTACGAAGTATGCTCTAAGTGATAGTGTTGGTGGCAATGCTTTAAAGGCTAATTTGTTAGCTAATTTATTCAGTAGTCGTCCTACAGATGCAAATGTTGCTGGTACAGGTAGTGGTGGATTAGCTACATTTAAAGCAACAAATTTAATGACTGCAAATAAGCCAAAATCTGATGGACATATTTTACATTTCTATTGGGATAATACAGCAGGGTATGATGGTCAGTTGTTTATGTCTGCTAGTGATAATCCAGAATTGCAAATGCGTGGTCAAAAAGCAGGTGTATATGGTTCATGGAAGACCGTTTTATCAAGTAATAATTACACTGATTATGTTCCTCAAAAAGATGGTACAGGAGCTAGTGGTACATGGGGAATTAGTATAACAGGTAATGCTGCTACCGCAACTAAGGCTACATCTGCTGATTCTGCTACTAAAGCTACTCAAGACGGTAATGGTAATGTGATTAGTTCAACATATCTTCCTCTTACTGGTGGAAGTATGACTGGTACAATCATCTCATCATCTGCGGCTCAAGTTCTCAGATGGACTTCTTCGGCTACTAGTGTCAATTCTACAGGCTGTAGTTGGTACGGACTTGGTACATATAGAGCTGATGATGGGTATAACTGGTTAAATATATCTAATTATTGGGGTATTAATTTTACCACAACAAGCTCAAATAGATTTACTCATAATGGTAATATTATAATTACATCTGCAAATATTGGTTCTCAATCAGTAGCTTCAGCCACTAAAGCAACCCAAGATGGTGCAGGCAATGTAATTACATCTAAATATGTCACAATAGATACAACACAGACTATATCAGGATCAAAAACCTTCTCGAAGGAAACAACGATTTCATCTGCCACAGCTTCAACCAACAAGACTACTGGTGCACTGAAAGTAAAGGGGGGAATCGCTTCTGAGGGGCAAATAAGCGCAGATAAGACAATGATTGGAGATGCCGTTACGTTAGAGTATAACGCCGAATTACAGTGCTTAAACTTCGTTTTTGCATAGGCATATATAGTATATTATGGAGAGTAGGTTCGGTACTACTCTCCTATTTTTAGAGAAAGGAGTGTGATAGATTGTTATGTTTATGGCTACCATTTACAGATGGAGTGATAAAAAATCAAGGATTGATTAATGATGAATTTATTACCAGTATTGACCCAACATTTTCTAATGATGGTAAGTTAGGAAAATGTCTTGAACAAGGGCAGTTTGATATGAGTGCTACAATGACATCTAAAATTTTAAATAACCAAGCATTGACAATTTGTTTTTGGATATACGTAAATGCAGAAGAAGGGTCAAAAGGTAGCACAATATTTGGAAATATTAATAATAATGTAGAATTTAATAATCGGAAGTTTTCTATTTTTCAATATCCTACATGTAATGATTTACATCTAAGTTGGATGAACGATGCTGCAAAAGCATTTATGATGACTTCAATTTACAAGGGAGTATTACCATCTTATCAATGGACACATGTTACCATAACATATCATAATCCAACTATGACAGTTTATATTAATGGTATCAAAAAATATACATATAGCGGCGTAAGTAATTCATCATCTTTTGAATATCAGACAAGGGTTGTTTGGCAAAATGCTTATAGAAAATTAAACGACTTCCGCATTTATAATGAGTGTTTATCCCCACGCCAAGTTAAGGAAATATCAAAAGGATTAGTCTGTCATTATCTTCTTGGAGAAGTTGACGGAAAGATTGGCGGTAGGAATCTGATCAAAAACGGTAAAGGAAACGAGAAAGCAGGTTTTTTCAAAAATTTTCCAACTGTAACAGACGAATATGGAGAGTTCACTTTAAAATCAAAAAAAACTTATGCAACTATTAGTCTTTATGACGGATTTGTATATGGATGCAGAGATTACCCGGTTGGCGAAAAATATACATGGTCGTATGACATAATGTACACTGCTTGGAATTTTCCTACAGGTTCTAATAGGGGGGAATTCTGGATGGGACAAAGATATACTAATGCCCCAAGTGGAGAAACCGCAACTGGAGCTTGGAGAGGGGTAACTCGACATATTTTACCCGTAGTAGGACAAAACGGATGTGAATTAAATAAATGGTATCATGTAAAACAAACCGTTACTATTCCTCAGCAAGCATCTTCAAATGTTGGGCAACAAAATTATATATCTTTCTACAATTCAAACGCAAATGTCGAAGCAAGTTTTACAGCACGACTTAAAAATGTCAAACTCGAAAAATCTTCTACCGCTACACCTTGGACATCAGCCCCTGAAGATGATGCTTCCTTTTATGACAATATAATTTATGATACAAGTGGATATGAAAACAATGGTAGTGTAACAGATTCTACATGCCCTACTTGGTCAAGTGATACGCCTAGATACAAAGGAAGTTATGTATTTAATGGAAACAACCAATATTTAAAATTTCAAAATCCTATAACATCTTCTTCAACAGATTTTACAATATCTTGTTGGGTAAAATTTGATGACATAACTGGTAATTCAACTATATGCACTATGAGAACTGCCGTTGGAAATGGAATTGCTTTATTTAAAATTGGCAATAAGATTAGGTTTGACGATAATGGACAGTGCACTTTTTCAGACTATACAATATCAGCAAACGAATGGATACATGTAGTTGTAACTAGGTCATCATCCTGTAAAAATTTGTATATTAATGGAGTATTAAAACAAACAAAAAATATGGTTGGAGATATGAAATTAATTTCAAACGTAGGTACAATTGGTGCATCCTCTCAAAGTGGAAATGGTATTTCGAATTACCTTAATGGGCAACTTTCTGATTTCCGCATCTATGCAACAGCACTCGATAATCAAACTATTGAAGAACTTTACAAGGTCGGGGCTTTGGTCGATAATAATGGGAACTTAATGTTAGCTGGCGAGGGAATTGAAGAATGAGTAATATAACAAAGCAGGGGAATCTAATTACTACTGAAATATATGAAACAGATGCGGTTGTTGAAGATGAGAATCTATTAAAATATGCAATCAACGATAACATTAAAATCAGAATTGCGAATGATTTTGTCGTTTGTAACGAAATATGGGAAATTTAAAATAGAATAATTAACACACATAGAGTCTACTTCGGTAGGCTCTTTTATTATGTAGAAAGGAGCGTTAAATGCGAAGTTACGTTCTAGTTAATAATAAAGAAACCTATACTCTTGTAAAGTTCTCTGCACAGGATTTTGCGAATGATTCTGTGCTCTATTTGCAGACAGATTACTTACGTGGAGTTAAGGAGAATTTCAAGAAAATAACAGCTATACAGATATTCCAGAATGATATATCTGTTGGCTTATACGAAATATACGATACATACTCTGACATTACAGACTGTGGTGCACAGTATAATGAAGATGTGAACCAATTTGTAGATTGCTTGGCGGTTAGACTAACAAAGAATAATCTCGCTGAACAAGTTCAGAGTTTACAGGATATTGTAAATCCTGTTATAGATTTTAATACAATGTCTGACGAGGAAATTAAGACATACAAGAAAGGTGTACTCAATAATACCTGTACAGCAGAAATATCAAAGGGTGTACAAATAGAAACAGATAAGGGTACAGAGACATTCAGCCTTGAACAACATGATCAGAACAATATCTCTTCTCTCTGTTTGACTGCAATGCAGAATCCAGCAGTTGCATATCTTCCATATCACTCAAATGGCAACGAATGTCGTATGTTTCCTGCTAAAGTAATTATATCACTCTATCTTCAGATGCAGTTAAAGATTACTCAGGAAACTACTAAATGTAATCTGCTTCGTGTACAGTTAGACGGAGAGACAGACAGAGATACAATTATGTCTTATACATATGACACACCTCTTAATGAATCATATCAGGCACAGTATGACGAGATTATAGCTAATACTCTTGAGATTATACATGGACTTATTGTTGGATTTATGGGCGGTTCAGGAACTACAGATGGCTTAGATAATACACCTGACACGGATACCTCTACATCAGAAAGTGGTGATTCAGATGGCGAAAATACAGAAACTACTACAAAAGATACTACAGTTAACTAGCATTGGCATAGTATCTGGTTTTATATATTGTGGTTTAGAAATTTTATGGCGAGGTTGGACACATTGGACGATGTTCATGCTCGCTTTTATTGTGGGAATTATCATTTCACAGTATAACAATATGTTCACATATGATATGGATTTAGCATGGCAAGTATTATTTGGTGGTTTGACTTCTATCATGTTGGAATATTTATTTGGTATTACATTCAATCAAGATTTTACTATATGGGACTACAGGGGACTTTGGGGAACATTTGCACAGAATCAACTTAATGTTCTCTTCTGTTGCGCTTGGTTTGTGATTGTATGTATATCAATTTTTATATTGGACTGGTTTGAATATAAGGTGCTTCATGATGAGAATAAACCTTACTATGTCGTGTTCGGACATATATTCAGACCGTATGGAGAATAAGTTAATGGGCTGTTATATGCCCTAATTTTAGTTGAGAAAAAGGAGAATTTATTATGTCATTTAATAAGAAGATTACAACAAAGGAATTTTACAACATTGAATTGGTAAATATTGCAGAATGGTATGCACAGAGCAGACAGGAAGATAAAGAAAAGTTTAATGTTCTGCCGTTTAGAGTACAGTTAGCACTTCGTACAAATATGCAGGAAGTAAATAAGACTGCACAGAGTTTAATTGAAATGAGAAATGAATTAACACAGTCATTAGGAAATAAATATATTGAAGCTGGTAAGACTGAAGAGGTAGAGGTTAATGGCTCAAAAAGAATTGAAGTAAAGAAAGAATTTGCAGAGGAATATCAGGCTGATGCAGCGGAATGCCAGCGTAAATTAGATGAAGTATTAGAAGACAGAACCGAAATTACTCTTTCTGTATTCGATATGGAATCAGTGTATGATACTCTTCCTGATGATTGTAGATTAAATATCCGTGATATTGATATGCTTTCGTTCATGGACAAGGTTCAGAAAGATGACGAAGTTAAAGAAGATACAGTTGTGGAGGGCAAGTAAATTGCTCTCTTTAGAAAGGAGTGATTTTACTTGGCACAATTAGGAAATTTGCTTGTCACAGGGTCAACTAGACTGCTTGGCAAGCTTTTTTGTGAAGATATAAATATCAGCGATTCATTGGTCGTAAAAACATTAAATGCTAATGATATAACTGCTACGAGTGTAACGACAAGTGAATTAACTGTTAATGGTGATGCTACTACTACTGGTACATTGAATGTTGGTAATTCGGCAACCAACGGAAAATTGTCTCTCAATAATAAAATAGCTATCAGAGATAACGGATATAGTTGGCTAGGAATAAACGACCAAATTGCTTTTGGTAGTGGAGTATATTTTGGCAAAAGTACGGTACGAACGGACGGGACTTTTCAAGTAGGCGATTCTGGTAGCAGAGTTTTATTCAACACATCTTCTGCTCAATTTGGCGTCCCAGTCACAATTAATAACTCTCTCGCTGCTAATAATATCACAGCAACCAATGTAACGGTTAATGATACCCTCAAAGCATTTAAGTATGAATTAAATACTATTCAAGACTTAGGTGGTGAATTCTGTGTTGCTCCTATAATATATATTCAATCAGGTGCAACAGTTAATGTATCTAAAGCAAGTGCTACAACTATTACTGTTTCTATCTTAGATAAAACAGCAATTACTTCTGATTCTATTCAAGGGGTTCGTTGGGCACAAAATTCTAAAATTAAATTTCAAGGTAAAATTGATGGCTTAAATATTAGATGTAGCGGTGTTATGGCTGCTAAATTGAATACAACTGCTAATACTATGTCATTAACACTTACTGTCGAATCTTCAATAGCCGATCATTTTTCTACGGCTAAAAAAGGCGCATCATACAGTGATATTAGTGTAATGCTCTATCAGAGATATGGTAAAAAAATTGGCTCAACTACTGAGAATGTATATTCACCTGTCGGTATTAGAATGTCTGCTATAGGTAGTGCAAATTCTGCACCTTATGTAGACATTTGGGGAAGTAAATCAAATTCTGATCCTGACACTGTGTATACTATTCCGAGTGTAAGATTAGGGTATCTTGACGGATTAAAATGTGGCACTTATGATTGTGTCGGTTATGGCTTATATGCGGATAATGTATATCTGAACGGTACTATTATAAGTAATTCTGGACAACTTGGTGGATTCAAAATTGGTGCAAACAATCTCAGTAATGGAATTTGGGGTACAGATAAATCAGTATTAATGTCAATAGGAACTACAGAGAATAAAGCGATTGGTGGTTCATCCGCTATTTCTGGTTGGTGTTTCACCGCTGGTTCGAAATTTGGTGTTACTACAAGTGGCGATTTATATGCGAGCAATGCAAATATAAGTGGTACGATAAATGCTTCGAAGGGTACGATTGGTAGATTTAATATTACAGATACATATCTTATAACAGGAAGTGACGATACATGTACAGGAATGGGTGAAAACCAAGCTTTTTGGGCTGGCAGTAATGATAGCAATAATGCACCATTTCATGTTGGATATGATGGCAGTATCTATTCTATTAAAGGTTCGATCGGCGGTTGGAACATTGAGTATGGTAAGTTATATGGTGGTGATGGATCAGCAGATAATCCTGTAGCGGTTATGCAGATGCCACAAAAGAATAATTTATGGACATTTGCGGTTGGTGGCACATCTCATAGTAATTATAGTGATTGTCCTTTTAGAGTAAGTAAAGATGGTAAAATGAGAGCTTCATGGGCAAGTCTGGCAGGTTGGACTATAACAGATGGTAAAATATATAGTGGAGATCCTGCTAATAGTGGCGAAAAGGTTTCAGTAATGCAAATTCCAACTGCAAACACAACATGGACATTTGCAACAGGAGGAATTTCTCACGATAATTATTCTGATTGCCCATTTAGAGTAAGCAAAGATGGGCGTGTGTTTGGTACAGAAGTAAATGTAGGTGTAGATGATGATACACGAGGACGTGCATCTACATTAATTACTAATATGGGAATAACAATTAATGTTAATAATTCTACGACTAATTATGGATTAATTATGGAACAAACAGGGAGTTCTGGAAATCCTTATTTTGGTGTCACATTACAAGGAAAATTATTTGCTAGATCTAGTTCTGGATTTTGCAAAAAAGGAACTGTTGTTTGTAAAGCAACTGCAAATACTCCAACAAAAACATCCGTTGCCTTTAGTAGCGCATTTAGTGCAGTGCCAACTGTTGTTGTTACCCCTATCTCCGCACAACCTGGAACATATGTAAAATGTGTGTCGGTATCAAATGTTACAACTAAAGGATTTGATATATATTTGAATCGAACCGATGCTAATAGTACAACTGTAGCATGGATTGCTATGTTATAAAGGAGGTGAAAATGTGAAAGTAAATGATTTTACCTTTGCTGATAAAACATTAGCAGATTTTAACTGTATATGTTGTAATTTTGATAGTAATTCAGGTATGGTGGAAGTCGGTGTGGAATTAAAACTAAATCAAGAAAAATCATCTGGATCGGATTGGTTCAATTTATATTCTACGACATATGATGAGCCATTTACTCTTCCACTCTCTATATGTGTAAACATGTGTAATTCAGATATAGATTATCTGACTGTTGCACAAGCGAGAAAAATTCAAAAGTGGCTTTCTCTCAAAAACAAGAAATTCAGAATCAATTGTTCTGGTTATGAGAATATCTACTGGATTGGTAATTTTTCTGCAAAACAAGTGATGATAAATGATCAAATCATTGGTTTTAATTTGACTTTTACAGCCAATACACCATATGCTTTACAAGATGATTTGCTTATTAATTGTGATTTATCAGCGAATATTCGAGAAACAGAATTTGAAATCAACAGTGATAAATATGGTTATATAAACGCTGACTATATTATTACATGTAAAGAAGCTGGCGACTTAACTGTTTCTAGCTATTATGTAAACCAAGAGAATAAATTATTGATTATTGACAGACAATTTAAGATTGATAATTGCAGTATGGGTGAGGTTATTACTATTAATGGGACATCTCAACTTGTGACAAGTAACATAAATGGTAGGCAATTAGGAAAGGACTGTAATTTCTTATTGCCTAGATTAATCAATACATATCAAGATGTAGACGAAACAGTTAAAAATCGAATTGTGGTTAATCGCCCGTGTACAATTAAAATTACATATGCCCCTATTGCTATGATCGCATATGGATATAAGGGTTAGGAGGACGAAATGGCTAAAATAAATGAAACACAATATATAATACTTGACGTTATGAATCATGCCGCTGTTGGCACTATATATGCCAAGCAAGGTGACAACAACTATATTGTAACAATCACGGATGAAGTGATGCAGCAGATTGCTGATGTACTTAGATGTAAGTTAAGTACAGTCACAAGCGGTAGCAAGTGGATTCTGTACAGCGGAGAATCTACAAAAGATGGATTTATTTGTTCTATATCCGGCATTAATTTTACAATCAGACAGTACATAAATGGCGTAGAACAGACATCAACAAACAAACCAGCAACGGTAGTTAACCAGAATATGAATGGTAATAGTGCAAAGAATTTCAGATTAAGATATGCGAATGGGAAAAATGGAGCGACATTCTTTGTATTTATTTCAGACACAATGACATCAGGAACACAGTTATCGTTTTTGATAAGCACAGCGACATTGCAGGACAAGTCAAATATCGGAGTATACGGATATATAGGATCTGCGTACAAATTCTGGATCGATGGTGGCGAAACATACAATTTGTATGGAGAGGAGACATATGGATATGCGGATGACTATGTTGCTATGACTATCATACCACTTCCGAGGAAAAATACCGTTATCAATGGATTATATCGGTGTTTGGTCAACAAGAATCAGGAAGACAGATATGTATTCAGTATTGATGCTAAAAAATATCTTGCATGTGATGATCAGACAGGCTATGGTAAATGCGTCATTGAGCTTGACGACAATATGTTAGCATAA